AATCAAGACTTACAGGGTTTTAAAACATCATTCTGTAGGTTTTTTCCAACAAAATTCAACAGATCAGCGTTTTAAAACAGCATAATGTGAGTTTATTCCGCAAAATTCAATAGATTAGTAGTAATCGGAATGTTTAACAATTAAAATATAAACAACATGAACGTATATGATTTTGCACCTGACTTAGATTTGAGTAAGGAGGGAGAAGGTTCTATTTTTGGGGTAAGAGGAATAGAAGGTAGTGATGGTATAGTATATGCTAAGGTAGTTAGCTGTGCAGAAGTTAAGGATTACAGTTGTGAGGGGTGTATTTTTCATGATTGTTATAAGAATAAATGTTTATTATCGAGTAGTGATAGTTGTGTAGATGGAGACTGGCTTTGTAGGTACGAACAGGCTGCCATAGAGGGGAAGTAGGCGGCGCCTTGGGCTAAGGCCTGCGGTTGTAGGTGGAACGTAGGTCGGAGCAGAGCCGGAACAGTTTATTGTGGAACTAAAAAAATAAAAAGGAGGAGATAGCGATATGAAAAAGGCATTTAAGATATTTTCTATTATGTTTGTCATAGAAATAGTGCTGATAGCTATTTTAGATGCTATGGCGTAAGTGAGAAAAATTTCTTCATTAATTTTCTTATGCTTTAGACAAAGTGCTCCCGTCTGCGAAGATCGGAGCACTTGCTTTATGGGATTCATGGTGCGGTAGGTCGGTTCGATTCCGGCGATCTCACACAACATTAAAAACAAAGGAGGAAAGAAAATGAAAGATGGTATTACATTATATCCAGAACACGGATTGAATCCGTCTATAGAAGTCTGCATGATATGTGGCGAAGAGATGGGGATTGCTTTATTAGGAAATAACATCAAAGGGCAGGCGCCGCATCATATATGCACGGGAGAAATATGTGACAATTGCAAAAAGATAATAGATGACGGAGGTTGTTTTATTATCGAAGTCGAGGATGGATCAGATCAAAAGAATCCGTATCGTACAGGGAGATATTGCGCGATAAAGAAAGAAGCAGCAAAGAAAATACTTGGACAGGAACATAGTGTTGTGTACATGGAAAAGTCTGCGTACAGTCAAATAATACCACAAAAATAAAGAAAGATATGTTTACAAAAGAAGAGCGATTATTCATTTGGAAAAAGGTATATGAGAATATCGAAAGGTTAGAGGATGGGAATTATATATGCGTCATGTTGAGAAATATAGTATTTAAGTTTTTCAGTACTCCTAAAAAAATAGAATCCTTTTATGGGCTATATTTAGATAAAATGGTGAAAACATATTTCCCGGAATTGGAGGAAAAGAAAAGTATGGCTACAGAACCAGAAGAAGAATGGAGGATATATGGATGGTTTGGCTGTATTAGTCCAGAAACGAAGGAGGTGAGGCTAAATATCATAAAAGACATTATAAAAGAATTAGAATAGTATTTTTGTTAATCTATTTTATTCATCAAATTAAGTTTTGGGTTTTGGCATGTCGGTTCGTGAGAATAGGCATGTCTATTTGTGTATCATAGAGGGATGGCGCGGCGTGCCGGTATGTATGTGCCGGTCCTGGTTCGATTCTGGGCATCTCACAAACAATAAAACATAATTATATGGAAGTAATAACATTCGGTCCGAACATGGATTTGTCTTCTAAAAAAACAGGAGATGTATTTAGATTAAAATTGTATGGTATAGAGTATGATGTCAAAGTAGTTGGTGACGACGAAGATCCTCTTATGTTCTGCAAAGATTGTATATTTTTTAACAACTCCGAACGGTGTTCACTCTCAGAATCGCAAGACTGGTGCTTAAAAAAGCAAGTTGTTTACTGTAAAATAAGACATGATGAGGGAATTTAATGCGAAAGACGCCAATTTCTTATGGCGTCAAATTGGTAGGATTGATGGGGTGATAGAAACTCTGAACCGTACCGAAGGAGAGATGCCGGAAATTATAGCCGGAGTGCTAAAAAGAATAAGAGACGATATAGATAAGTTTGTAGATAATAAAACAAAAGATTATGAGAATATATAAAAATGATATTATAAAGGCGTCAGCAATAAGCACCGGCGCCAACAGAGGTGTGTTGCTGTGTTCAATAACAGATTCAGGATTCACGTCTATAGCGGGCGTAATATAGGCTGTTAAAGATAAGTTACCAGGCAAAGATCATAAGAAGATGATTTTTGAAATACGGAATGATGGAAGAAACGAATATGGCAGATATAATAATTGTGGAGGGAAAATATGAAATACAGAGGTTTGTTGCTCCCTATGATATTAGCTGCAATGTGCGGAGATGATGCCTTTGTGCTAAATACTAAAAGGGGAAAAGGAATGCAATCTACATATAGAAGAGAAAAGATTGTCAGAACAGAAAAAGAATTTGATATTAATGGTACTAAAGTAATGGCATACTCAAGAAAGGATGCTATTAAAAGATTAAAACATAAGAAGTAGAAAACGTATTTTTATGTTAATGTTAGTTTTTTCATTTTTATTGAAAGGAGCGCCGGCCTGTGAAGGTATGCGCTCTTTGTATTTGTATAATACATAAAACAATAATAATATGACAGATAATAACATAGATGTGAATATCGTACCTGTAAAGAATGGTGCGAAACGTGTTGTGGTATCATATTACCATTATTCACGCAAGGACAAAAATCACATGAGTTCCCAAACGGATTACGTTTGGGAAACAAAGAATGAAGAAATGTTTAAATACTTTGAGGCCAGGAGGACAAAAGTATTTTATAGTCAGATTCGTGCCATGTGTAGATTCTATGGCAAGAAAAATGTACGTAAATACAAAAAGTTATGATATTAAAAACGACAACCAACGAGTTTTGTTTTATTAACGTAAGTTTCTATGAAACAATAGCAGATCCTCGATATTTCTTTGAACAAGATTATGAAGAGATGCCGGAATATGAGGAGGAATTAGATTTTGATTTTGATTCTTATTGCAATAAGTTTATTCCTTTTGTACAGGAATGGGCGGATAAGGTGGGCGAACGCCTTTATGAATATGGTGTGAATAACATAAAGGTAATATCGGTCGGACATCCAAAAGATCGCAATTATGGTACTGATTGGATGGATGTAAGGATAGAGTTTTGTGATGAATGGAGGCAAAAGATGTTATCTAACATTGGTAAGATTATTAATGATGATAAATGCAAGAAGTATGCGGAGGCTAATTATCGGTCGGTATCAGGATACATCTTTTTAGGACCTGAAGATTTAGAGGAATTTGAAAAGGAAATAATAGAAAGAAAGTCAGATTCGGGATATGATGTAACAATATTGTTAAATATGTATCTAACTTTGGCTTTTGTAAAAGAATTTGGATTTAAAGCCGGAGAAGCATGGAGTGAAATAACAGAATATGCTTACGGATGTTTGTCGTATTCTGATTTTGCAACAACAGAGATGCTTATACCGGAAGGTTCGGAGCATTTATTCAAAGACATTTACACGGCAAAGGCCGACGAATTATATCATCATGTCCTGGATAAATTCGGATGGGCGTGGCGTGATCCGAAATATAAGTCAGAAACAGAATTATGCGCGATGCTAAAGTGGGCAAAAGAAAAAGGCTTGACCATTGAAGAGTTAAGTATTTAATTGTTAAACATAAGGCAGTAGTGGTGCGTGAGTATAGGTGCTGCCGTTAAAATATTTTATAAGATGAAAAAAGAAGAGATTCAAACTATTTTATACACAATCAAAGAAGGAGACAGTATTAAGATCAAAGTACAAGACAAAAGTGAAGAGATAAGACTGCGGGATCATGTAAGAAGAACGCAGAAATACGGATACAGGTTTTGTTTGTCTCATTTACATGATGGAATTTTCTATCTGGAGAAGTTGGAAGAAGGGGATAAGGATAAATACTATAGAGTAATAAACAGAGGAAATGGAAAGACCGGAGTATAATAAGCTACGCAAAATGGCTAAGACTACTCCAGGTCTGATAGTGGACGAGGCGCAAAACATGATGCGTGTATCGCTATACGATAATGGGGAACTTAAGAAGGTGGTAGTAGTAATGAAATGCGATTCTTTTTTACAGTCAAAAAGTAACATAGAAAAGATAATGTTATTATCATCTTCTATAGAAGATAGAAAAAACAAAGAAAAAAATAAAACAAAATCAGAAAATGAACAGAATAACAAAAATAAGAGAAGAAATAGGAGGAAAACAGGTTGATTTAACCTTTTACGGGCGCTTTTGCAGCCTTATCGAAGGTGATAGAAAGATAATACTAAGGGCGATAAAAAACGGTCGTAAAAAAGGCGTAATTGGAGCCATTCAGCCTGGGAGACATGATAGAATTTGGACCACATGGTCTATTGCTTTTGATGATTTGAAGGTAGGGGATACGGTAGAGTTCAGTACATCTGGAAAATACAATCCCGGATTTCATGCTACGGAAAAGTATGTAGGGTGTGTAGAATGGATAAAAGGATCGGAATGTGCGATAAAAACCGGCAATGGAATGGCGGTAGTATTAATTAAACACATAGAAAGGGTAGTAAAATGATGGGGTTGAGAGAATTTGTAGAACTTTTTGACAAGAATGAAGTAAAGAATTTGTTTAATGCATTGTCTTCATGTATAGAATACGTAAGGATAGATTTGCATGTATTTAATATAGGTGCTCATGTTGCGTGTCTGTACAGTAATGATCCTGAATTGCTTTCACAGGCAGAAGGTTGTAATGTGAATATGATAATAGAGGTACCCTGCTTATTCGAAGCATTCATGGAATATGCTTCACCGGAAATGAAGTTGTATTATGAAAAACTAACAGAGATAGTATAATATGAAAGAAGAAGTAGAACGGATAAAGAAGTTGGTAGGCATAGATCATAACAGATGGGAGCAACCTTGTACATGTGATGAAAGTAATCGTAAACTGGCTGCACTGTATGACCGGTTGTGGCGAGAAGCTGACGAGTATGCCATGAATAACTTTAAGGGAGAAGAGCTTGATTATTATTACAGAGTAACAGATTAAAAGTGGTTATGAAAAATACGATAGTAACAGGTAGCCTAATTGTATTCAGTGACGGATTTGTTTGGAAAAGATTGTCCAACGAAAAAGCCTACAAGATATGGGTGTCGGCAGAAAATGAAGATTTTGAGTTATACAAGGTGAGAGTAGATGATGAGTCCGAGTCATTGATAGAAAGTTTGGAAGATTTACAGGATGCCTTTAAACAAGGTCATTATGTATGTATAGGAGTAGGCAAGCTACCATATAGCATAGATTTGAATTATTTACGAAATCTGCAAGAGATGTCGGTGATAGCCGTGGATGATCTAATGGGATTAAAAGAATGTAGCAGGGAAGAGGCATTTGCCATCATTCAAGAGTGGGCTAAAGAGTTTACAGAGAAATATGGGGATTTTGATGGCTCATACTATGATGTAATAGATGAATTTATCGAAGAAAAATTAAGAACTATTTAAAATATAAAGACATGGAAGACGATCTTATTACAACAAAAGAAGTAGGCAATTATCGCATTAAAGTGTATTATTGCCATGATTCAGAATGCCCTATAACTAATTGGGGTTTGTTTGGGTCATTCTTTTTGAATACTCTGATATGCATCGATTGCATGATGAATGCAATTGGAAAACTTTCTTCTACGATAACAAGCATAATCTTAGAGATGTTATTGATGCTATTGTAATGAAGCATATAAAACAGAAAGATATTGTAAAATATTTAAAGAAAGGGGAAGCGAATGGGATCTCATTCACATACAACAGAGGTAGCAATGTATGGGAGTTGAAGCATAAGACAAGTCCATATATAGGTCAAGAGTTTTTACCAGGTGATTTGAAGGACTTTGATTACAGAGGAGAATTAATAGAGGATCTGGATGATGAAGACCTGTTAGATATCATATCCAAATATGGAAAAGATGTGGTAGCTATAGAGTGGTCAACAAGGGGTTATAGTCAAGGTGATTATATAAAAGGGATAGCATACGTTACAAAAGAAAAATATGATAATGAAGTCTGCAACAAAGAAGGAGATTGGAAAGAAGATTGTGCCAAAATTATAAATAATGAAGTAAAGTCCATAGGTATGTGGATGTGGGGAGATATAAAAGGGTACGTTCTTGAAAAGAAGGTAGCATTTACCAAGAGATACAAAGACGAATCAAGAGAGGATGAAGATTGCGAAGAATGGGAAGAGGTTGATTCTTGCTGGGGATATTACGAGGAGACAGATGAATTGATAAAGGAAGTCATGATAGAGAATGGCTTAGAAGAATAGGTTATAATGGCTGATAGTGACGGATGCCACAGGAGACAGGTGGGTAAAGTGCAAAGAGCTCCGGTTCAGGGGAGATGGGACCTGTCTTGTGTGGCGTAAGGCTACAGTAGATGAAATTATTGAACATTTAAAAAATAGATAATTATGGGATATATATGTACAAGATGTGGTGGAACAAATGTTGCTTGTGAAGCCATAGTAAATCCGAATACACTTGAGATAATAGATTATCTTAGTGATATTTTCATGCACGCTACTTGTAGTGATTGTGAAGAAATGGTAACAATAACTAACCCCGATCAAATAAAGAGGGATATTGAGTTAAAGCATAGTAGGTTTGTGGAGAAAAATGGGAAAGAACCAGAATATGCATGGTGTCAGGTTGTATGGAAGGACACAGGAGAGAATAAAAGAACAATCATTAAATTATCAACTACTATCGTAGATGATGACGAAGAGGATGTTTTCTATTACTGTAATGGGATAGAATCACTTAAATCACTTACCGAATACACACCTGATCATACATTTATCATGACTGATTGTTGGAATTTCTTTTAAAAATTACACAGATGAAAACACAAGAAGAATATGCCCGTGAAATTGACGAAATCGTTCGTCGGGATGTGGAGAGTTGCCAGAGTGACTGGTTTAAAATCGACAAGAAAATATTTATGCAACCGGAAAACAAGAATAAGATGTTTATTCTTGGAACCCGAAAGGCCGGATGTGATTTAATAATACTGGGTGGCACTAATTGTGATGAAGGTAGTATGGATTGGCTTTTTGGGAGTCTTGGCAATGAAAATTTCTATGTATGTCGGCCGTTATCTTTCTATAAATCACAACGAGAAATCCAGAAAGTAAATCCGCTTTATGCTTTCAAGGTGGCCACTGCTTATTTTAGAGAACAAGGGAAGGTTCCGGTATTTGAAGATAGTAACTGTAGATTAATAAAACTATGAGCATAAAAGCAAGATGGGATTACAATCGTTGCTTTAAGGATGAATCACTGGACAAGGATTTGTTCGTAGAAAAATACGGACGGGTAATGGGTGAGCATTATTATAACAAGTTTGTCCATGAATTTGACGGAAATATTCTGAAGATGGTTGGTTACTTCAGAGGTTCCGAAAAAGAGGGGCAAGTCTTCTGCGATATGATAACCGAACGTATTGAAAAATACGAAAAGAGAATGTCATATGATAAAGGTAAGTTAAACAATTAAAAAGATATTTATATGAACAATTCAATGGTCGCTCACTTGTGGGCTCATGAACAAGAAGAATCAGCATCAGGGAGCAATTTCTTCTTTGAAGGTGCAAGTATTTATTCTTATGGGCATCACTTTGAAGTCGGGAGAATAGTAAAAAACAAACAAGGGAAGAAAGCATACCTGATAAATGAAGATTATTATTCTGTTACCACGAGCAAACATCAATGCTATGTTCGTAATGCGATACCAACTTGGGCAATGGTTTTCAGTGTAGGGGATAATATATCGGATACTGGTAATATGAGGTTCGTTGCCAGCAAACTGGAATCAATTAAGAAGTCTATTGAAAAATACAAAAGAGCTAAAACAGAATTATCTTATACAGATATTTGGGGCGCTTTTGGGAATATGATGGATTACATTCAGTTCTTTAACATGGGAACTGCTAAGAGTATCCTTAAAAAGAGTGCTAATGATTGGCTTGGAACCAATCATGAATTATCCAAGAGCGGAGATAGTATCAAGCGTAAGCACGTACATGAATTAAAACGCATCTTTCAAATTTTATTAGATCATCAAGGATTAAAAGTGTTAGGGACCGTAAATGTGATTGTTGATGAAGTTTGCGGGGAAGGTACATGGATTAAGTATTCAGAAAGATCTGAAAGATGGAGAAAGGGTGAGGAAGAAAGAGAAAGAATAAAATTAGAGAGATTAAGAAAGGAAGAAGAAGCCCGTTACAAGGATTTTGATGAAAAACTGGAAGAGTGGAAGTCAGGAGAAATCAATTTCTTGAATACACCTTTCTATATTCCTGGTGAAAAACCTAACGCCTGGATTCGTATAAAAGGAAATATTATTGAGACAAGTAAACAGATAAAGATTGGAATAGCAGAAGCCAGAAAACTGTGGCGGGCTGTGTCGGCAATGCACCGGGGCGCCGAGTTTCGGCACGGTCTGGTGGAGGACGTCACCGGCCACCAGTGGAGTCTAAATCGGTACGAAAACGATTTGTTAACCGCTGGATGCCACCGGATTGCATATAGCGAGATGGAAAGTATTGCGAAACAACTGGGATGGGCGTAAGTAACCCATCCTGTTTTATAACAATTAAAAACGAAAAGATATGGAAAATCCAATTATTGTTCCGTTTGATTTAAATACGGCGAGAAAAATTAAAAGCGGAGAAATAGAAGGTTCGGTATTAATTAATGATATTGAAATAGAATTTGTATATGAGTCGAAAGACTGTACAAGTCCTTATAATTTACTTTTTGTAAAAAAAGATGGATATGGGATAAGTGCTATATATGCTAACACAGAAGGTTGTACTCTTGGTGACACCACTCTGGAATTGGAAGTAGAGGCTGGAGCGTATTTTAAGAAAGGAGATGTATTAATAAGCACGCTTGGGAACCCATTTATATATAATGGTATTATTAATAGAGAAGGAGATATGGGATGCATATATGGTATATCGGCATATGGCGAGATTACATCTGAAGAAATTCCAATATGGACAAGTGTGTGTGGTGAGGATAAATCCAAGTATGTTAGATTAGCCACAGAGGAAGAGAAAAAATCTTTTGCTGAAAGAATTGCTAATACAGAAAGCTTTGAAAAAACAGAAATCATAAAAAAATATCTAAGTAAGTACGAATATTTACTTGACGAACAAAAGAAATGCGATTTTAAGCCATTCGATCAAGTATTGGTGAGAGCAAGTAATTTGGGAAATTGGAATCTACACTTATTTGCCAGAGTAAGAGAAGAAGAATACAAATATGAATGCTTGGGAGGTTTGAGATACAAAGAGTGTATTCCATACCAAGGAAATGAGCATCTTTTAGGAACTAATAAAAACAAATAAGATTATGGAACAGAAAACAGTAACAATTCCGTTTGATTTAGAAATGGCGAAAAAAATAAACATAGGGGCAATAGAAGGTCGGATTGTGACAGAGAAAGGACGAAATAGAGCAGAAATCGTATATGAAGACAATTCGTCAAGTTGTCCGTTATTGGTTGTAATTCATTCGATTTCTGTATCGGCAGATTGGTTTTCTGCTACAGGAAAAGCACTTAGCAGCGAAAATCGCCTCCTTCTTGAAGTTCCAGAATATATTACATTTAAAGATGGAGAGGTGTTAAGCAACGAAGATGGAAGTTTTATTTTTATTTTAAATACACATGGGAAATATTTAACATCTTTTTATGCGAGTCTTGCAGCGATAACAGGTCTTAATATATCGGATAATCTTGCTGCATGTAATAACAAAATAGAATGCTATAGACTTGCAACAGATTCGGAAAAACAGAGGATGATTAAAGCGTTAAAGAAAAGCAAAAATCCTAAAGCAAAAGAATATCTAAAACGCTTCTTCGGAATTGAAGAAAAACCGAAATATGAGTTTAAGCCGTTTGACAAAGTGCTGGTAAGAGACGAGGATGATAAAGAATGGCATATCAGCTTGTTTGCAAGGGAAATTGTGGACGATTCTGATGGATTGTCTTATAAGCATGAATGTTCCAATGGAACATTATGGGATTGTTGCATTCCTTTTGAGGGTAACGAGCATCTTTTAGGAACTAATAAAAATGGATAACAAATATGAAAACAATAACATACGAAGGGGTGCAGCATGGAGACTGGGTGAGATGTGTCTTATGTGGGGCGCAAATGCTTCTTCCATGTGGGGCAGATAAATGCCCGGAATGTGGAGAAAATGGCACTTTAAGATGGGTCGACGAAGAGAGGCAGGAAATAGATGCTAAGGGTCTGGATTGCTTAGATTATGTAAGAGAGTTGAGGGTAGATGATTATTTATCTCCAACAACATTAGAAGAGATCGCGGAAGAAATAAAGAAAAAAGTAAATAGAGGATAACTCTAATGAGAAAATTATTAAAAGTAAAATTTATTCAAAAATGTGCATGCGGGGCGGTCACTATCAGATTTGATAATGACCGCTGAATTAAGTAACATAGCTAAGAATTGTAAAATATAGAAAATATGTATGAGAATATTTTAAGCAACATGTTAGGATGTCAGACATATTGTATATCAGACAGTCCTTCGAATAGATACTGTCTTATTGGACCTATTGAGTGCAATGAGAAGTTAATAGAAGTGTTTAAGAAGGGGATAATGGTAAAACTCAAATACGTGGAAAAACGAGTCCTGGATACATTTACGGACAACGGAGTCGACCTGAGCAATTACACTCACTGTATTATTGTGAAGCGGAATTTTTATCTCGCTTGGTAACAGCAAAACATAAACGATATGAACAATTTTATAATAGATACTCCAGATAATTTCTGGCAAATAAGATGGCTTGACAAGTATATGGAAGGTCACAAAGGGTTTATAGCTGGTGGATGTTTTAAGAATATTCTTCCGGAGAAAAAGTAAAAGACATTGATATTTTCTTTGAAAGTGAAAGCGATTTTCAGGAAACTGTTGATTTGTTCAATGATGAAAAACATCAGAAATAAGGATGGAAATTTAAATATAGAAATGAGAAGGTATGTGCGTTCCAGAAAGAGGGAGAAAGAGTATGGATAGAGTTCATAGAGTCAGAGTTTGGAAAGCCGAAAGAGATTCTTAGGAGCTTCGATTTTACTGTGACAAAAATGGCTTACTATAAGGAGCCCAAATACGAAGAAAAAGAAGATGATTATTTTCCATTCTCATCTGCAAGTATAGTAGCATACGAGTACAAACTACTCTATCATGAGAAATTCTTCGAACATCTTCATATGAAGAGGCTGGTTATTGACGAAAATATCCCTTTTCCAGTAAGTACATGGGAGCGCTCATATCGGTATAAAGGATATGGTTACAATATGTGCCGGGAGACAAAGAAAAAACTTCTACAGGCTATTAAAGGTGTAAACGTAGAGGAGGAAGATATATCTTTGTACACTACTGGAGGATGGGATTAACCTATAAAACAAAATTGCTTATGAAAACATTAGAACAACTTAAAGAATTAGAATCAAAATGTTTAGACGGTAGAGATTTTAACAGACTGGCTAAATTTATCCCATATAACCATGATAAAGGATTTCGGTATGGAGCCGAACGAAGAATACAATAACGAAGAAAGGTGGAACAGTACTGTAGTTGAATTTACCAGGGAGAATGTTTTGAAACAGCTTGAAGAAGATGTAAGATTCGGTTTTGAAAAGGCATTAAATCAGAGAGGAATATCAGCCAGTTTAATGTTTGAATGTGTAATGATGTGGAACTACATCCTGGAAGAAGGTCTTGAAGACTGGGATGAGGATGATTATGGATTTTACGGGCTACCTCTATTTAAAGCTACGGCTGTAAAATACGGATGGGATAATCCTATAGGGGAAGACAGCGGGAGAGAAAGAAAATATGATTCACAGTATTAAATGGGCATATCATGAGCACAAGTAAAGAATGCAAGGCAGTAAGGAACTGTATATTAAATGAACTTCACCTTACCAAAGAAGATATAATCAAAAACATAGAGCCGTTATTGGAGAAACACGTAAAACGGTACATGGTTAATACATATGGAGGTGACAACCAGATAGAAAACTGGATCAGATGCATGGTGAATGATGAACTCAAACGAAGAGATCATGATTTTGTAAGAAAAGCGTGCGAGAGCGTCATCAGGGATCATGTATTAAATGAGTTGAATATAATCGTAAGATCCAAAAGTGAGAAATGTACATGTGAAAACAGAGTACCATCCGAAGAGGATAAGAAAGAGTCAACTGACGGACTGTATATAATCTACAAAGACGGACATGCAGAGCCGTTTACCGGCGATAACTCCAAAGATTGTGTACGATACATTGGGTTGAAGCACAGATACATGTCATTTGCAATCTCACTGACGGAGCATGATATCATACAATTGCTTGACGATGATAGCCGTGAAGAATCCGGAAGTGGGACATATTACGAACGTGAATGTGATGCGCTGTTTGACATTGACGGACGCGGCAATACGGAACGCCTTGTAACCAGAAATCCAAAATTGAGAAATCTGCTGGAAGATGGCGAGTATATACCATCTCTTGGTCAATTAAATTTAATGGCCCATTATATGGACGAACTAAACAAAGCATTCACTTATGTTTCGGCATCTCCCCTCTCCTCGACGTGGTATTGGTCCAGTACTGAGAGCAGCCAGGCCGTCGCGTGGTACGTGGTCTTCTCCAGTGGCCTCACGGGCACCGGCAACAAGCACATCGGAGACATGGTTCGGACGGTAATTGATTTTTAAAAAGGATTACAATGATAACATCAGTAAAAATAAAAGACAATACGAAAACTCCATTTGAATATGTTTCTGACATAGAAGCGTTTGAAAATGGCAGAGAATTTATTTTCAAGCCAGGAGTGAATGTGATTGTAGGTAAAAACGGTAGTGGAAAATCAACTTTGCTTAACATCATATCAATGTATGCGTTATGTGAGAAATCCATGTGCTCTGAAATACCGATCGAGGCACTGGATTTTCCACCTATATTTGATGATGATGACAAGGTTCTTGATGGGATTGACATATCATCCGATTATGCAGGGAAAGTATTCCGTTTATTACCATCTGCGGAGATGAATCGAGATAGTGTATTGAAAAACATCAGCAATTTAGATTTGTATGTGAATAATATTCGAAGATCTTATGGAGAGAAAGTGGTGTTATCATTGGAATCACTTTTCAATTTAATGTTCGGTCAAAAGGATTATACGTTTCCAATACAAGATCTTGTAGAATACAAGAAAAAATCAAATGCGTTTTGGATTAAAAGGATTGATAGCCTGTTGAAGTATTATAAAAGAAACCGCATAACATTAGCAGAAAGCAGTTTTGAATACACGGTTCTCATGGATGAGCCAGACAGGAATCTTGACATTGACAATATAATGCAAATTTATAATGTATTATCATTCCATAAACCACAAACACAAATTATAGCCATAATACACAATCCGGCATTGATTTACAAATTAAGCAAATTAGATTGTGTGAATTTCATAGAGATGACAGAAGGATATCTTAGTAAAACTTGTATATTTATGTCCAATTAAATATTTTCAACAATGAGCTATTTTGTATTAATGGGGAGAAGAATCCCAAAGCAGGCTATAACAGGCTTTAAGTTCCAAAATGAAACAGATAATATTTGTCCTTTCCTGTCAATCAGGATAAGAGGGAAGGAGGAAATTATACCTTTCAAAGATAAAAAGGAGATACAGTCTGTAAAAGCGCATCTGTGTTCTGTCTTCTCCGGATTTGTGAAAATAGGCGACTGGTATCTCAAGATGTCGGAAATCAAGGAATATAAACCGGTAACTGCCGAGGATATGAATCCCTACATTTTATTCAAAACATCTAAGTTTGGGAACATAAAAGTTCGTTTTCCAAAAGATGAAGATATGAATGCGGAATTATTGGTATTGGATCAACTTTTTGATGTGGAATGAATTAGTAATCACCTTTTATAAATCAAGCTATGACCTGGAAAGAATTGAAAGACAAAATATCTCTTATGACAGAAGAAGAGCAACAGCAAGAAGTTGCAGTTTGGGGAGAATATCTGAATTTGATGAAAGATTGCTCCTTGGAGAAAACAAATGAGAATATGTACTACAACTCTGAATGGGATTATACTCGTGAAGAGAGTGAATTGGAACCGGAAGACAAGAATGACCCTGATGTACATAAGGTATATGAAGCAGGAATGCATTATATTTATTCAAATTGATTTTAAAAAGATCTGATTATGGCAGCATTAACAACACTAAATATAACGGAAAAGAATGCTAACAACAGTTTATCTGTAACTGCTAAAGTGAATGTCACCAAAGAAGGGGTGTTTACCACTACTTTATCAAAAGAAGATGTGGATAAGATTCATTCTTATGGGATCAAATTACCTACAAACAGATTAGGCAATGAAGGATATTTTAATAGTATAGCACTTTCTGATTTGGAAAGTCAAATCAGGGAAGTTTTAAAGAGATGTTTGAGTTATAAAATAGTAGAAGAAGTGCCTATTATTAAGTATCAACTGGAAACGAATTGCATGTTTTCCTATGACAAAAACGGAAATATTGTCCCTAACCCCTCTAAGGAATGGACAGGAGGCGATGAAAATGGAAAATGGAGGGATGGAACTTCCCGTTTAGATGCCTTAAACACCCAACCTTTCGGTTTTAGTGTTTATGCAAAACCATTTCTAAAAAGAGTAATTGAATATGGAAATGGAGAGACAAAAGTAGAATACAGCAGGTTAAATACAGAAAAAGGAACCTATGCGCACTGGCTGAATTGTGTAGCAGGTATGTCATACAATCGATATAAGCCGGTAATGGAAGTGGAATGCAACGAATGCACCTCAAAATTATTCGTTGATATGATCAAGTCCATTTGTAATATAAGCGAACAAGTCAAGAGTTTTATCAATCCAGAACAAATAAAAGCAATTGCGGAGTCAAATGAACCGATTTTGCTTTTATCTAACAACTGAAAAATCATGAGGTATGTATGTGTTTTTATCTGCTTTCTGTTATGGCTTATTTTTACGTTGTTATTATCATTCACTGTCATAGGATTGGTTATAAGCGTGAGTGATGAATGGCAGGAAATGGGTGACAAAATAATAGATAAACTTTAATAAAATATGAATAAGAATATAATCAACAACGCTCAACTTTTAGAGATTAAAACTAAGATTAGACAACTTGGAGCAATGATGAATGCATATCAATGCAGGTTTGTGGTTTCTTCGGGTCAATTGTTTTTTGTGGATGATGAATATGCTGGAACGGTTAAACTGACTAATCTTGATAATGGAGAATCTAACATATCATTCCCTTCATGTGACGATGGATTGATAATCAATCCAGCCGATAAGCATATTAAATAATTTCAAAACTAAAAATATTTAAATTAATTAAACAATAATAAGACATGAAACAAGATATAGAATATGCTGTTCCTCTTTTTAAAGCTGGTGCAGAATGGCGCATTAACAGCGTGTGGCACGATGCAAGAGAAAAGCCAGACAAAGGGAAGCTGCTCATTGTGGAGGATATTGAAGGTGCTTATGATTTGGTCTATTTAACCAAGAGCAAGCCATGGGAAGAACTTTCAGAAAAGGATCATTATATGCGCTGGGCATACATCGAGGACTTGCTCCCATGCGAAGAAGAAAGGGGGTGATAATGAATAAAAAATTAAGAAATGCCATAAAGAAAGCAGAAAACAAACAAAACGAAGCGGACCTTGCACTGCAATCCATTTGGGAACATCTTGCTTTCTCAGGATTTAGAGATAATGAGCCTAATTTGAGCATGGCTTCAGGAAATGAAATCATACTTGAATGGAACGGTTCAGAAATGAATGCGAATGAGATTATAGACCGTATGGAATCAGTAGGATATATAACTCCCGATGATTTTATTGGAGGTTAGATTAAAGTATAAAATTATGAAAAGAGAAGATATTGAAAAAGCAGCAAAGATTTATCAAGAACAAGAAAAAGATCATGATATCTGGGCAGGTAAAGACTTAAGAAGAAAATATGAAAGGTTATGACCGACAGAGAACTTCTTGAAGAAAACAATAAGATGTTAAAGGAAATTCTAAGTTTTGTGAGAAAAGTTGATTCTGCTGAATACAGGGATCATCAAGACTTTATGGAATTTCTTAGAAATGTGGCAGCCGATATATGGGTTGAATATACGGAGCCCGAACAAAGAGGTAGATTGTTTAATTTAATAAATAAAAAGAAATGAAAACAGTTTTTGATTTAAGCAGAGATGAGATTGTGTCATTGACATGCAAAGAGATATATCTGTATATAGACAAAGAGCTTGCTGGTAAAGGTATTCCAATTGAAGCTAAAAACTGGAATATAAAGAACAAAAAAGAAGTCGTGTATCCAAGAACTGAAGTTCCAGTATTTATGTTAAAAGATATCGGCATCGGTTTTAGAACCATAGAAGGTGCAACAGAGGTGGCTAATTTGCTTATTAAATATAATGCATTTAAAATGGAATCAAAGTTTCTGATAGGATCGTATGAGCAGTTTTGGATCATAAATGGAAGTGTTTGCCCAGCCATTACAGGAGAAGCGGGATATAGCAAGGAAGAGTTTGATAAGGTAAACAAGGAAAACAAAGATCCAGAATTGGAAAGTATAAATTCTTTCAATGATACTGTGAAAAAAGCCAATGAAATCAAAGACAGGGTATTGAAATACGTGTACAACATAAAACAAGAACGTTCATACAACAATGACCTGGTTGGTATCTTTGAAAGGTATAAAGATATAGCAGACGGTGACATGGAGGTAGCTATGAATTTTATCAAGGAGGCCTATCCATTCAATGAAGAAACAGAGTCGTTTATCAGAAAAAAGTTTGACATGCCTATACCGGACGAATCAAAAGAGCAGTAATTAAGCTAAATTAAATCATTTTGAATCTTTTTTATTATCAAAAGACATATCTTTGTCCAAAAAAACAAACAGAATGGAAGAAAAAGAGATAAAAGAAGCTATGATTGAAGCCCTGACGCACTTAGAGGGGTGTAAGTATTTCGTGGCTACGATAGTAAATGAAGAGGAAAGAAGATTTGATATGAGCCAAAGAATGTCACAGTATCAATTGGCGTTAGTTATAAAAGGCATCTTATCTAATAATGAAATGATGATGATGGACGTTTTGCAGTGGTGTTCTGAAAGATTTAAAAATAGTATAGAGAAAGGAAAGAAATCAACTAATTAAATATTAATACAATGAATCGCTGGTTTGAAATTACGGTAAAAGCCGAGATTGATAATATCGAGAACGGCAAAAAAAAGAAAGTAACTGAAAAGTATTTGGTAGATGCCTTATCTTATACAGAGGCAGAATCAAGATCTTTAGAGATTTTCAAGGATTTATTTCAAGTGTTCGACATTGTTAAAATAAATCCTATTAAAGTGTCGGAACTCTTCTTCAACGGAGAAGCTGAGTACTGGTATAAGTGTAAGGTAAATTACATTACACTGAATGAAAAGAAAGGTAAAGAAAAGAAAACTCCATGCTATATGTATGTCCAGGCCGGCAATCCCAAGGATGCCGAAGCTGTGTTGACTAAAGGCATGCAGGGTACGTTGGGCGACTGGAATTGCGAAGCTATTGCTGAAACGAAGATCATAGACGTATTCAAATACGATCTTCAGAAGGGAGCTGAAAAATTAGGCGAGAAGAAGAGTGAAGAGTAAGGATGATGTAGTTTCCAACATAGCGCTTGTTGTGGCGATAATATCATTGCTTTCAGCAGGCGCTTTCCTTCTGATAGTGATTAAGACAGACGAGGTATCTAAATTATTAATGAACGTACCTTATCTACTGGCTTCAGCGGGATTGTTCTTTTCAATAATATCATTATTATTCGAATGGAAAGCAAGGAAAAGAAGCTATACGTCTGCGAACGATGCGGACGAAAAGTGATGATAAGAAGTCATGGCTTATGCCAGGCTTGCAGGAGCAAAGAGTTGACTCCGAAGAAAAAAAACAGAATTACATCCATTAAAAACAGCAGCAAGAAGAAAAAGTTAGAGAACCCGGATTTATCCGGGTTTTTTCGTCTTATGCTGGAGGAGTTGAATAGTATTCGAATGTCTATGACCGGTAAGGCTATTCATTTTCCTACAGTATGTAACGTATGTCACATACTTCCAAAAAGGATATATAAGTCGGTTGCCACTTGCAGAGATAATATAGTTTTTCTACATGAATCGGAGCATACGGTATTCGACATGTATCTTGACCGGATGGAATTTGATAAACTTGAAACAGAATTTCCTTTTGTATGGAAGTATGCGGTAAAGAAGGTGCTGGATATGGAAAGCAGGGGGATGATTAAAGAAAGAGGTAGATTAATTATTGAAATAATTGACAGATATGAGAAAGCTTTATAAAATAAGAATAGAAGCTGACAATGAAACTATCTTTTATGCTCACATACAAAGAGAGAGAGTTATGGCAAGGATATAGCTATCGCAGTGAAAGATAGAGATAAAGATGAAGTGGAAACAGTGTTACATTGTATTAAAGAAGAATTGATTAGAGGAAGATCATGAAAGAGAAGATAAAAATATTGACAGATTTAGGGTTTGCGCCTATGGTAGAAGGAGAAGGAAATACGTTGTTTAGAATGAACGATGTTGTGATGTCGGTGTCAGATCCTAACCAAACACCAGAGCAGTTGAAGAAGGAGGTTATGTCTTTAATAAAGAACAGAGACATAGCAGAAAAAGGTGGACAGGTTCCAGTAGTTGAAGAGCCGGCGCCTGAGCCAGAGCAGGCCCAGAAGGAGGAACCGGAAGCTCAGGCGGAGGAAGCCGCTCCTAACCCTGGAGAAGAAGATTCGAATCCGTTTACAGAAAATCAGGAAACGTTAGAGCCGTTTTATATCTGTGATGAGTTAAAGAAGATCGAGACTCCCAAATTCGTAAGATTGACATTAGACGGTAATCGTTTTTATGTAAGAAAGATGGACGATGGGACAGCCAAGATATACGCCTCGGTAACAACCATGATCAGAGACGGATTCGTAGATGACAAGACGGCTCTTCAAGAATGGAGACAGGAGATGAGGATGATTGGTCGCAATCCGGAAGAAGTATCAGAATATGATGCAGATAAAGGAACGATCATGCACTACCTATACGGATTGTACTTGACAGGTAGAGATATGGTCTTAAATCGAAGTTTTATAGTTAAGACAGTGCAAGAAGGCAAGCTTAAAATATCAAAAAAGAATCTTGACAAATTCTTTGGTAGCATAGATGATCTTGACGATATGATTGTCAGAGTTATGAAGTTTGCTAAGTTTTGTTCGGAGTATAAGGTTAAGCCGATGATGATTGAAAGAATATTGTCATTAGAGGACTATTTGGTAGCTACGCCGATAGATGCGATGGTTGAAATGACATTCAAATACAAAGAAGAAGGTTATTTTGGAGCCGTGTATCAAAGGGCCACAGGGCAGTTCAAAAAAGGTGATCCGAAGAAGGAAGTGAGAGAAGTGGAGAAAGAAGAGATTGTTATCTTAGATTTTAAATCAGGTGACATACGAAATGAACACGCTTTTCAATTGGAGGCTGAAAGAAGAATGGTTAAAAACTGGTACGGAATTGATGCACGTATTATGAATTTTTCTCCAAAAAGCACGAACAGTAAAGGTTATACGCTAAAAGAATGGTCTGATAAAAATGCTGCTATGGAGAAAGCGGACTGCGTGTTCCAACAAGGTATGTTGAATCACCTTAGAAAAGATAAGAAGTTCAAAGTGAGAAAAGGAGTGCTGAATATCAATAAGCCGTACAATGAAGAGGATCATACGGTCGTGTATGATATTGCAGAGGAAATGTCTAAAAGATTCATAATATGAACGATATTGTTATTCCTGAAGGAGATTATATAGAAATCGTAAAACCGATATGCATCAATCCTTTTGGTTGTTATTTTATTAACATCAAAAGGGGTTCGAGATTAAGATTATCGAAAGATTTGAAAATAGGAGATAAATATGCAATATGTGTACTTGCATCTCATAAGAAATATGGCAAGACCATCGAAATAATAATGCCTATATTGGTCAGAAATACAAGAAGAGTATGAAAAGAAAAATTAGAAGAACAGGAGAGATAATAGACGTAATCACTTTCAGTAGCTCAACTACAAGAAGCGACCATGACAGAATACAGTTCTATGGTGATAATGGGAATGTGATAAGTGAGAGTTTAAATTTTTATCTCGATACCCTTCCTGTAAATGACGAAAACAAAGATGTAGACTGGGAGCAACGTAGATTCGATCTTATCAAGGCTTATTCTATTGAGTTTGTTAAAGCACAAAATAGAAAAGGTGAAATAGATTGCGGAGTATATGTACCAGATGTGGTGTCATGGTCTATAACTATAGCAGATAGAATCATAGAGGCGATGAGAGGAGTTAAAAATGCTTGATTTTAGAAAATACGAAAACGTACCTCGGTTTCAACTTGACCGCAGGCCGGGCAGGAGCCGACTGAAGCTAACCTGCCCAGCTTGCGGGAAAAGCCGGTGCCTCACTCCTTATATTGATGTGGCAACAGGTCAGGTTGTTGGCAACGAGTTCGGAAGATGCGATCATGAACGGACTTGCGGTTACGATAAACGACCTACCGGTAAGGATGTAGGTGACAAAGATCTTTGGATTTCAGGAAACAAGTGTATAAGAGCTTATCGTCCTCCTGTAAATCCTGACGTTGTAAATTACATACCTTTTAGCGAGTTTGAGAGGACTGTGGTTCCAGATGATAGAAATACTGTATTTAGATTTTTATCGTCTCTATGGGGAAAAGAAAGGGTATCTGACGTATTTAGAAGATATCATGTCGGAACAATGGACTTATGGGGATGGAAAGGGTGTTGTATATTCTGGCAGATAGATAAGGACTTTGTATGTAGAACTGGCAAGATCATGGACTTTTATATAAAGACCGACAGCCAGGGGAATGAGATTGATGTAAAAAGAGTGAAAGAAAAAGACGGTGACAATGAGCGGCCTCATGTTATGTTTTATCACTCGTTGCATGCAAGGGACTTCTTGTTTAGACAATGCCTGTTCGGGGAGCATCTTCTAAGCCAGTATCCGGATAAGGTGGTTAATCTGGTGGAATCAGAAAAGACGGCTATTATATGCGCCGTGAATAAACCAGATGAGTTGTTTGTAGCTACCGGTGGGTTGCAGAATCTAAGGCCGGAAGTGATAGATGTTTTAAAAGATAGAAAGACTGTAGCTTTTCCGGACAAAGGACAAGCATTTGAGACATGGAGTAAAAAGATAGATGGGATGATGATGAAGTCAAGGATAAAAGTATCAGACTATCTTCAAAATGTTGAAAATGTAGGAGACGGAGATGATGTGGCAGATTTGATAATTAATATCAAGGTAAAAGAGAAATATCATGAGCCTGGATGTTTATATTAAGAACAAGAAGAAAGAAGAGGATCGTGAATGGGTTGCAAACATCACCCACAACATGAACAAGATGGCACAAAGGATATTCGTATCGGAAAATAAAGAAACGCTGTACGATTATGTTTGGAGACCAGAAGAATTGTATAAAGAAATATATACCAATGAGATGAAGAATGTACTTACAAAAGGTATATGTATTATGATCTCTAAGAGAAAAAGTCTTTTGAGATACGAGCCGGAAAACGGATGGGGGTCTTATGATTCATTTCTTAAGTTTCTTATCGAATACAAAGAGGCGTGTGAAGATCATCCTGGTTATATAATTGAAGCAAGCAGATAATATGGAAAATTACAAAAACACTTTAAACGAGGTAGTGGTGATCGAATCATCACCAGAAACGTATTTTGTTTACGCTATTCGTAATGCTATTCGTATCTCTAAATGTGCGTATCCTACAGCCAAGAAAGTAATTTTCAAAAGAGAGGACGTAGAGGTGGAGATCTCGGAAATGGAAACTGAAAGCAGTTTGTATGAAAAGTTTAAAGAGAAACAAAAGGATAGAGTATGGAACTCAATGTGCGGCAACAACGGATTTTAAGAGGCGAAATTTGCCCTTATTGCGGAAGAGAAACCGAGTTGGTCAATGCCGATAAAATATATAGCAGAAAAGGCTTAGGGATGGTTATGATGTGTAAACCATGCAACGCTTATGTCGGTGTTCATGAATCAGGGCCGAATAAGGGAAAAGCTAAAGGCCGGCTTGCGGGGCCATCACTGAGGTCTCTTAAGATAAGAGTCCATGCCGAACTTGATAGACTATGGTCTACGCCAGAGGAACGGGAAAGGATGTATAAAGATTTATCTGAATTTCTCGCTATACCGGAAGAGTACACACATATAGGTATGTTTGGCGAGAAGACGATGGGAAAAGTCTTTCAGTTCTGTCATGTAAACAAAGAACGATCAGGTTCGAGAATAGAATGGCATAAACCTGGAGATAAGTGCCCTAATAAGAACAATCAAATAGTGTCAGGCAGTAGCGCATGCAGAGGATGCCCTGAGTATCTCCATGATGAGAAAGACGGGTATGTCTGGTGTGATCCCGATATGAGCTACGGCAGGTTGAAATAGGACGCGAATTACCTATCTTTGTGCTATTATTCATCAAAAAAAATATAAGCACATGGGTAGATCGACAGAGTACTACAGGACTCATCCCGAAGCCAGGAAGAAAAAGGCTAAAAAGGACAAGGAGATAAATGCCAGACCGGAACAGAAAGCCAAACGCCGGGAGCTTGGTCGTAAAAACTACGAAACGGACAAGAAGAAAGGCAAAAGCTGGAGGAAAGGCAAAGATTGTTCTCATACCAAAAACGGTCTTAGGTATAAATCAGTAAAAGCTAATAGGGGATCCAAATCGGATACAAAAGGTGACAAAAATGCACGAGGAGATAGCAAATAGGATAGATATAAGAAGGATATTCAAAACCTCCAAACAGGTTATGGAAGAGGCGTATGAGAATATCTTAAAATACAGGCGGGGAGAGCTTATCCCCGCTAAAACCGGATACGATTATATTGATGAGGCTTTGCTTGGAGGTATTTTCCCTCAGCATGCTATTGCCATAGGGGCTCGGCCATCTGTGGGTAAATCGTATGTGGCCCAAAAGATATTGGAAAATGTGATGAATCCGATGATCAACCCACAAGCAGAAGATTATTTTCTTGTCAATTGCGAGTTCGAAATGAATCCTCAAGATCTTCTTCTTCGCAGAATGAGTCAGGATATGAAAAAACGGGCTCCTGAAATATTAAGAAGGCAAGATTCTAATACAGTAGAAGAGATGAGGATGTTTGAAATCCTTCAAGGTGAAATCAGAAATAATATAATATACATCGACGCTCCGTGTACGGTAAAAGAGTTTGAGGCGGCTGTATATCATATAGCTACTAAGCATAAAGACAAACGTCTTATAATATTTAAAGTCGATCATATTGCTTTGATAAAAAGAATGGGATTGGATCCTAAGTCGGCTATAGATGATTTGGTGGCGGTTATGAACGAGGCTAAATTAGTATATAAAAACATATTTTTCCTCATCATATCCCAATTCAACAGAGAGATAGAAGGAAGGATAAAAAGCCCTCAAGAGCAGCCTCCCCGTCTTTCTGACTTTTATCAGTCTGATACGCTGGGGCAACTATGTACGTTAATGATAGGTTTGCATAATCCTCGCAGATACGGGCTGGACAAGTATATGATATTTGGGAAAGACTGGTATCAGACTCTTGACCGGTTTAAAACTGAAAACAAAACATCATTCAGGACAGCCGGACTGGTGTTTCATCATATACTGAAGGTAAGGCAAGTTAGTATGGAAGAGCTTACTAATACAATCCACCCAGAGATCCTGCCGGGGCATGGATGGATGTACGGGGAGGGAGGGACGAAGTTCGTGAACCCCAACCAGCCGCCGACGCCGCCCAAGCTCTATACTGTGGAAGACGTTACGAACAATCAAGATCAAGAACAAGAGGTAAAGGAAGAACAGTCAGTATATTAAAAAAAAGAAACGTATGAGACTTACCGTAGAAGAAAACGAATACCTGATAAGTAAGTTCCTTTTGGTTCTTACTGAGTTCGCAGGGGATGAAAGAGAGATGTTTTTAATCAACTCCATACATGATAAAGCAGTAGCGGATATGAATTATCGTCTTCCGTCTTTAATAAGCAGAGAACGCAAAAGACGAGTCATTGAGCTCCTTAAAGAAGGAACCAGAATAATCAAGGACTTTTCCGGCTATGCAGGTGATATGGGTATGATTAACGAATACGATCGTCTAAAGAAAGAAATAGGTACCGTCCAAGACCAGCTTGGTGACGTAGAAGGTCAACTTCGGGCAGCAGGAGAAGTTATTAAAAAAGAACTTGATATGATTGCTGACCGGATCAAAGAAGACCTTCTCGACCGAGAGCTGGCTAAAAGTAATGCCGAGGCTGAAAGAAAAGCCAAAGTGGATCCAAGATACGAAGTGGCTTTAGGTGATTACAAGGAGATGCTGGAAGTTATTTTTACAACCAGAAACAAGTATTCTACGGTAGATTCTGTACATGATGATCTCCGTCAGTCGGTGTCTACCGGTAGAAATTCGATTATCAAAGAAGGGTACAACAGTTAAAAACAAGGAGGAAATATGGAAAAGAAGGAATTTAAAGTAGGAGAAGTGTTTGATGCCGGACTTGTGAGATTAAAATGTGTGGAACCTACGGCGCCAAATGCAGGATGTGAAGGATGTATATTCAATTACTTTACATGCGGGGCAGTGCATGTGATTGCAGGTCCGTGTAGTCACGCGGAGAGGGAGGATAATAGAGATGTTATTTTCATTAAAGCTGATTAGGAATGTACATCAATTTCAGACAACTTACAGCATCAGACATGACTCCTAATGATCTCGCTAATCTTCTTGCCATAAGACAGAAGGATTCGGTTATGATCGAAGCCATGCAGGAAGAAGATGCTGGTAGATATATAGAGCTTGGCCTGGTTGAGAAATTAAAATCAGGCGTGATGAGATTGACCAACAAAGGAACGTCTTTTGTGAATTATATAGAGACACCGGAAATGACAGACGAGGTTCTGGAAACGTTGAAGATTATGATAGGAATGTACGAATCATATTCAAAAGACATAGGTGTCAGCAGAAAAGAAGCGGAATCCAGATTGTGTTGGTTTATGGGTAATACTTCATTTAAGAAAGAGGTCATACTTCAAGTAACGGAATCTTATATAGCAGAGTCAGGAGATTACACAATGAGCTTATGTAACTTCATATGGAAACCGCCTTCTCAGGCTTTTTCAGTCCATATGAACCTTAAAAACTCAAAGCTCTTTGACTTAATAGCTGAAAAATTTAAGATCGCTACCGAGCCTTATTTGGAGCCTAAGAAGAATAAGGAAATGGATTGGTTGTTTGCCGTATCTAAATTGCCTACGCCGCCGGCTAAAGGCAATCCGGATTATTTGTTTACCGGAAGTGCGGAAACAGACAAAGAACGATTGAAAAACATAAAAACATATTTATTTAACAAAATTAGAAAGCAATGGAAAAAGTAAGAATTAGAAAGATAATAGAGGATATAATTATTACTCAGTTTCTTAATTCGGAAATGGATATAGTTCATGAAGAAGATGTGTCGTTTAAAGAACTTGGATTAGATTCTATTGATCGAATTGAGCTTGATGCGATGGTGGAACAAAAATTCAATATCGTTATTATTGATTATGATACAGAATCCATCAAGGATATGGGAAATGATATAATTTTATGCATGGCTTTAATAGCGTCATTTGCTTTTGTTATACAGTTTTTATTGTCGATATTAGGATCTGATCTGGATACGGATATTGACATTGATAACGCTTCTGATTTAAGCATGTCTTTGTCGGACATCATATCATTCAAAGGCATAACACATTTTATTCTTGGATATAGCTGGACCACATACTTTTCGGGTTCCCATTTAATAGGGGTCGTAATAGGGTCGTTTTTCTTTATCGTTTTGTTTTACGTATATAAGTTACTTCTTAAGTTAAAGCAAGAAATGGTGTACGAATGTCCGGAAGATTTAAATGGCAGAGAAGTGGAGATAGTATTTAGATCAGGGAAGAATCATTATATGGTAAATATTTCGAAAAATGGAAGACAGGAACAGATGAGAGTGAGGTGCTTGTCTGGAAAAAATTACAAAAACGGTGACAAGGTGAATATAAAATACGAAGAAGGAGAATTAAGTATCTAATTTTTTTATCAACAATTAAATTTTAAAAGTTATGACAACAATCATGTACGTGTCAGCTATTTTAGCTGTAGTGATTATTTTGACAATCATCGGAGTCTTATCAAGGTATCGTAGATGTAAGCCTAATCAAGTCTTGGTCGTTTATGGTAAGACAGGTGGGGAAAAGAAATCGGCGAAATTATATCATGGTGGAGCGGCATTCGTCTTGCCTATTATTCAAAGCTATGATATTTTGTCTATGGAGCCTATGCAAATAGATTGTAGGCTCACCGGTGCTTTGTCGTCTCAAAATATCAGAGTGGATGTACCTACTACTATTACAGTAGCAATCAGCACAAATCCTGAAATTATGCAGAATGCAGCAGAAAGGCTTTTGGGGATGGATACTGAATCTACTGAAAATCTTATTACGGATATTGTTTATGGCCAAATGCGTTTGATCATTGCTGAAATGACGATTGAAAAACTTAATTCTGACAGGGATGAGTTTTTGGATAAGGCAAGAAAAAACATTGATAACGAACTTAATAAGTTAGGTCTTTACCTCCTAAATATCAACATCAGTGACATCAGAGACGAAGCCGGCTATATCATGAATCTTGGCAAAGAAGCTGAAAGTAAGGCCCTGAACGAAGCACAGGCTAATATCGAAGAACAGGAAAAGCTGGGTGCTATTAAGATTGCTGTACAGCAAAAGGAAAAAGAAACGGCTGTAGCTAATACCCAAAAAGAGCAAGAGATTCAAATTGCCTATACTGAAAAAGAAAAGGAAACGGTAGTAGCTGAAACAAAGAAAGAAAAAGAAGTAGCTTTGGCTTTAACCGATAAAGAAAAACAGATCGGTGTAGCTCAAGCCGATAGAGATAGGGCTGCGGTTATTGCAAAGACTTTGGCTGATAAGGAATCAGCGATCGCAAAATCTAAGGCAGAACTTGAAGTAAACAAAGCTGAAGCCGAAAGAATGGAAGAAGTCGGGAAGAATAAAGCTGAAGCTGATAAACAGGCAGCTATAGCAATCCAAGATTCCGAAGCTCAGATCAAGAAAGCTGAAGCTGAGAAAAACGCATCTGTGGGTTATAACAATGCCCAGAAAGAGGTTGCTGTATCAGAATCAGAGCTACAGGTTATCAAAGCTCAATCAGAAAAGAAAGCCGGAGAAGAGAGAGTTAAATCGGAAGCGGCTGTGAAAACGGCAAAAGAGCTTGCTGATAAAGAAGTGGAAGAAGCTAAAGCTAAGAAGGTTCAAGCTGCGCTTAAAGCTGAAAAGATTGTGCCGGCTGAAATTCAGAAGCAGGAGGCTATGTTGCAAGCTGATGCTGAAGCTGAGAAAATCAAACGTCGGGCTGATGCCGAAGCAGCAGCACATTTGGCAAAAGCAGAAGCGGAAGCAAAAGCTATTCAGATGAAGCTGGAGGCAGAAGCCGAAGGTAAGAAAAAGTCGTTGATGGCAGAAGCCGACGGATTTAAGGCTATGGTGGAAGCAGCAGAATCCAATCCTCAGATAGCCATCCAGTACAAGATGGTTAATCAGTGGAAAGAAATTGCTGGAGAACAGGTTAAGGCGTTCGAGCACATTAACCTCGGAAATATCACGGTATTTGACGGCGGTCAGAACAGTACCGGTAATTTCCTTAACAATGTTGTTAAGACCGTCGCTCCGGCATTGGGAGTCATTGATCAGCTTCCGATTGCAGATACTTTAAAGAAGTTAAAAGGAGATGACAAAAAATAAATACAATGGCCCAAGGTTACACTTGGGCCTAATTGAAGAAGCAAAAGCAGCATTTATAGATTTCATGCCAGCAGGAATAGTGATTTTTAGTGCTTTATTGATTAATATATTTTTAATATGTATTAATATATTTTTAATATGGATTTTGGACAAGATTTAGAACCAGAAGAACTGACCGGACATTATGATCAGTGTTATGGAATTGATTTTGAAACAGAAGAAGAGGAGGATGAAGAATATGACGGATGAGGAATTTGTATTGGATAATAAGAAAAAGGTTGTTGTAAGAAAAAGAATATCTTATTTAAACAAAGGGGATAAAGTGTGGATCGTGTCTTCCGACGGGTATCTGCTACACACGGACGTGGTTAGAGCCGAACGCGGACGGTCTTATGTGGATATAGACGGTATCCTGTATTGGAAACGAGGATTGGATGGCAAGCATCGTAATCGTAATAACTACATGCAGTTCGCCATGACGCCGGAGGACGGTAAGAAGTATGTCGTATATTACCCGGAAGGATTTAAAGACAATGACTTATGATGGTCCCGGAAACGCATTTGCTATATAAGGAGTTTAATGGCGTGAAACGTCTTGCCATATCTTATTCCCAGATAGACACGTTTCTTACTTGTCCAATGAAATGGTATAAGACTTACGTAGAGGGCAAAAGGTCTACGGAAAAACAAGAAGCTACGTCTTATGGTACGGTTATCCATAAGACACTGGAATACTTCTTTAAGAACGGAAGACAGCCTTCTGGAAAAGACCTGGGGGAAGCTATAAGTTACTATGCTTACCAAGAAGACATACCTTGGCAATCACCGGAAAATATGATGATAGCCATGAAGCAATCCGGGGAGCTTCTTGCTTGGATTGTGGATCTGTTCAAAAAAGACGGCAATAGGTTTATGATAGCTGATAGTGATCTTAATCCCTGCGAGAAACTTATCAGACACAGCGCTATAGTTGGAGTCGAAGAAGATTTTGTGCTGCCGTACCGTCTTCCTAAGCCTGTTAACATAAATGGAGTAATTCATACTCATGTGTACATAGTAGGATCGGTAGACCTTCATCTGGCTATAAAAAGCAAGAACGTAGTTCACCATTATGTCATAGATTGGAAATCAGGTAATAAGGTTTTTGATTCTAAGAAGTTGGAAACAAATTTACAGCATCCTATATATTCATTTTACATCTATAGAAGATATGGTGGGGTTCTACCAGATATGAACATCTATTTCTTTACCAGGACCAGGCAGTACCAAAAGGTTAAGGTAGATGAGGAACGTAAAACAAAATCTATAGAGATGCTAAATGACACTTTGTCTAAAATGTATGATTTTGAAGATAATAGTGTAAAATCATTTCAAGCGTACATCCAGGGAGCAGAAGGAGCCAGGTATAGCAAGCGGCGTGCCACCCTAAGCCAGCCTGTTTCGCAAAACAAGCTACCCTGCCCGTCAGCACTGTGTTATTATTGTGACTTTGGATTACATAACAAAAACGAATGCCCTTTCTCTTCGGATTGGGATCCGTCTAAAAAGATAAAACGATGAAATACGAGGACGTTCAAAAGTTAAGAACAAAATACCGGCAAGATCCGGAAGTTATAAACGTAGAATACATGAGAGACGTTGCTGTAAGATGTGGGAATTTCAAGAAAGCATTTGAACTTCAGGAGAAGCTGGAGGATATATGGTTTAACTACTTAAAGGGAGTCCAATGAAAGAAGATCTAATATGTGGAGTAGCGATCCTTTTGTATTTAGTTTTATTATACTTGCTCACGACAGCTTTCATAAAAACAGGTAGAGCAGTAGATCGTTATAAGATGAAGAAGAAAACTGACAAAATCAAAGTAGGTCAAAGATACGAACATAAGAACTACTTTGAGGATCCATTTGAAAGAGGCAAGCATGTGATTAAGATATTAGACATAAAAGAAGGGTACGTTCTATATGAGTACGAAGAAAAACCATATATACGTTCTTCTGTGAGTCTTGAAGATATTGTTAAAAAATACATTTTAATTACTGATGTTAAACACAAGTAAGTCATGAAAAAAGAAGTCACAATCAAGGAAGATATGGCTGTGTTTTATAAAAATACAGGAAAAGAACTATGGATTTATAACGGACTTTTCAGAAACAAGGTGTTGTCTATAAAAAAAGATAAAGCCATTATCATGTGTGAAACTGATGCTGAATATGCTGTACTGATAGAAGATAATCAGTTTATTGCCGTAGCAAAAAACATGGATTATGATTACTGCTGCGCATTCACATTAGGTAATGCCGAGGCTTATGGGGATCGTATGGGCATATCGTGCAGTGTATGCTTGCTTGAAGATAACGAAGATAAAGCAAGGGAGATGTTGAAAGAGGCGATAATAGAACTTTCAAAAAACAGTAAAATAGATTGCGATGGGCTTTGAACTTAGACCTTACCAAAAAGAGGCAGTAGATGCCGGGCTTAAGTTCCTTACAGGAAGATCTAAGAAGCCTGGCATAGAAGTCTTGCCGTGTGCAGCGGGGAAGTCTTTGATAATTAGCAAGATAGCTCATGAATTAAAAAGACCTATCCTTGTATTACAGCCATCTAAAGAGATTCTGGAGCAGAATTATGCGAAGGCTGTATCATTCGGTTCTAAACCTACCATATATTCTGCTTCATGTAAAAAAAAAGAGTTATCGGCTATGACTTATGCTACACTTAAAAGCATAAAGAAAGACGTAGCAAGGTTGAAAGATATAGGGATAGACACATTATTGATAGATGAGGTGCATAGCGGGTATTCTCCTGAAGAAGGTTCTGAATTTATGGAGTTTATGAACAGGTTCCCAGAGGCGAAGGTGCTGGGCTTCACCGCCACTCCCTGCCGCCTCCGAACCTACAGTTCCATGCTGGAAGGAAACTACAGCAAGCTCAATATGCTGACGAAAGACGAGCATAATTTCTTCAAGAAAATAGTTCATGTGACTCAAATACAAGAATTAACTTCTCAAGGGTTTTGGTGTCCACTTAAGTACGAACGATGGTCTTTTGATGAATCGGCTCTGATGTTGAACAGCACCGGAGCTGAATACACCAACGAATCTATTAAAGAAAGTATTGTACGAAATGGCTTAAACAACTCTATCTACAAGCGCCTTCTTCAACTTATGAACGAACGTAAAGCCATTTTGGTTTGCATGGATTCTATTGAATCATGTAATAGAATATCAGAGTTCATGAATGCCAAGATGGGAGCCATAACCGGTGTCGTAACATCGCTAACAACCAAAAAGAAAAGAGAACAAATCATATCCGATTTCAAAGAAGGTAAGTTGAAGGTGGTTTTTAATTATTCAACGCTTGCTACCGGATTTGACTTTCCTGAACTTGACTGTGTGATGTTTGGGCGTCCAACATTCTCATATTCAGTATTTTACCAGATTGTAGGCCGTGCCGTTCGCATCCATCCTGACAAGAAAGAGGCACTGATAGTTGATTGCTGCGACAACATGAGGCGTTTCGGTCGGATAGAAGACTTGACAATCGAACAATTCCCTTCTAAAGGCTGGTGTATGTTTGCCGGCGATCAACTTCTGTCCAATATAAGGATGGGTGATATTATTACCAAAGACGAGATCCTTCGCCGGGCAGCCTCGCTTAAATCCGTAAATGGAGATGGTAGGAGAGAGGACGATCTTGACAGCATAATAATGTGGTTTGGAAAATATGAAGGAATTAGATTCAAAGACATACCGGTGTCGTATTTTAGGTTCCTGGCTGAGAATATGACAGTAAAACCGGGAGATAGGAAAGAAAAGATTATCGAATATTATAATAGGATAAAGGCATGAACAGCAAAAGACGTAAGAAAATAGAGGATATTATTTCCAATTTGGAAAAGTATAAAACAGATCTTGAGTTTATCAAATCAAAGCTGTCAGAGGTCAGGCATAATCTGGATTCAGCCAAGGATGATGTTGATATGATTTTAGACGAGGAGACAGAAGCAAGAGACAATATGCCGGAGTCGTTACAAGATACAGAAAGATATTATCAATCAGATGAGGCTGTAGCTAATATGGAGGCAGTTGTTGATGATATGGAAAGTATTGTAGGGGATTTAGAGAATGCGGTTTCAACCATTGATGATAAAATCGATGAGATAGAAACTGATATTATAGGAAATTTAGAGGCAGCCATAGGCGCATAATGTAAAAATATAATCATAAAATTTAACACAATATATTTGTATAGATATAATACGATACATATTTTTGTATCGTATTATTTTTTATGTGTTATATTTTATGAAAACAAATGTTACAATGGTATCAAAAGACCGAGAATTATTTGGCGTAATAATTAAGCAGGACACTAAAACTTCGTTTATGTCCTTAACAGACCTTCAGGAAGCCTATACGAAGAAGAGGGTCGAAATGGGATGGAATGAAAAGAGGATAGAGAATATTCTATCTAACAAGGAGAGTGCGGAACGGGTTTACTATATTCTTGAAAAACAGGGATATAAGATAGAATCAGGATTTCCTGGTTTTATACAATCTGTTGAAAAAGAATCACTTATAAAAGTGATGAAAAAGATGGGGGCCTACAAAACTATGGGTAGGGGAGAAAATAGAAGAACTATGTGCAATCCATATATATGGGTACTTGTAGCTATGGAACTAAACCCTATGTTGTATGCTGAGGTTGTTACGTGGTTAACAGATAAGCTTATCTTAAACCGAATAGAGGCAGGTGATAAATACAATGTCTTGTCAAGAGCTATATCAAGATTTCCGGATGCCGATTACTCCAAGATGGCTAAAGGCTTAAATTGGATTGTATTTAATGAGCATGAAAGCATGATAAGAAATAGTGCTACACAGGAGCAGTTGAAAGAACTTGAAACCCTACAGTCTAATCTTGCATTCTGCATAGAGATGGGAACCATCTCTTCTTTCTCTAATTTAATGAACATGATGAGATCTATATATGTAAAGAAATGGGGAGAAGAGGCTGTAACTTCTAAAAACGTAAAATAATATGGGAGTAAAAGAAATAAGAGAACTACTTAGACTCTACAATCTCGAACATAGTGTCGTCCAGAACAAAAACTCTGGGCGGTATTCTATTATTCTCCATAACAACATCATAGGAACGAACGTAGATGGAGAGAAGGTAGTTGTGTTCAGAACCATTCCGGATGGAAGCAATACGTTCTCTATGGAGCGAAATAGATTCTATGAGGGGTTTGTAGAGGCTTTTGATGACGATAAGGCGATTGAAGCCGTAAGACAGTATTTTGAGAAAAACAGAAATGATAGGGTATAAGACGAAGATGGATTATATTACTATCGAAATGAGGTAAAACAACGATAAAGCAATGGAAAAGATGGATGATAATACTAAAAATATCCTTTATCCAAAAGGATCTATTTTTCGCATATTAAAAGATGATATAATCAGTGCCGAATTTAAAATCGTCAAAGGAGCTATAGCGGAGGCAGTATCAGACATAGAAGTAAATGATAAATATGCTGAGGTTTGTTGCAATGGGGAGACGTTCGTCATAGAAACGGATATTATGGATATTATTCTTACCAAAGACCCCATAGAAAACAAATCGGTGAAAAATGACATCATTGATGATAAACTACGATGGGATTTGCTTCCAATGGAAGAGATTGAGGACATTGTAAAAGTCTATCATGCCGGAGCCAAAAAGTACGGTCCTAATACTTGGCAGAATCTTGACAATGGCATTGAACGGTATCGTGCTGCAATATTTCGACACCTAATGGAATACATGAAAGGAGAAAGAATAGACTCAGATACAGGGTGTTTTCATCTTGCACAATGTGCGTGGAATTGTATAGCTATGCTGTGGTATGATAAGCACGGAAAAGGATTAATACCATTGAATAAGGAGGAAAAGGAATGACAAAAGAACAAATGATTCGTCTGTTAGACGACGAGTTTGAAGCAATGGACAAACACAGAAGTAATATTGAAAGAATTAAAAAGGATTATTTCGATTCTGTTTATGGATTCAAGAAGGGAGATAAAGTGAGCGTTCTTTACAAACGTTCGAAAGAATCTCTTGTTGGTTTCTTCAAGAGCGTTCAAATCATGAGTACTGGAACAGTTATATTTACGATCCAGGCACCCAATAAAGAAGGAAGACCTGGAAGAGGATCTTATTTGGTGTATGAAGACGATTTGAGCGAAATCAAAAAAGTAGAATAATATGATCAGAGCAAGATTTCACATTAGAAAGGATGACTGTGACAATGATTACCGTCCAGTCAAATGGCCTATAAAATACCCGTATTGGTGTAGCGCAGAATCCAGTAATTCATTTGTATTGGTGGCGTATGCTGAAGACGAAGACAGTATAAAAGAACTGTGGCCGGAGGCGTATGATATTAATGTCTTAGAGAAAGATACCGAAATTAGATTCACATTAAGATTCCCTAAGCCGAAATGGTATGAATTGTACGAAAGGGAATTAGAAGAATGTGATAGATTTATATGGGTTACGGATGCGTGCCTGAGAGACGGTATAATAAGAAAAGTAAAAGCTAAAATAGAAGAGTATGGTGGTCTTTTGTTAGCTGACATTCCTGATAGGTTCACTCCTTATGAAATAGGAAGGGATGCTTTTGAGAGCAAAGAAGAAGCTTTAAAACATGCAGAGGAACGGAGAGCGCACCTGATCGAATCTATTAAGAAACAATTGAATGAACTTGAAAATCTAAAATTTGAATGCGATGATTAATTACGCAGCAAAAGCCAGAAAAGCTTATTTGATAAATAATTTCGATAAGATTCTTAACAGTCTTAACACGCTTCATTCGACGGTTGAGACCATGACATTATTCGTAAACGACCAGGCTTATAATTACATTCTTAAGCTAAAGGAAGTAATTAAAACCAGTCCTATGTATAAGCACAATATCAAGCGTCTTTTAAATGAGATGGACAAAGAGATAAAAAGGTACAATGCTTCTATCTACTACATAAATAAAGAACGTAGTGAGGTTATTGCTGACATAACACAAGCGATGGAAGACTGTCTCATGCCATACATAGACGACCTGGCCGGCGCTATAAGGGCAGCCGTGTGGTCGAGGGGTGTGTCCGAGGAGCGGACGGAAGCGGCGGTACTGTCCCTAATCGTATCCTCTTTGGCCACGACATCAGGCAGACTTATCTCAGGTGGATATCAGATCATGAAAGAAATGGGTGGGGGTCAAGGTGGTAATCCATTTACGTTTATGAGCATTGATAAGATAAGACACTTATCTACATCATTATCTGATGCTATTACCGGTGGAGAAATAGCTCTTGAAGAAAAAGAAGCCAATGACATAACTAAGGCAATGGATGTTTTTATTGAGAAAATGTCTGATTCGGATATTGTTGACAAGGTGATCAGCATACTCGAAGAAGCAGAATCTAAAAACAAGGAGGAGCGATCATGAATTATTTGGATGGGTATGTAGAGGAGATTCTTTCTGAGCCGTACTATGATGATTACGGCTCTGGGATTTTTAGGTGGTGGGTGAAAGTGTCTTACGTTTGTGAAGGAATAGGAGCTGTCACTACCTTAATGTTTGATACGAGAGAAGAAGCGGAAGCTGTAAAACCAGGTTACAAATTTTTATGCTGAAAATAATATAAAGTATTTTATTTTATTGATGACATTAGTATTATCATCATGTTCAAATAATCATCAGGTTAATGACGGATGGGTTATATATGATCTACGTCCTTTACAGGGTGGACGTGTGATGTATTATGCTGAAGACGAAAGAATTTCAATATTTAAACATAATAGAATCATAAAATTCGTTGGACACCAAGGGGAATACAATATCGGAGATTCTATTAAGATCGTAAAAATTAAATAATATGGAAAAGAATTTAAAACTCGTATGTCCAAAATGTGGCACCCCTCACCAGCCTCATTCTCCGCACACGATGGATGCAGATGGATTTGAAAGGTGTGAGATAAGAACTGTCATGGAAGACATGGGATGGTGCTACGAATGCTCTTTTTGGCAAAACTTGTACGACAAGCACAAAGACGATCCTGGATGGGTTAGGATAGACGGTGTAAGCTGGGTGCTTAAGCCTATGGTGAAAAACGTACCAAACGGATGGAACTGCCTTGGATGCGGTGGAAGAAAAATGTATATCAATATCGAAGGGAAAGGCATTGTTGTATCAAATAACTGCTGGTGCCAAGGTGATGTTTCGGATGCATTTAAGGATCTGATGCCTGATAATGCCACTTGGGCCACGAAGGAGGAATTTGACAAAGCTCCTGTAGTAGGATATATTATAGAAGGTATTGGTTTAGTTTTCACAGATAGGGAAGGTCATGAAGTTAATGCTTAGAAACTTAGGTAATTATATACCTTTTTTCATAACAAAAGAAACCGGTTCTCTATCATCTCTGACTGAGGACCGGTAAGAAAACAATTTCAGAAAAAATTAAACCTACATAATCTTTCAAGTAAGAACAAAAAACGTACAATCTACTCTTTGACGATGCTAATATAGCATATTGGAATCATACAAAAACAATGCAAGTCCGATATTCTTCGTCTATTTGTAACTAACATCATCGTCTCCTTCCGAATCAGGAGTGGCGCCAATGAAGAACATCATTGACTTGTTGTTCGTCTGCTGCCACCAATTATAGGCGCGCGCTACGTCTTCCGGCGTCTTGATATTATACCATTGTTTGATAAACGTCTGTTTGGCGAGTTGCCTAAATAACTTAAACTCTCCCTTGTATGTACCGGATGTTACTTTATCAAGTGAATAATTCCTAAGATCGGTAAGATCCTTCAGTTTTCGCCCCATAACAAACGGATCGTTAATGATATCTACCACGTTAAGCTCCATAATAAACGGCATCTGTGAAGCTATTTCGTTTATGGTTCTGAATCCGACATAGGATCCAAATTGAGTAAGCCAACTTTCTTCGTTTTCATCATCATCACGCCATCCGGCAAGAAGCATAGATACGGCTTGCATGATAAGAAACGTGCCGGCATAGACACTGAGGCGTTTTATATTGGTTTTCTCTGCCTCATTCATATTGTCTTTATTTTCGTTCCAGGCATCTATGATGTTTTTCATACCAGACTCGGAAGCTAAGCTAAATGTTTTGGCTATCATATTCTTTAACGTAATTGACAGTCCTTCCTCTTCTTGCATTGTTTGGAAATTGAAGCCACGTCTTTTCCACAGGCGTTGAGCCGCCAGCACCAACCATCCTCGGTGGGCGGTCATGAACCTGGCTATCCAGTTGCGCGATGCGGCAGTTCGGTTTTCTTCATTCAAATATCCGTTACATATCTGCGACAAGCTACGGACTTGATTCCTGGTTATAGCCATCTGGGTTTCAACTTCCTCAACAGTAACACCTGATCCGGGCTTTACAACCACCTTTCCATCCACGACGTCTACCATACTCCATAAAGTACGATCTTTTAATGCATTCCATTCTCTTTTTATGGTACTCTGTTCTTTATTGCGTTCTTTTTCCATCTTGAAATCTTGGAACGTGTAGAACCGACCTTTGTAATAACGAACATTGTCCATAGTAGCAATCATAACCTGCGGATCAAGAGGGTAGTTCAGGATTTCCATAAAAGCATACATAGGTGAACGCATTAAGGTCCTGGCCACTCTATTATATCCGGCACCATACATACGATTTCGGATATTGAATATCCCCATTCTCTCACCTATGACATATAATTTGCTTTTCCTATCTATGTCTCCGGTTTCTGCTATACAAGATGGAGCAAGGCGTGAAAATTCAGCCGATGCGTATTTAAGGGAATCTTTACTTATATACTGTCCTACGGCAGATTCCATGATGAGGTTGATATGACCTGTTAAGGCGCCAGTAGCTGCCACAAACGGGGACAGCGCTAAGTTCATGACCGACATAAATCTTTCAACAGCCATCATAATTCTTGTAAGGTCTACCGTATATCCTCCGATGTTCACCGTAAGTTTTTTGGTGTTCATCCTAATGCCATAATAATGATCGTTAAAGAAGTCTCTAAACATCTGATATGCTTGAGTCGCTTCAGCTTTCTTACCGCCCTCAAATTGCTTATTCAGCAACATCTGCTCCAGTCCTTGGGCAAGCTCTATAGATTTCTGCTTTTCGTTGTATAACGATGACTGCATCATAAGCATCGAATAAGAGTAGCCAAAATCGTGAGATACATCATCTTGGTTCTCCAATTCATATATGTAGTATTTAGGTATAGACCTAAGCCTGTCTTCAGGATCATATACTTCCCCCTGTCTGGTTTTACCGTATAGAGAATCGTCTACTCTGTCCAGGCACAGATCTGATACAAAATTACGAACTGTATTTTTGAAGTTAATACCCAATCCTTCTACACGTTCTATGTCTTGTTTGGATATCTGTGGAATAGCATACAGGTTCGGACTCTGCTCTTTATATAGATCAAGGGATTGTCTTTTTATTTCTTTGAGCTTTTGAATCATATTCCACTGCTCTACGTTTTTAGTAGCAACCTCATTACCGTCAGCATCATACTTGATACCAAAGTCATTGAAATACGATTCGTCACGATACAGGCTTTTCTTAGGCATTCGATGACCATACCCATGATCTTTTACATAATCAGGATTACGGCCGCTATTTTCGGCTTCAGATTCAGCCACCCATGCCCTTGCAGGATCGAAAGACAGGTACGATATGTCCATGCCATAATCTTGGGTGGATGTACCATTTTGTACGTCCTTAACCATCTGCGCCACATCTATCTCACCTCGACCAATTTTGTCGATCATAGCCGCATATCCGGTAGGCGCCATGCGTTTATAGTACGAAAAGACCTGGCTCCTGGCAAATTCATTAACAATAGCATTGGCCTCTTCTATGCCCTCCTCTCTTGTATTATTTAAAAATAAGCTGGCCATCTTAGCATTAACAGCATTCCTAAAATCTCTACCGTCTAATTCTTTGCTTATACCAAGCTTTTCTGACAGGTAATTGGTTTCAGATACGGTAAACAGATATCGGTTATCAGCAGCCTTAAACAGCTTATCCCTTAAAGCCTGAATCCTTTTTGCTTTCTTCGCCGTAGTATGACGTTGTACGAACTTCCATTCCACTTCCTTGGAGTCAGCAAGAGCATTTAAATAAGACTGATTTACTTCGTTTTCAGCCTTACTGCTTTTAGTAAGGTACTTATCAATATCTTCAAGACCCACCATCTTAGCATAATCTATCAAAATAGCGTAATCGGCTTCAATAGCTTCAGATGCGGCCCTAAAAGCATCTCTTTCGGATGAGGTAAATGTCGCTTCGTTAATTTCTCCGATATCAGCCACATCGCGATTGTTTCCGATTATTTCCTTGATAATGGCCTTATTTTTTTCTATATCTTTTACAATCGAGTCCACGTCAGTCGCATCTCTATCACTTGTCGTAGAACTAATGATATCATGCGCCATTTTGAGATACGAAGCCTTGTTATTTGATTCGGTACGTGCCGACTGTTCCGATTCTACATCATTCCAAAACCGATCATTAAATGACAGGTGACCTCCCAACATAAGTGTCTTCAGCGCAGCTTCTCCTCCCGACTCGTTCTGAATCGTTCTCAATTTTTGCAAAAACGATTCTGATACGGCATTAGTAACATTATTTGATTCCTTTCTCCAAACTTCATTTATAGCTTGTATTTCTTTGGCCATCTTAAGTTGGTCGCCGGTTTTTTCCACTCTCCTGGTTCCTACATATATGTATTCTGAAGCTGCTTCCTTACGTTGTTTACGAAGCAGTCCTTCTTCTTCGTAATTGCTGCTTTTAAAATAGGCAACTTCATCAAAATTACCACCGCTATCAATAAAAGGCTGCCTCAATATCCGTTTTTGCCTGGATAGAGCATTAAGGTATTCTTTGGTTGTTTGAGAAACCGGATGCCCTAATTCTTCTTCAGCCTTTTTGTATATGGATTCCATTCTTGTGGCATAACTTTCGCTAAATTCCAGTTCCGAATTTTCAGCATCCCACTTTTCCATCTGTTCCGTATAGATCTTTTCCTGCTCGATGGTAAAAATATCGGTATTAACCCTATCAGACGATGGCTTAAATTTAGCGTTTTCAGTAACCGTATTTCCATCCTTGTCAACTACTTCTCTTTTAAATACGTAATTACGGTTATTGTCAACCACATCACCAATTTCTTCTTCTGATATCTCTATGTTCATGGCAGTCGCAAACGCTCGCATCTGCGCCAGCTTCTTATTACGATCGTATTTAGCCATATCAAGAGCACTACGAAGGTAATTGGAAGTTTTGCCGTCTACTTTCTGAAGCAGTTTTTCAAATTCAGATTTGTTAAAACCATGCTTTTTCACATATGCCAGAAAATCGGATATAGCGGGCTGGGCATTCACCATCGCATTGTAATTGTCTTTGGCAATCATAGCTCCAAGAGCGTTGTTGAACGGGCTGGAAGAATGCTCTAATATACCGAACCACCTACTTATCCAAGAGACATCATGTTGAACTTTGTCAAAAAATTCTTTTACTCTCTTTACCTTATCTGCCGGCACATGAAGTTCGTTCATTAACTTATCAAGCAACGTACTTTCATCAAGGTCTTGTACTGATTTAATATCAGATTGAATACCATTAATGTCGGCAATGACGGTATTGATCCTATTTGTATAATCCTGCTTTTCACGTTCATCAAATTCGGTACTTCTGTTACGGATATATCCTCGAAGATCGTTCATGATCGGAAGAACCTGATTGTTGATAATATCTACGTTCTTTCGATCATTGGTATTGAAGTGAAGCTTACCGTCTTTGGTATCACCATGAAGGATGGTGTTTACCACATTGCTTAAGTATCTGACCTGGGCTTCGGCTGTGGAGATCATGCTGTTCATGGCAGCCGCCATCTCATTCTTGTCTATTTCGGTCTCTACTTTATTTATCTTATCTTCTATGGTCTTAAGCTGAGCAAGAGTCATAGACGTAGTTACAGCCCTATCAGAGCTTATCTGACGTAAGTCTCTTAAGGTTTTTCTTAGTGATCTGATCTTAGACTCAAGAAACTTGTTCTTGTTCATAGAAGAAAGAGAGTATAATGTAAAATCATTATCCTTTAACAGAGAAGTATCAAATCCTTTATCTATGTCGGTAATAGCAAGATCACGAATATTTTTAATAACGTTATTCAAATCCTGTCTTTGGGTTGATAAAGCTGATTTAAGCCAGTTTACAATTCCAGAGAGAAGCTGCCGGACGCGCCCCAGGAAGGAGGTGGGCTCTACCGGCGCCTGTGCTGTGCCGGTCTGCATCTCCCTGGCGAGGATCTTTCCAAGAATTTCTCTCCTAACAGCATTATCAAGTTCAGAGCCTTCATATACCTTACCGTATGTATTATAATACTGACCTGCATACTGATTCCATTCTTCAGTGCCTTCTACATCTTGCAAAACAGATTCAACAGCATTCTGATCTCTGTACGCCTCTACGAGAAAGTGTGCTGTTTCTTCTACTAAGTCAGACAAAGTAGCATCTTCACCGACTGCTATTACGTTATTGGCAATATCCGCCAATGCCTTAGCAGAAGGTTCGTGTCCGTATTTAGTTTGGTACTTCTCTATATAATCGGTCATGCCAACGACACTAACGCCCAGCGTTTTCAGTATCTCAACAATAGAATTTCGTTGATTACGTTCCTCTTGGCTATAATCCGATACTATCTTAGCTTTAGTATCAGCATAAAGATCATTGTCTTCTAATATAAATGAAACTACAAGCGCATCAAAGTGATCGTATTTAGCATCCAATTCATTGTATCTTCCAGACTTAAGATCGCTCTTTATCTGCTCCTTGCTAACTCTTTCTGTTCCTCCGGTGGCGAGTCTCATAGTTACCTTACTATTATCCAATGAATTTATGGTTATCATACCCTGGTCGTTCATGGAAACATCGGAACCAAAATGATTACGGAGCTCAGTGTAGGATAAGGCTGAATTGAAAAGTCTAATTTGTCCTGTATGTCCTTCTCCTGTAATATAATAGCTTCTTGTTTCCGGATCGAATATCTTGGATCCGGACAAAAGACCTTTCTTTATAAGGTAGTTAATTATACCGCCTTTTGTTGATAAAGAAGTAGAAGCAGAAGCGGTCATGACCGGTATAAAAGACTTGGGATTATTAAGAACATACTTTCCAGCCTTGTAAGTAATGTCTGCCACTCCATCCACGGTAGATTCTTGAACGATGCCTGATAAGAATCCTATTCTGATATCATTCCCGCCAGAGCGAAGAGCTTCTCCGTAATCTTCAAATAATTGATTACGATCATTCATAAAAAACAAACGAGGTTCTCCAGTCTGATACGTTACACCCACAGGATTAGAATCTGTTTCTGGTAGCTCTTCTGGACTAAATATCTTAAGACCGTCTTTTATAACCATATAATTAACATCATTATCCTGTACCATAGATACGGGAGTGAAGTCCGAAGATATAGCATCTTGTAGATACTGCCCTGAGTCTATTCCTGGTTCTTCCGGCACGGAGATACTTGACGGAACCATAGCATCCACCAACATAATATTATCACCCAGATCTTGGCTATAAAATCCAAAGCCTGATTCTTGAATCCCATAAGGTGCATCTGATTTCGACACAAGAATAGGGTTGCTCATCTTAGAAGCCTTATCCAGCACCCTTTCTCTATAGGTCTCTGGAATAAGGCCGATGTTAGATTTTACCTTATTGTAAGCCTGTTTGTTGATAGGCACATTCCTTCTCCAGTCACCAAAAGCCTTTAAGAACTTATTAGAAAATACGGTTTTAAAAACAGTAGTAGCCCGTTCCCTATTCTCCATAAGAGGAATAGATGCTATTTTATCAAACAACATAGACCTGTCCCCTGATCTGGTAGAGACAGAAACAACTTTATTTTTATTATCTCTTTTAATAATACACGTTGATGTCATAGTAAAACATTTTTGTTATGAGACAAAGGTAGTTAAAAATCAAGCATATCATAAAAAATAAAGCCACCTAACTTCTCAGTCTGATGGCTTAAAAATAATATGAAAAAAAATTATAATCTGACGAAAAATCGTCAAGTTCAGCTTATATGTAATGCATGTACCCATCTCGGTGTATAAACCTTCCCGATTCAAAGCGCTCAATATCTTCAGGGCAAATAGAGCCTGAATCTTCTCTCCTGGCTTCAAACCAAAGCCCCGGCTTACGAAGTCGGCAAGTTATGATATAGTTGAAGCAATTGTGCGTAAAATGGAAAACAGATCCTACAGGGAAATACCTATCAGCTTGAAATACGATTCTTTTTCGTTTAGTATCAAACGTGATATCTCCTACTATCTTAGCCACGTAATAGCTTCTGCCATTTAACGTTTCATCTGTTTGTGGTATCCAATAATAACCTCTTGCCATGCCACAAATATATAAAAAAAATCGGACAAGATACATGTCCTACTTTATATTACTTTGATTCGTTTTCAAACCGCTTTATAAGAGAAGCAATATCATCACCACAAATAAACATCATTCGACGTTCTTCTTTTGGTTTATGAGACACTGGGATGGTTTTGTTTATCTTAATCTGATTCGCCAGACCTCTGCCTAAACGAATATCAACTTTTTTACCTTTCATGAATTATTTGTTTAAACAGACCAATTCCATCTGTTATAATATGACCGCTTTGCATACGACCATTATTAGGATTATGTAGAAAATTGAAACCACTTTCTTTTTCCTGTCTTTCAAAAGAACTGATATCCTTTCCTCTACGGGCTCTTTCAAAAGCTTTCTTGAACAACTTGCCTCTAAAGGTCTTGACGAGGATCTTGGTAGCGTTATTGCCGGCTTTTACCATTGCTTTCCTTGCCTGGTCCTCCGAGACAAAACTGCTTCGGAAAATATACGATGCTGCTGCTTGTATGTCTTGTTTAGTAATCATATGATAAACATTTCTTTCAGAATACTGATCTTTATTCCGTATATCAATTTCATCTCATCTCTATCATATACGTCAAAAAAGGATTCACTGGGGTCCTTTGGATTTACGTTCAATTGAATTATGCAATTACCAGTATAAACCTTAAGCCTATAATTATCGGAGTATATATTCTGCATGATTTCAAATGTCTCAATTAAATTTTCAACAAGTGCTCTGTTAAATGAAAAAGATTCTTTACCATCACCTTTAAATGTGATATGATCTAAATCCCTGTTGTCAAATTCATACTCTAATTGATTGCCGTCCATCATATCATAAAATATTGACTTTCTGATTATAAATCCCATATTGTTTTATTTTTTAGTTAATACAAATCTTCTGAATACAACTGTTCTCTAATGGCATTCCTATCTACCACCATCTCCTGATTATTGTTTCTAACAAGTTCAGACGCTTCCTCTCTTGTTAAAAACCGATTCTTGCTTGTCAAAAATCCTTGAACACTGCGGTTTTTATGGGCTATACCGTATGCCGCAAGTTGCGATATTATAGAACAGTGTCTCAATCCACAAAATACGGTTCCAGATGGTATATTTACTGGACCGTGAGGCTTGTTCTTGTGATCTTGAACCCATATAGCTGCGCATACAACAATTTCCTTATCACACATAATTTACATATTTAAAATACCGTTTTTACCAATATGCTTCTTTTCTTCTTCAGTAGGCCATTCCTTCTTGAAATTACCATGCCACGTTCCAGGAACTACCACCAATTCGTCCCCCTTACTATATTCAATAGCGGCACATTCAGAACAAAGAGGCTTGCCTTCATATCCCTTTAGCGACTCATCATAGACACGATTCTTACAAGGTCTCACAAGAGCCCAGTAACAGGACGTGGCTGTATTATCTATACAGCCACATTTTGAACATACAAACAGATTATAAATATAGGATTTTGAAACTACAGTTCTTAATTGACCTAAATCATTCATAATGTTTTTATACATAAGATGAATGCTGTTGTTACGTTTGATGGTACTGATTCTCATTTCCTACTGTTATTAGTTACGTTCGGTTCTTACTTTTTCCTTATTTCCATAATCCCTTCCTGAAACTAATATTGCAAACTTAACAAAAATAATTCATAAACAATGAAAATCTAACTTTTCTTGTATGTTATTGATATACGTGCATATATAAGAAAAGTGAGACTTTCACAAGCCTCACTTCCCAAATTATAACTATGAAAAAACTATATATATATACAAAAATTACCTGCATTCCAATTTGTTAAGATCATCCAATTCAGACTTGCTTACGGTCATGTCTTGCGTCAAGCCAGATCTGTTTTGGTATGGAGCGTAATCAGTTTCTACCGTCTTAGCCTTCTGAGTAGAATCGTATTTCACCTCCGATTCGGTTCCTGTCAGATTTTGGTAGATAGAGCCGGAACTACTCTCGCTTACTTTAGACCATATCTTATTACCTACTCTTATAAAATTATCATAAATACCTTCTGCTGTTATAACACCATCTTGCTCTACGATATTAGAACCCGATTTTTCTTTTAACAAATACGGGTGCCTGGTGTAAAAATAGTGTTCAAAATCATTCCCAGCATACGAAGGGTCATACCTCTCCAAATAAAACAATTCTGATAAAGAAGGGTCGGTACTGGTCATGCTATAATCAAACAACATCAACCTGTCTTTTCCAGATAAAGATAATTCTATTGATTTCAAAATATCAGGATCATCAGAAATAAGACCCAAAGATGGACCAGGTTTGAAGTCAAGATACTTATAGGCATTATCATATAATTTTGTTTTATGGAGTTTGTTGTCAAGGTAAGATTGGTATAAATCGAATAAGGATAATGGGTTTTCGCTATCTTGTTTTTTGTTCATGTATCGACTATACTCCCGATCCACATCCACGTAAGGAACGTCAAGTACCGCAGGGTGCCCAAACGCCATCCTGGTCATTATCATGTCCTCTGTGTTCTGAGAATCCATGAACGATCTGACGTATTTTTTAATGGAAGCCATGAGCGTATTATTATCTACGTTCCGTACTTTCTCTTTATCCAAAACGCCGTTCTTAAAACAAGATTCAGGATATATTTTAGTAGAAAAATGAGTTAGGTTGTGCTTGGCTAATACTGTTGATATTTGATACATCTCGTTAAGATCATCTTTGCTGATCCTTTGATATAGATTATCTCCTACCTTAAGCAATGAATGTTTCTCAAATGCCTCTACTGGGTCTATATCGGATTCAGAATAAACGATATTCAAATTATCCATATACTCCGGCAATAATCCAAAATAATAGTCTGTACTATCACCAAGAACATCATCTATAGAAGATGCCAGCGTTGGAGCATAATTTACATCATTATGCCTGGCCACATAAATATCAAGATCCAGCATCAAATTATCTATCTTATTCAAAGATTCTTCTGTGCCATCATAAGTTTCCGATGTCCCTATTATATCTATGCCAAACCACGTACAAGCCTCTTCTATATCCCATATCATGCTTCTTAAATCGGATTCGGTGTCGGCATTAGCCCTATGTAAATAAGCTGATATACGAGCTCTTAGGAACTCTATTTTGCCGGAATTGTAATAAGAAAGATCTTGTAGCTTAGACAAAGATCTTCTCTTGCCTTCCACCACATCATCCCCTTCTATGTTTATTACCGGAATCTTATTCGTAGATGAGAACTCATCAAACATAGATTCGGCAAATTCTTTATCAGAAACGAATTTCTCAACCAGTTCAGGATATGAATTTCTCAACGATTCAAAAGCAGATGAAAATTCAGAAAAGTTTTTTATGCCGGCTACTGTTTTACGCATAGCATAATAAAGCTCAGAAGGATTATATGGTACTTTTTTACCAAATTGGTTAAACACTCCCTCCTTGTAAACAATAGGACCATACTGATAGTCAATAGACATAAAATAATTATCTTTTTCCCTATCATGTTCGTTAATAGAAGAATCTATTAACTTTCTCATGGAAGTCGAAACCTCGTTTAAAACAGAAGGATCGGATAAAATACGACTTATTTCTGTTTCATCATACAAACCGGATCTCCTTAAATTCTGCTCATTCAGTATCAAACTGCCATCTACATAAAAATCGAAGAGAATAGCATTAGACAATGAAGACGCATTGAAAAAATAATGAGTAGACAAAAGGAAATCCCTTACATCCTTAACATCCTGAGCCGTTAAAGGATCAGCAAAATAAGTCTGACGCTTCATATACGACAGCACATCTTCTAAAAGAGGTTCGCCATTGGGATCGGTGTTAAACATCTCCCCTGGAGCCGGGTTATTCCAATGACCGTAATACGACAAAAAACCAGGAGTGTAAGCCTTAGCCCATACCTGAAGAGCCCGCTCGCTGTTTCCTAATACTTTTAAAGCACTTTCGTAAAGAACGGAAGGCTCCCCGTTAGGAGCCTTAACCCGTTTTATTTCATTTTCCTTTTTTTCTATCTGACATTTGACACCCATAGTGATAAATATTTTAGACAAAGATAGTATAAAAATAGAAATTATGATAATTTAACCAACAAAACCACCATACTTTAGAAGGTGGATGAATTGGTTTGATTAATTTTGAATCAAAATTACAGATAAAAATGATTTCATACAAATACAACATATACCATTCCAAGAAAACGAAGTATCTTGACAAAATGCTTCGTGAATGTTGTTTTGTATGGAATCATGCGTTAGCTCTACAACGTAGATACTACAAACTGTTTAGGAAATATATATCAATTGGTAAAATGAAGAAACATTTTACCAAAAGAATTAAAAGAAATCTTCTTCATTCTCAAACAACACAAGAAATACTTGAACGTCTTGATGAATCTTATAATCGTTTCTTTAAGAAGTTGGCTAAACGACCTCCTAAGTTCAAAAGAGCTGATTGTTTTAACTCTTTTGTTTTCAAACAAGGAGGGTTTACCCTGAATGGGAATTGTCTAACAATTAACAAAGGAAAGAAACGATTTAGATTTTCATACAGTAGAGTCTACGAAGGTAATGTTAAACAAATTAGAATAGTTAGAGAAACCTGTTCCCGTTTTAGTTTGATTATAGTTACAGATCATAATCATTCAAACTCTTATAGAAAGACACATGATGGTGCATCTATCGGATTGGATTTTGGGCTGAAAACTTATCTAACTAAAAGCGATGGTAGCAAAATCGATTCTCCATTATTCTTTAAACAATATCAAAACAAGATTAGAAAACTAAATAAACGGATTTCTAATGCAAAGAAAGGATCCAACAATAGAAGAAGGAGACTGTTTGAACTCCAACAAACGTATCGTAAAATAAACGATCTTCGATCAGATTTTCAATGGGGATTAGCACACCAGTTATGCAAACAGTATGATTATATTTTTATTGAAGATCTAAACATTGAAGGAATGAAACGTTTGTGGGGAAAGAAAGTTTCTGATCTCAGTCATTCTTCTTTTATTGATAAACTTACGTATGTTGCTTCAAAGTATGGAGTAACGATACACAAGATTAATAAATGGTATCCTTCTTCCAAAACTTGCGAATGTGGCTGCATTAATAAAGGACTGTCGTTACGCGACCGCACGTGGGTATGCCCGGCGTGCGGAGCGGTAAACGACCGTGATATTCTTGCAGCCCGTAATATACTTCGGAAGGGCATTTCCGAATTGGAGAGTAAGAGTAATTCCAACGATAGTAATATCGGGGTTTCTTGCGTTTGTATCCAAGAATCCCGTTTGCTTTAGCGATGGGAGTATGTCAAGAAACTTCTATTTCATAATGCGAAGCCTCTGTCTCAACTATCAATCTTCCCTCTCCTTCAAACTCAACGCTATTATCTCCTGGACCAGTAACAAAAGGGAAATCAGATACGGATGTTACATAATCTTTATCACCACCAGAAAAAGACTGACTTTTACTTTGTTTGTAATTGATAGTCAATTGTGTTTTACCTATCTGAAGAGTTCCAGATAAATTTTTAGTATAAGTGGTGGTAGTTGTAATATCCCCATTTTTATAACAATACATTATAAAGGTGGTAACCGGACTCTTTTTTATATTACTATCCGGACCTTCATGATAAGATTCATTTCCTCCAAATATGCTATAAATGTGACAATAGGGACCGACTCTTTTACTTAAAGTTTTAGCCTTATCCTCGACTCCTTTCAAAGATATAGTAACTTTGCTCTTGTATTCAATATCCTTCCAATTACAGACTCCTTCACTTACGTTTCCAACAAACCTGTCATCAACATAAACCTCTATATCCCCCTGCTGATTGGTCTTCAACTGATACTGAACAAGATTTGAAACATCTTCGTATCTCCTTCTCATACTCAACACTCCTTATTTAACTCATTTATCGAATCCGAATTATCAGAACCTTCTACGAGATTCTTATTTCTATCTATCTCTTCCTGGCTCATATTACTCATCATATTTTGTATTTTTCTACCAGATTGAGATAAAGAGCGGATGAATGCACTGGAACTTATCTTAACTCCAAGATCCGGTTTTACCCTAAACGCTTCACCGGTACTGATATTATACAAATCATACACACCTGAGTTCATATAGAATTTATATATCCAGTTTCCACCAGCTTTTTTGTACCCTAATTTGGTTAACTCGACTACACTCATACCAAATTTAATGCCATTACGACCCATTATCTTCTCCGGTATAGGTTCTACCTTAGCCGGAACAGATGTATATGCTTCATCACCGCCGTACAGGAAATAAGGGGTTGTTACCCTTGATATGTGAGTAAGCGGTTCTTCGGATATACGAGGTTCGTCTTTCTCGGCCTTAGATTCTTTCCTTGGATTGGATATTCTAATAAAAGGATCGTATGTTAAAAAGGTTAAGCCGTATTCTACTTTATAACCTGATACGCCGTTAAGATCCCTTATAGCCTTAGTCGTATGCGAGTGGTTGATGGTGTCTATCCCGTACCTTGATTCCATATCGGTCATAATGCTATTAACTTCATCCCCCTCTACATAAACCTCTTCTCCTTCCGGGATAGAGGTTATGCCGGCAGCCCTTCTAAGTAACCATAAAGTAACTTCGGCAATATCAGAGAACTTATCTCCGTTCTTCTTATAGTTATCTACTCTTCCTTCTTCAGATCCAGGTAAATAGACATCTCCCTCAGCTTTGCCATCATCTCTGGGTTGTCCTTCTCTTTTTCCATCTCCCTTTTTATCGCCATCTTCCTCAGCGCGTACTGCACCGCCTTCTGCACTTCCTTCTTTTCCATCATTTAAAATATTATCTGATTCTGACTCTATAGACTCCACAACAGCATCATACTCTGGAATGCCGCTAAGGAAATCTGCTACGTTATTCAAAAACTCTATTTTTTCCTCGTTTGTCATATCAAGGCTTTCCATAGGTCTCCATATGGCAGGCAGGTTATTTAATTCTATTGCAGTAGAAACATCTTCTACAGTTTGATTATCTACCGTAGGCAAAACTTCAGAAACCAAACTATTGATGTCAGATTCCATTTTTTCTACTTCCTCTTTTGTGCCATATTCTTTTAGGGCATCCATGCCATTGACTCTAAGAGAATAATTCAAAGCCTTGCTTGGAACAAAATTAATATATTTCAAAAAGTTTTTCAACTCTGATATAATTTGTTCGTCAGATCTTGGACCAACATAATCAACCACCACCTGATCTGTTTGAGAACGAAGCCAAGAAACATATTCTTCTAAGGTCTTACCTCCCTTTTTAGAAGGAGTGGATATTTTATCACCTACTGTTCCTTTAGGTTCTAATCCCATTTCTTCCTTAAGGCTTTTAGGATTACCTCTCTCACGAAGAAACCTCAAATCACCTCCTACAATCTTCCTTGCTATAAAATCAAAAATATTAGCATAAGACGGCAATCCTTCTTTTTCTATATGAGATTCTATTTCGTTTAACATAAGAGAGAAGTTTTTTCTGGAGGTGCGCTTCTTGCCATGTAAGGACTGCGTAGCTTGTGCCGCAGGAGCCGGCTGGGCTGGTGGCGCCGGCCGAGTCCCCCGGACAGGGTCTTCCTCTGGCATTTCATCTTCGTAAATATCCACATCTTCCTTGGAAGTAACGGTCTTACCCTCATCGGAGAAAGGGAGATCATCTTCTATAAGTGATTTAGGTCTGGAAGATGATTTACCAAACTGAATCCTGATCTTAGGAGCGACAAACATCTCACCTTCGAAATCTATTCCAGATTCTACTTCAGACATCACAATGTCTTTCACATTCCTGCTTTCATCTTCTACCCATTTAACAACATCAGGAACCGTAGATAATTTTTCTATAGCCTCACGAGCTTTTCTAAGCCCTGAAATAGGATTCAAATACGATACTTGATACGAAGCCGGATCAAGGCCTAACTTGGTTAGATACGCATTAAGATCTTGTATATCATCTTGACCCATCTGTAACAATTCAGAGTCACCTGATTCAAGCAGCATATCTATAAAAGAAATCCATTTCTTTCCTTCCTCTGATTCCACAGAACGTAGACTAACCGGGAAAAGATAATTAAGACCGTTTTTGCCTTTGATGACAACTACCGGAACTCTTACATTTTTGTAATTATTCCCCTTGTCATTTAATATAGAATAAGCAAATGGGAAGCCTGTGTATTTAGATCCGTTCTTAAGCACGACTTTGCCATTTAATACATATCCGACATCAGATACTTTTTCAGCTCCTTTTTCGGTAATAGGGAGATTTTCTACCTGACCATATCCTTGACCGTTTACTCTCATGTTAAACACCGGTCTTCCAGGAAGGGTCTGGGCAACAACATGCGTGCCGACGTTGATGGTGGCCGACCGGCCGGCGTCCTTCTTCCACTTGTTAAAAGCCGTTCTTCTTATCTTACTTATACCATCTATGCCTCCTGTGTCAGCTTTTACAACAGAAACGAATCTGTTTCCACTCATGACCTTGATAACCATATTGGATACCAGCTTATTTTCAGCAGATTCTATTCTTTTTTTATCACCGGACTGAACAGCATCATTGTATTCGGCAAAAAGAGACTGATTATAGGTATCATTTGCATCTATCTCAAGATTAACCTTATCTCCTTTCTTCAAAGAAGATAATGCTTCCTGATCTATTTTATCTACTTCATTCTCTCCGAATCCAACACCTGTTCTGTACGGAACCAATTCGTCTGAATCAAGACGCTTATAAACCAAAGAATATGAATTACCCACGTCCTGAATAGACACATCTGTGTAACGGTTAAGAACACGAGCCGATTCTTTGTCTATAGACCATCTCGCATGATAAGGCAGTTCAATTATAGTAGCCGTTTCTCCACCTATGTTAAGAGAATACCTTTTAGTACCATTAGCGTTCGTTTCAGAGCTTATTTGAATAGGAACCAATGATTTTATAGAAGATATAAATTTATCGGCTCTAAGACCTGCAATTTCATACCTTTCATTGCCGTCATTGGAGATTCTTCTTACCATCAACGTCTCTGGATTCTGGGCGCTATCTATATTGGCTCCCGGCGTATTATCAGATTCGTCTAATTCATTTACAAGAGAATCTATATTAGCATCATCCTCCCCAAAATTACTTAACGTAGATTCGGAAATACGACCTTTATCAATAATCCTGTTTTGTTCGATATAAGGAAGGAGATCCGTGATGTTTCCAACCTGGCCAAGATCTTCTATGGTAAATACCGAATCGGCAAGCTTATCTTCGTCAACTTTCTCCCCTTTGTCCCGTCTGTTCATTATATCAACATACGAAGAAATAGCATCATCAAGTTCCTTCCTTTGATCTGGTTCCAAATTGGATTTAGCCATATCAATAATAGCTTTATTATCCTCATACACAGATCTCGGACTTGTAAGCCTATCAGCCTTTTCAGATAATGATTTTATGAGATTAACGGGACTGTCACCCAAAGACGATACATAATCATCAAAATCTTGTTTGTATTTATCATACACATCTTTTTCTCTCTCAGTAAGAAGATCGGCATTACCTGTATATAGTTTATCAATTATAGACTGCCTTACGGCCGGAACCATAATAGGATTATCCATAGCAGCCTCATAATCTTCATCCGATACAGACTCCGTAAGCGGTGACTCTTTTATATCATCTTCTGCTTCCTTCATCCTATCTTCCCTTACTTTATCAAGAGCATGCATAAAAGCCTTGATAGTCCAAGCTTCGTCTTCCGAAATCTTACCTTCTGACACAGCTTGATCTACTACCTCATCAGTGTCATATTCACCAACTTTATTAGACTCTGCAAAATCAGGAACCTTGTCATCCCCTTTATAAGGAGTAGACCATAGAGAAGACAGCGCTTTTGAAAACCCCCTGTTTTCCTCAGCTAAGAATCTTTTATCAAGCATCTTAGACAAGAAGTTATTCATATTCCTATAGTCCATCAAACTTCTTCGGTATTCATTTACCAAGGATCTCATGGCTTTGTCTTTGGCTGTAAACTTCTTTTCCTGTCTTGATTTTACATTAAAATAATCATCAAAAGCCACAAGCGTATCATAGGCTTCTATCACATCTTGTGAACTTATGGGAGAAAGAGGAGATGATAAAACAGATTCGGTTTTACTTACCAGCTCTTCTATCGAAAACTCTTTTCCTATTAACGTTGATAACTCAGACAACGAATTGTTGTAATTGGTTCTAAGGCTTTCCAATTCTTTGGTTTTTCGTTGTATGGATTCAGCTTGTGGATCTTTCCCTTCTACGTTGCGAGGGCGGGTAGCAAGATCTTCTATTTCGGATTCAAGTTCTTCTATTCTTGACCGTATGCCACGGATAGCCATCGCCCGCTCCCTTGCCCTGTCCGACAGCCGGGAGAACGTACTTAGAGCATCCGCCACGCGAGGCTGCCCCGAAAGCGTTTCTATGACAGAAGCTATGTCTTTCATTCTTGATTCCGATTGAAGACCAAGAAAAGCATTACGAGCCACGTATTTCCTAAACTCAATCTTAGAATCATCACCTATAAGATCTTCGGCAAAACTCTGGGCAGATCTGAAATCCGAAAGACGATTATTATAATTATCAATAATAGAGTCCTTGTATTTCTTTGCCTCTTCCAAAGACATTCCATTAGCTTCGGCTATTTCCGAAATAGGCATCATATCAATCATCTGCCGGAAATTTTCAGCCGAATCCTCTAAGGTTCCCATTTGGTTGTCAATAGACATCTTTTCAAACATAGCATCATCAAGCTCCTTACCAGTCATAGACTGGGCATCGGAACGAACTTGAGGCCCTAAACTCATTGATTTTTTCAACGTATTCAAAGCCGCCGTGTTAAGATTAGAAGATGCTTTGTTATATTCATTCACTTGCCTTTCCAGCAAGATCTGACTATTACTATACTCTTTCACCCCAAAGAAGCCTTCTCTCATACCAAACAAAGAACCGATAATAGCACCGATTCCTATTTCAGTCCATCCTTCTTTAGACGTATATTGCTTTTTAAATCCTTCAGAAATAGCATCAAGAACATCAACGGCTCCGTTCATGGCGACATTATCATATCTTGACTTAACATATTCCTCAGCCGTATTCTGAACAGCACCTTGAGATCCTTCTTCCCATAAGCCTTCAGATACCGGTCTTTTCATGATATTGAAAACATTGCCTGCTATCTTCTGTCCTATATTGGGATTGGTTATTTTAATAGCCATCTCTCCCGGCTTCGCAACTTCCGTCCCTAATCCAAATAAATGCTTGTTGAGCCTCTTTTCCAACCCTGGTATAGCCTTGCCTCCTAACCCTATATACTTACCAAAAAGAAGCCAGTTAGATAATCCTACGATACCCATATTGGCGGCAAATATAGCACTACCTACATCAGCATTAGAATTACGAAAAACAGCCATTTCCTCTGCATTGGGATCACGACCATAAATCTTACGATAATAATCCTTGAAATCAGACTCAGATTGCTTCATAAAAGAATTTGCTTCAACCGATGACTCGAATCCGGCACTGGTAGCCAACAACGTCATGGTCTTAGCCGCCTCCCCTACATTTCTTCCGGTAGCAACTCCTTTTCTTACATAGTCGTTAAACACGCTTTTAAGGCTTCCTATGCCCCTATTGGCAGCTTGCCTTGCTGCTAACTTAGCTCCGATTCTTCCACCTAATTTAGCGCCTATATTACCCAATGATCCAACTCCAAGTCCTCCGGTCATGTACGCTGATATCATGGCTCCTACGGTAAAAGACATACCATTACCAAGGACGTCATTCCACAAGAAATTACCGGTATCCTTAAAAAGCTTCTGACCAAAATTATAATCTTCTACCTCTTTCTTGTAATAATGGGGAAGAAGCATGTCTATTTGCTGGTCAAGATCACCTACAAACTTATCCATGTTAGTGTTTAACGCAGCTTTGTAACTTCCCTCAGATGCCATATTGATAAGTTTGTCAGGCAATGACACAACTCCTTGTGCACCGTACAATGCGGATTTTAAAGCGAATTTGCCTACACCATTCCAAAACTTACTCCATCCGCTCTGTCTCCTGGCATAATAATCTTCATTGTTTATACCCGGAATATAGTTAGAATATTTTGTACGCCATACCCCATCATTACCCATCTGATGACTTTCACGGATACTTACCTTCGGTCCATAGGGATTAAGAGGCGGCGGGGCAGGTGTAGCCCCCCTGTAGCTGTTACGAGCCAGTGCCTCTGAGTAGCTGTTGCTTATCTCCTTGGCTATATACGGTTCTTCGTATTCGGCAGCAGCTATCCTTGATGCGTAATCCGGAAATTTAGGTTGGGCATACACACCTTCACCAGGCATATAATTAGGAACCAGAGGCGTTGTCGTCTCTGGTAATGTAGCCGGAGTGTAATTCTCTTCTTCGGCTAATTTCCTTTGCCTTGCCACATCTTCGTAAGTGGTTTTAGCAGCAGGATTATATCTATCTATATTATTGTCAGCCATAAATTTTCTGCAAAAAATCGTTCAACTTACTAAACTTGTCATTCATATTGGGCGTGATATTTATTCCTCTCATATACGGATCCCTCATCTGATCAAGACGTTCTTGAACAGCCTCCTTCACGTATTTTACAAAGAAGTACTGAGGACACTTCTGGTGAATGCTATTCCAGTAATCCGCATACTCATCATTACCTGGATCCAAAGGAACAAAATCCGAGAACAACAATGCAGGATTTTTAGAATTTTTAGTCCTTTTGTCATAGAAATTGACCGCTACCTCTCTTGAACCCCTGTCATCCATTCCCTCCAACTGAACTGATATGTTATCAGACATGTCAATAAAATTATCAACAAGGGTTTTAACAACATTCATTTCTTCTGGCTTAAGGTAAGAACCATGAACCTTTACTATATCATAAAGATCATTCTTAACATCAGCCTTAGAAGCCAAACGGGGAAGACCATTACGTATAAGATACTTATCATAAGAATAACCTTCCTTCTTTCCGGTATCTACAAAATCACAGGTTCCAAAACTTGATTTGTAACCATCCACCGGATAATTACGCTCCTCGACCGAAGGATCTATACCCGCCTTAAGAAGCTCGTCATTCGTAATCTCAACCCTTTCTGTAACATAAGAATTTTTACCGGAACCTACTTGAGCAGTCAAGAATCTTCTAACAGTGCCATTATCTATCTCGGCATCCATATTAATGGCATTAATAGCAGTAGGATCCAGATTATTTACCTTTCCTGCCATGTAACCAGACAATCTTCTAAACTGAGCCTTCTGCAAAGACTTTTCCGGTGAATCGGCATTCCAATTGTATCTTTTGTAAGAATCAAGGTAATGATACTGAGATAACTTATCAGAAATCTGATCAGGAGATACAGACATTTTTATCTCATCCTGCATCTGACCTGCTATCATATCAGACACTCTACTGTTTTTCTCAGCATATCTTAGCTGGGTAATAGTTAATGGTTCACCTTCCTGATAATCTTTTAAATCTATATCACCATCCTTATCTATGGTCATATAATCTGATATATTAAAATCAGGATCGCCGTTGAGTTTCTTCATTCCATTAATAAGAGCCAATGTACCAGTAGAAGAACCATTATTCTCGCTTGTAATAGCATCAGATATGTTTTTCCCCAACTTGCCGGCACTCGCCTTAGCTCCTAATGACGGAGATATAGCACTAAGAATATCTATTCCTCTTGAAGGGTCCATCATGTATTCTCTGAACCCTACGGCATCAGATACACCAGTTGTTATGGCTGTGGCGAGCAGGAAGGCTCCAGCCTTATCATCTGTATCGGTAAGATTTATAAAAGAATTTCCTTTCATAAACTTAGCATTACGAACTTTACTGATAATATCCTTATTTTTTTTAGTAACTATATTATCTATTTGATAATCAGTTATGTTATTTATAGCCTTTGTAGCTCCATTTGCCTTAGAATCAGAAAGAAGTAAAGCATCATAAGCTTCAGACAATCTGTTATTTCCTTGTCCAAAATATCCGTTTTTCTGACCTCCATTATTTTTTAAATAAGAATATATCCGTTCTTCAGGAGTCATATTAGCATACAATCCTGGGTCAGTTTTTTCTTCTTCGTATGATGCTGCAACGATATTACTTCTGTCTGTAGGAGATAATGAATTATATAATTTCAATAAATTTGCTCTACGCTCTGTGGAAGAAGATGTGAGTTGTTCATAAGGGATATTAGCCAAATTAACAGATCCTATCTTACCCGTTCCAGAATTGATAGCCGTAGGCCCGTCCATAGGAGCCATCGGCACTCCTACACCGCCTGCTCCTCTTGTGCCTCCGGATGAGCTTTCAGTGCCCATCTTGGAACCGTAAGTACGCATGTATTCGGTTTCAATCTTAGCCTGTGCAAGTTGCTCTTTTGCCAACGATATTTCAACCATAGACTTAGCATTATCAGTCAAAAACTTTTGCTGAGCCCTATCCTCTGCCAACCTTGCAAAATAAAGATCATCTTTCTTCCTTTCAAAACTTGTATTGTCGTATCTCCATGCATCAGTCATCTTATCGAAAAGATTATTGGTAACAACAAAATTAGCAGCCGCTACCGGATCTGATGAAGCTATTATCATATCTGCCTCCCTCTTGGCTTCTGCTTTCTGATTTTTAGCTTCCTGTATCTGACTGTCAATACGATCAATAATATCCTTATTATCCCCTACTGATTTCTTTTTTGCTTCCAATGCTCCTATGTGCCTATCGTATCTTTCGACATAAGACCCAATGTATTGACTAACCAAATCCGGATTACTGAACACCGGATTGGTAGCTGCCATGTATGATGCTTCTATTCTCATCTGATTCCTCATGTTTTCAGATAAGTTAGCAGACACAAAATTCCTTATCTGGGAATCAGTAAGCTCATCTACGTTGACTTCTATGATTCCACCAGTAGGATTACCTTTAACATCATATTCTGTTGTCTGAATCTTCTTGCCTTCGTTGTTTTTCCTAAAATCACTGACCAGCTTATTTATCTCCTTAGTATAATCGACATAAGGAGAATAATGAAGACCTCCCAACCTTGATCCTGCTTTACCATCTGACCTCCATTTGTAATAAGGGTCCAAAGCATGCCATTCATTAATAGGAGAATAAAGTTCAGGATGATTCTGTTTTATAGATTCTATTTCCTTCATAACCCTCTTGCCTTCTTTTGTGCCGGCAATCGCGTTAATGACCGTATCATCTAACACCGAACTTATCTCTCCTTGTATGGCTCTCGTAACACCATCAGAAGAAAGATCCACGCCTTTGAATTTTTGATTGATGTTAGCAATCACACCTGACATCTTATCTTCCATATAAGCGCGGGCTTCAGGCTTATCTATCTCTTGACCCATAAGATAATCTACCTGGGTATAGATCTTTTCACGAGCAGCATCAACCTTCTGCTGTTTGTACATCATGACGTCCTTAACAAGATCTATGTTGTAAGGACTAACATACGGGGCATATTGCCTTAAAATACTATACTGTGAAGCCACTATTTGGTCCTCCTTCTTCTTTTAATTTCATCATCTTCTTCATTTAAACTTCTCAAGTAAGGTGTAGAATAATCACCCATATTCATCACATCCTGATTACCTTGAACGTAAATAATTTGACCACTTGGAAGCATTCTCATATTCGGAGCTATGGAAGCTATGGTATTCAACGATGTACGAACATTGAACTTATTCTGTATCTCACTGTTTATGCTGTCATAATAACGAGCAAGATTTTCATCCCTTATAGCCATAGCCTTCAATAACCCAGATTCATAACGTTGCCTTTCCGCTATGTTCTTATCGTCTGTCTGAACATAAGCCATTTCATTGAATCTATCAGCTTCGTTTATTTGCCTTGCGTTATTGAAATTTACTTCGTTAATGTACTTGGCTATATTGCTTCCGGCTATGGCGTTCATATTAGCCAGAATAGCGGAGCGCTGGGAGTCGGGCACGTCACCTACTGCGTCCAACTGAGCCGATGTCGCGCGGTTGAGCTCGTTGATATACTGATCAGCAGATTGAAGAACCGGGTCTATTCTCGGAGCCTGATGCCTTTCCAGACCTTCTATCTCCAAGCCTGTATCGAGCGTTCTCAGCATCTCCGGGAAAATAGGACCGAACGCCGCCGGTCTGCCCTGTCCTTTAGGTCCGTTGTCTTCAACCACCTCCTCTGTATCGGTGTCGGTTGCAGTCGTAGGCGTACTTGCTTTCGGTTTTACCTCTATCCTTCCAGTAGATCCAATCTTAGGCGGTGTAAGGCCTGGTGCTATGGGACCGGCCTCAATAGGCTTCATTTCTGGTTTAACAGACTCAAGAACGAAGTCTATTTCCGGCATTAACCCACTATCTCTTAAAGCAACAAACTTATTATAATCGGAGCCCAGAATCTTCTTAGCGGCATCAGATTTATCACCAAATAAGTCAACATAATTCTTTATCCCTTTTTCGTTTAACAATCTTTTTTGCTCTGCCGAAACAACGTCCAACCCATAATAAGAACGAGTAGCTGTTGTCTGACCAAACTTATCATCTACGGCAAATGAATTATAAGCCTGATTCCCTCCGTAGCTTCCGGCGTCCTGGCCCCAGAATCCGTATTCATCTCTGAATTTCTTGGCTGCATCAGCATTCGTAATAGCGCCTACATCAGCTAACGCCCACAATGCATTTAATTGCCTGTTGTATTCTTTCTGGAAACCTTCTGTATCAAAATCACCATCCGTATTGTACTTGTTAGCCCATCGGTTTATGTCGAGCAAATTAGATACCGCCTTATCATTTACCCTGCCGTATCCTAAATTGCTTCTATGTTGGAGATTCTGGTTGGCATTGACACTGGAATCAGGATTAAGAATCTGCTCACGACCACTAACATCAGATACAGTCATATTAAGAGTTCGTCCAAATAACTGATTGATAAGCTTATTGTAGCCGATAGCATTCTTTCTAAGTTCCTCCAGCTCCTTCTGAGTAGGTCCACCTTCAGCCATTTTTCTGGTTTGCTTAACATACTCGTCATATATCCAGTTCTTAGCATCTGATTCTGCAATATTAAAAGCCTTAGCTTGTTTCTTTACCTGATTCAGATCAACAACCCCGCCATCCCTAAAAAAAGCATCTATCTTTTCTTGGCGCTTGGATTCCTCTTGTTTGTTATAGACAATATCAGCAAAAGACCTGGATTGCACCTCAAGTTCGTCTATTTCCTTTTGATTATCATTTACGTACTTGGAAAGAATGGACTTATTCAACTCAGAAGTATTTTTATCCTTAACATCCTTATTCTTTTCTAACCTCTTGAAAACACGTTCCTGATCATCATACTTTTCGGACAATCCTATTTTTTTCTTATATCTATCAAGAAGCGTAGCATACGTATCTTTTTCCGTAGCGCTAATGCCATAATTTTCCCTTACGTAAGAAGCGAAATCATCATCGATAGTACGGTAATCTGAAATAATATGAGCTTCTGGCAAATCAACGGGAGTGCCACCGTCTTCATGCCTGTTGCCTTTTGCCTCCATAGGACCAACATCATCCGGAGTCGAAACGTATTCTCCTTTTTCTATCTCAACATTAGCATTATCCTCCATAGATTTAGGAAGAGGGTAAATGTATTCTCCTGTCAAATCAGACGTATCTATTCTCTGACCATTTCCAAGATTAACGCCACCTCCTTCACGTTCCCATCGGATAAACTGCTGCCGGCGCTCTTTTTCGAGCTTTTCCCTTGCCGCCTGCTCGTCTCTGCTGGCTGCATACGCAGCAGATGAAGCTCCCATGATATTACGAGCAAGACCCATGCCAAGGCTCAATCCAGAAAAAGCAGCCTGTGCCACATTAGCGCCGACCTTATTACCTGCTCTTATCCGACCAAGACTTGTACCGAACATTTGAGCTCGACCTCCAAGATCAGGAGAATAATAAGGAGCAGTCATAGGATCCAGAGGATTCCCATCTTGTGATCGCTTTTCATTTGATTGATTTTCTTCTTTATCAACACTAACAATAGTTCCTTTGGGCATAGACTTAGGATCGAACGTATTGTTATTACTTACATTCATAGTCGGAATAGAAGGTTCTTGCATTTTTATAGTAGAATAGTCAGGACCTATAATATTGTCAAATCCCGCCTCCATCGTATCTATTTCCGAATTTATCTCACTCATACCAGGAACATTAGACATGTCCATATCAATATATGGATTAGATGTCGTATCAGCCTGTTGTGTAACATCCTGAACACTACCACCAGGAGCGAATACCGGACGATTTTTTATGATTCGTAATCTCATACTATCTTTTTTCACAAAGATAAGAGAAACGAACGAGAAAATCCAACGTTATGGGATACGTTTAAAAATCAGGGACGTATGACAGACAAACCGCCCGAATCAGGGTCGTACTTAAGACCGCATGCCCGGCGATAGTTCTTAAGCGCTCTCTTGTACAAAAACAGCACTGTCTTGGAAACTATTTTCTTCATAGATTTAGTTAAAACCTCTTCTGTTGAAACAGACATCAGACAGCTATTCAAGAACGACCTAACATTGGAACCGAACAAGGTCTTCACCATTTTTCTAAACGTTCTAAAAAGATATGATGCGGAAAGATCCTTTAACCCATTGCGAACCAGCCTATTATTAAGATAATTAATGGCTTTTTCAGATAGACAAAGCCTGTTCTTTCCTTGACTATCCACCTCTGACGAGAACCACGAATACAAGGTGGTAGGATGTTTCTTGAGATGGTTGATGAAAGAAGTCATTATCCCTTCTTTTAAAGCCCTTTTATGGGCTACGCATGCAGCAATCTTCTCTTCTCTTTTCAAAGAGCTGTCAAGGCATCTAAACACCGTCCTATCGTCTCCGATGAAATACTGAGGACGTTCTTCCTTAAACTTAGCCCGATATGCGGCATATCCTTCCTTACGGAGCATATCTATCTGAGACCGGATATAGAACCTTACACACTTTTCTTCAGCTTCTTGCACGCTTTTAAGATAAGGAACTGACTTTCTACCATATCGGAGATAATCATAAACCATAGCCTCAATAAAGTCATTGTACGGAAAGAATCTTCCAAATCCAAAGTTCCAAACTATGAAACATCGCACTCTATCTTTCCAGTAATCAGATATGAGAAAGTTGCTACAATATCTCAACTTCCTGTCTTTCTGATAGAAATGATGAGTATGTTTGTCATAAAATAGATTAAAATATCTCAAATTGCCTAAACACTGACCGGCTGGACGGCGTACTACATTGCACCCTAAGTTGCTAAAACTATTGTATATAACTTCTATCGGAGAGACCTGCTCTTTCTTAAAGAGCTTGTCGTGTAACTTGTGAGGATCTATTATTTCTTTTAACTTTGTGTCCATATTGATAATGTTTTTTTAGTGCAAAGATATGGTTTTTCATCATACGCTCAAAGAAGAAAATGCACGGCCTTGTATCCGGTTTGAGAGAAATAGGATACAAGGTTTTTTGTTTTATGACGGTTTGGATAAGAGACAGAAAAACGGCTCGAAACGTAACCGCCTGATCGTCAGTGGTGGGACAACAAATCTTGAATTAAAACTACGCCTATGAATAGTCTCCGTTTTCCTTAATATTAAGACCATTTTCAATGATCTTACTCATTATATTATTTATATTATTTTATATACTTTACCATTTATTCATATAATTGTTTACAGTGAATGAACTTAACGACCGAAGGGAGTTAAGTGAGTGAACGGATTGACAAATTATTTTTTCCGTCATCGTATTGTTCGCCTAATTGTGTGAAAAGATTGAGTATCGTGACCGAAGGGAACGATGCGAAAGAACATATAACATTTAAAAAACGACTGAACCTATCTACCGAAGGGAGATAGGTGATGGAGTGACATTAATAGTTATATTAGGTAGCCAGTGGAGAATTAGGCAGGTAGTAGGCGAGACGGGCTCCCATGCCCGTCAGGACAGTGGAGGTACGTAGGTCTGTTCTGTTAAACCAAGGCGATGATAGTTCCATCCTTCACGAAATCGCACAAAAAAGCCGGATTATCTTGATATCGTTCTTCAACCTTCGGTATCCGCATAACGAGTCTCAAATCCGGCTTCGCTTTATTAATATGAGAAATAAAACAATCTTGTTCTAATTATCAGTGACGCCTTTAATGCGAAGTTGTATATTGGGAAGCACGGCATTAATCAAAGCCATTTTCTTATCCTCTTCGCTTTCTTTTTGATGCTGTCTATACATCATGCTGTAATCAATGTCATCACCATCCTTTTTCCCGTCTAACGTCAGTAAATGATTTATGATGTCTTTACCATACGTTTCAGTCCATGTACGGAATCTCTCTTCCTCGGACTGTCCCTCCTGGGACTGGGCTTCCGGGTTAGGGAGGGCGGCTGCCACTTCTACCTCTGGAAGTGTTACCAATGCTGCTATTTCTCCATCATCTCCGAATCCCATTTGACCATACAAAGATACGGAATTTTCTTCAATTTCCAAACCAAGATTTTTAGCAACTTCCATAGCATAGTCATAACGGTCATCATTTCTTATAACACTCTTATGAGGACGTCCTGCTCCTTGGTTCCAAGCTACTACAGCATCCTTAAGGTTATCGGCGTTCATAAAATCCTGCCGGCTGTAGTTGTAATACCCTGGTCCTTTTTTTCCTTTTCTTGTGTATAAGAAATTAGAATATCCGGTTTTCCCTTCGTATTCGTCAGCTAAGAACTCAAGTTGGTCTTTGAATGTGGGTGTAGAATGACCTTTCTTTTTGGCGTGCTTGAACAACTTATCCATGCGCTCATTATGCCATTGTTGTATGCCGTATGACGTTCTGTTGTCTCCGTATATGTCATCTTTAAGACCGGATTCAGCCATGAGGTTACCTATGATGGCGAGCGCCTGTATCTTAGACATGCCTCTCTTATTAGTAAAGTAATCATATGCTTCACGTTGCTTGCCAATTACGCCACCTTCTTCAGCAAACACAATGCTTTTACTTGGTTTATCGTTTTCGTAGAAATACATGAATTTCCTACCAGGGAATCTGTGTGATGCATCTTTCGGATCTCCGTATTCTTTTTTATGATCAATAAAACGAAAACCAGCCTTGTATGGAGTAAGCTTCCCTCCGTTTCTTTTCTTTTCTTTTTTAGGATCAGCAATCCTATCCCCTACATAGTAGGCCCCTAATCCCACCGAGGCGTGATCTGTTATCCATTTGGCAGCCTTTTTATAGTCTGATATGGATTCAAAATATTCTTTCATCTCATTATCATACCCATAATCCTTCAAGTAATTTCTGGCTGCATATTCTAACATTTCAGGCGTCATTTCTTGAGCATCATCGGTCAAACCAAAATAATTTTTAATCTGAGTTCCTCTGGCCGCCATTTCCGTAAAATGATCCTCTTTGAAATAATCTTTTACTTCATCATCATCTATCTTATTCAAATCAAATCCGTTTTTATCTGCGCCTGAATCTGGATAATGAATTTTGTGTTCCACTTCATGACTTTTCACAAAATTCTCTACATCCTTGTTAGATATATTGGGGTTTCCTTCGAGAAATAAATCAATGAACTTATCAACGTTTTTAGACCTGATTATATTTCCATTTAATACCCCATATCCAGATATTTCATCTATTATCTCCCTTATCTCATCATCAGAGTATTCATCTCCTAAAAAATACTTTGCATCCCTGAAAACTTTCGGATCATCCCAATCATATATGTTGGTATCAAGCATATCCGGATCTGGCTCCCCATTTTTCATCCTTAACTTCTCCCCAGTAAGTCTTTCATAGGCTCCAGAGAAAAGTCGCTTTTTATGATTTTCCCATGACTCACCTATAGGAGATGCCGGTTTAGCATAGTCGGGCAACGATCCTAAAAGTTCTTTGTCTCTTTGAGATAGTTTTTTAGTAGCTCTTTTTGCCTGCATTGCCTTTTTTGATATGCCTCCTACAAAAGGAATAAGACCCATAGCGGCCATAACCATTCCAAGCGCATCTCTATCTATGAAAGAATCATACGCATCCTTGACGTCCATTATATCACCTACTACAGGAACGCCTCCAGCTACAATTTCGTTTATATTCACACCATCAACAGGGATCGTACCATAATTAGCATTTTCATTTATTCCGCTTGACCCTACTGATGTATTATCCTTAGATGCAATGTACCTATATTTAGATCCGTTTTCTTCATCTACGGCTCCTCCTTCTTTTTTTATATTGGTATTGTATCTCTTTCCATTCCATGTAAATTCCTTAAGACCTCTTTTCCTGGCTTCTTTAAAGGCTTCGCCTCTTGTAGTGGAAATCGGGTCTTGTAATTCAAGATCGTTTTTTATGTCAAGAATAGCATCAATAATACTATTATTCTTTTTATCAGCATCATCTGAATTATTAACATTATCCGTAACATAAGATTGGCTTATCAAGTTTGATACGCTCTTTCTGTTTTTATAAGTTCCTTCTTTATCTGATGGAGCTTCAAAAGCATATACAAGTGGATACGAATAATCTGTATCTGGATCTTCTGACATAAATTCGTTTACTGCATGAATGGCTTTATCATATTTAGTATCCTTTATACTATACATCCCAGCATCTTGAACATGATCATAAAATCTGTCTATCATATAGTTGATATATCCACGCTTATCGCTCTTAAATCTCTCTTTATCTCTTTCAAACTCTTTTGGCGGATATCTTTTGTAATATTCTTGAAAAAGTCCCCTAAATTTTCCATCCTCAGATACAGCGTAGGGGTTTCCACCAGATTCTTCAATAATATTTCCAAGTACGGCTTCTATCTGGCGTTGATTAAAACCTTTATCATATAAAGCATCATAGATCATATTCATCCCTTCTACGTCCATAGTACGATGCTTACCCTTACCCACACGCTTCATATTTTCATATTTGGATTTGAATAAATCCCAATCTATTTCCGGCTTAGAAGAATCCCCTCCTTGTTTTTTGGATCTTATCTCCATCCTTTTATCCAAATCATTCTTTGAATCAATAATGGATCTAAACAGGATCTTGTTTGGATCATTCTCTTCGTATGGGATTTTATCTTCTACATAATCCCTTATTTCAAAAGGATATCCTATTGTATCAAGAGTCTTAGTAACAACCCCAACACCAAAAGGTTGATCGCTTCTATAAAAATCGTACTTATCTTTCACAACCATCCTACCTCTATCATCACGGTACATGGTAAAACTTGATAAGCCTGATAAATCATTTAAATCTCCGTAAGCATCCGGTATAAAATTATATTCGTTAAATACCTGATGTTCCCCGGTTCTGGCTTTTTTTAAGAGATCTATACCCTCTTCTACCATTCCAAGTTTCCTACTTGTTACATCCCTTAACTCCTCCAAATCAGATACGTCCTTGCCTGCAACTTTTCCATCAATTATCTTATTATCTAAAGAATCAAGCTCCCTTCCATATTTTTTAGCCATTTTCTCCCACCCACCATTTATCCTGTCAGATATAATGGATTTGATATTGTCTGGTATTCTGACAATCCCATTTTCCTCTTTCAGGTTATTTGGTTGGTTTAAGAATCTAAACCAAAGATTCTGACTAAAATCATCTACATTGGCTTTCGGAACATCTTGACCAAAAAATTCCATTATTTTGGTTTTTAATCCTCTTTCATTAGCATACACATCAGGTGTTATATTAGATGCCAGATATTCTCTAAGTTTTACAAACGGACCAATTTTATTCCATAATGTTTTTGGTTGTTTGTCCTTTACATAATTTTTAATTTTCTTTGCCATATTTTTCTTCCTCTAAGAATCCAAACATTTCACCTGCGCAATTACCAACAAATCCGGCTATGTAAGCTGCGTGTTCATCTTCTCCCATCTTAAAGCCAAGAGACATATTACAATGTTGGCATACCGACATAGCTGCATGAAATGATTCATGACATATGTTTCGCATAGTCATATCATTCTCACTTTGAAAATTCCATAATAACTTAAAAGCTCTATCATCCCCCTTATCACGAACAAGATTCAAGAAAGAGGCTTTTGAATCTAAATCGCCTTCATCTCCCCATTCTCCTTCATGATCCAATTCTGCATTCTCAAAACGATCACACAATGTTTTGTAATCTAACCCTATGGTGATAATCAACTTTAGTGGATATATCACAAAATCAAATTCTTTTTCTTTCATTCTTTTTTTTTCAACAAATGTAAACAAAATAGCCGAAGAATGCCACCATTCATTCTCCGGCTTGTTATGATAAATCTCTTCTTATGAAAACAGTACGAATGTAAGATTTAAATCTTAATCTTCTTAATTTCATCAATCATATTCTTATATCCGCAGAACTTGCTGTTAATAACATCGAAGATAGATTCTGACCAGCCAGCTATGTTCAAGATATTAGATCCTCTGTAAAACATCTCACTTCCATATCCTTGAATAGAAATAGAAACGATTTTGCAATTTGGATTCACTTTTTTAAACCCTTTCAAAAGTTCAGCGAATTTACCATATCCATAACTGGAACTTTTCTCCCATACAACAGATTCACCGTCTCCTATCTGCATATCTGAAATAACGTACAAGTTATCTACTTTGATCTTATCTTTAGCGCACTTATCCAAGAATGCAAAAAGACCGTTTTCGGTAGCACCACCGCAGTCTCCTCCGGCAGTAAAAGATTTTTTGTTGTTCCATAAAACACCTTTACTTCTGTCATATTCGTAGTTGATAAGCTCATCACCGAACATACCGATAAATACGTCAGGGAGCACGGATGCAATCATACAGCCAAACAGGTTACCGATGACAGCCGTATCTGTTTTGCTAAAGGCAGACACCTTAGAAGATCCTCCCATATCTCCACGTACAGAACCGGAATGGTCTATCAGGATCGCCGACCGCCCCTCCAATACCGGCAGGTTCTTGCAGGAGATGGTTATGGCTTTCTCCAACGCATCTAAAATCTTATCTTTGTTACGCGCTGTTAATTTAGTTCGTTTTTTATCCGACTCAAATACAATATCATTTTCGGAACCGGTAGCACCTATATTTTCAACCTCTTTGTAAGCTGAAGCAAAACGGAAAGGAAGCATCTTCGAATTAAGTACCTTCTCTTCTATTGTAAGCTGCCTACAAACTTCATCTATTTGATCAGGCGCGTATTTGATTATGTTTACAAGGTTACGAACCATATTAAAAATAGGCATACCTTTTACATTAGAAACCACGTCCCGAATAGCGTCACCTAAAGCTTCTTTCTTTTCCTTATTGTCTTTCTTGTCCTGTCCGGCTTTAGACATTTCTTTTTCAAGAATCTTGCTTTCGTATAATCCAGACAAAGACCGACCTTCTATAAGATACTGGAAAGCTGTTTTGTTAGCCTGATTGCCTTTAGGGTGAAATAAGTTTACGAGGTCAACCATAGTAATAACCCTACTATCCATCTTATACTTATCAATCCGATACGGATCAAGACCTTCTAAAGCCGTCTTAAATCCTTTCTTAATAGCGCTGGATATACCTCTTAACTTCTTTGGATTTTTGTCGTTAAGAGCCGCATAACAGCCAAGGATTTCGCTCATATCATCAGGACGCATAACGATCTTATTATAGAACCTTGAAGCCCATTCCTTACCCGATGCTTTGCTGGCAAGGACAGAAGCCATAAGATGCGTAACAGACCGCAGCCCCCCTTCCTTCCGGACATACAATGCCGTCTGTGCTGCAAAATACGGATCCACTTGGTCCATAAGATTCTTAATTCTTTCTACTTTGTCTTTTTCTTTCTCATAATAAGAATCAGACAACATGGTAGTCATTACCGTAGACACCAACTCTTCTTCTGCATTAGGCTTATATGCCTTCTCGCCCATTTGATTCACGATCGTAGGTTTAACACCTTCATCCTTTTTGTTAAACTTTCCCATTTGTTGTTTCTTTAAAATGTTATACAAAAAAAGCAGCGATATTACTACCGCTGCCTGAAAAAATCTATCAAGATGATTACTCAATGAGGGAAAAGCTGAAGTTAGTGTAAACAATGAAATAATGGATTTGAACCATCGACCTATACTTTAAAAGAGTATCGCTCTATCCATCTGAGCTAAATTCGAAGTAACTAACCCCATCACCACTCATTAGTTTCTTATGTCTTCCAAACAGAGGAAAAGCGGAGCCGGATCTAAAATGAAAATATCGGATTCGAACCGATGAAAAGCAAATGTACCTGATGCTGCGTTAAGCCACTACGCTAATTTTCGAAGTAACCGGACTCCTCACCATCTGTATATTTTATTAAAACAGGGATAACTTGGAAGGTGTTTTAAAGGAGGTTTTGATCTACCAACTGATCTAATCTTTCTTACATGAAAAATACAGGACTCGAACCTGTGACACAAACCGAAGTATCACCTTCCATCACCACTGTCTTATATCATAATCTCTCTTGATTACGATGCAAATATAGACACTAAAATATGATTTACAAATTAAAATGATTTAAAATAGATTAATTTGAATAAATTATTTTAGAGCCATAATTGGATTGCCCCATCTCTTTTTCCACTCTTTACCTAAATACATTCTTAATTCCTCGAATGAGACATATGCATCCTGTTCATCAATATAATAATGATGGATGTCTTTGTCGTAGATTTCTTGCCGTTTGGCATCACGGGCACGCCAGAGCAGTTCTTCCGGTGTCGGCTGTGGTTCCGGTGTCAGTGCCATATACCAACACTCGAGCGGTGATGCCTCCGGATAGTCGTTATGATACTGTTCCTGCTCTTCACTAAGCAGGAGATAAGCGCCATCTTCGTAATTTTCGATATTGTCGCCAACAAGATAGGAATCAGGCAATTCTTGTTCCAATTCCAAAAACTGAATGTTTTTTTTGAATATACAGCATATTGTCTTATTTATATTTCATGTAACGAAGTATTATGATACCGGAACCGCCTGCGCCAGAATAGCATCCTCCTGAGACATTGGAACCACTTATATAAAAAGAACCTCCTCCTGAGCCCGTATTGGGTTTCCCATTAGTAGGGTTGCCTAACGATCCTCCCCCTATACCTATTCCTCCTCCTCCTTGTGACGATCCGGAGCTATATTCTCCGCCCCCTCCACCACCTCTTTCAGGGCCTGACGATGCACCAGAGCCACCGCCACCAACAATGAATACATCAACAAATTCACAACCAGCTGGCACCATCCATGTACCGGATGATTTTAACTCTTCCACAACTTCTACCAATTCTCTCTTTCCCATCATCACCCTTCTCCTCATCTCTCACCTCCTTTCATTATACTCTCATGACAATTATCCCATGTTCTTTTTTTTTCAGTGATAGACCTGTGGCTTTTCCGGCTGGCGGTTCGACGCTTGTTTCCTCCGATTGCCAGCCGGATAAAATCACTTATGAAAAAGTTGGAGTTTACCCCCCCCCTATGCTAACTTTCCTTCTCATATTATCTATTTTTAATCTTATCTTCAGAAATCAACCACTGGAATATGATTTTCCGGTTGCTAATTACTTTCTTTATCCTCATCAGCATCCAACTTCCTCTTAATCTATCCAGCCATGATCGTCTGAAATTAAGAGCATCAGGATTAACTGACTTATTTATATCGTTATCGTCCTTGATCCAAATAGGGGTCTCTGACCGGTCATCGTCAACCCTGTTGAAGAAGTCATTTAACTTATGTCTTCTATATACCTCAGTATCCAGGACCTCGGTATGGTCGCCTACGATCTTCGGATACGATATACGTTGCGCTAAATTATTCTTTTCTTCTGGAACAAGACGAATTTCACCTGAGTTGTTTGTGTCGTTGTAGATAGTTATCGTATCCAAACCCACTTTCCTGTCAAGTGTGTAATTCACATCATCGACGTATTTCCTTGCGTCAAGCTCATACTCAACAGAAGCCAGCGTAGAACCGTTATATTTCTCTTTTATCGGCACTTCTAATATAAATGGATATGTTGTGCCGTAGAATGTTTGGAAGCTCTTATTCGTCAGCAAATGACTCCATAAACCACCTTCTTCATCTGATGCCGGGAAGTTTATTCCTGTCTGGAAATATTGTTGCTGTTCTATATAATAGTCAGGGCAGAACGAATAATAAGAAATCCATTCTTGCTTCAGACACGAATATCCGATAGTGAACGACACATCCTTGAAATACTGTTCGTCTTTTAAGGATATTTCTTTATCGTTTGACAACACCTCTGTTTCATTGTACAAGAACCTTCCACCATCATATTTGTAATATGCCGGGTTCTTAACAGGTATATAATCTTTTTTCGTGATAAGTACCCTCTTATACCTATTATCCCATCCAAGAGACAGACCAAGACCGATAAATTTATTATCCGTATCTTCTTCTGTCATTTCTGTACCAGTTAAGATATTAGTTATTCCGTATCTAAGGATCTTAAACGGAAGATGACGCTTAAGCCAATGTCTGACACCTACACTAAGTTCCTTAAGATTACGTCCGTTCGGGTCGGTCATAAACACCTGTGCTCTTTTAGTATCTACCCAGAAATGACCAAACTCTGAACTAATTATTTCAGTGCTCTGGGTTCCAGAATAACCGAGGTCGGTCGTGTTGTACTCCAGAGGCCTGGACGCGAACAGACCGCCGGCGCCCATCTCTGCCTGCCCTGGGGAGGTGCGCTCCTTGATTACGTCTATGGCGTTATGGAGTGAAACCTGGTCCTCGAACCTGACAAGAATCTGATCGGATTCAATACGCTTCATGTGAATAAGCTTCCCGTTACTGGTTGGGAACTCATGATAATCCATAGGCTTGTACGTCAACCACGGATCTGTTTGACTGTTTTCAGATACGTCAGCCCTACTCCATATAACACCATTAGGTCGCTGGTAAGCACAATCATAAAAACGACGTTCGTATGTCGCCGGCAATACATTAGGTGTCAATGTCATTCTTGATGAGTATATAGGACTTATCTTGTAATCATTGTCCCTATGGATAGATACGTTCTTTTCTTGTGTCCACCAAGCAAAATCACCATGAGCCGGATAAAACCATTCATGAGGCTCTACTCCTTCTAATCGGAAATTGCAGTTTATTTCCGATTCTACGAGGAATTGAGGAATACCATAAGACCACAGATAGAATCTACCATCCACGTATTTCTTAGCCTCGTTCTCACCATTTAAATTATACAAACTTTTTCTGTTTGGATAAAAAGAATACGTTCCTTTGCTTGATGATGTCCAGCTATTAAAACGTTCGTTGTCAGTATGCTCAAGCATATCTTCTCCAGTATCGTAATTAACGAAATACTTGGGAAATCCGACATTTCGGTAATCATTGTAAGCAAATGGTATCATATCCCCTATACCAAAAGCAGTATTATAAAAAAATGGGAATTTTCGTTTCATGGAAAACCTCGATATGTAGGTGTCACCGCCAAACAGAGGTTGTTTCCCTCCTTGGAAGAATCCACATCCTCCTACTGATATCCATTTGATGTCTTCTATAGCTCCATACTGATCGGGTCTGTACCGCATAAGCTTCATATATGGAGAACAGATATAAGACAACATCTTCGTCCTTTCAAAAGATTCTTTAGACCCGGCATCAGAAGCCATGATAACAGGGTCATGAATACGACTTGTATCATATACCTGGGCCTGCATAGGATACGATACAAGATACTTTGAATTTAAGATGCTTGTATCAGGATCCTTTTCTCCCGGATCTCCAAAAGACAAGAACATGGAGGATTCTCTATCTATGTTATTTATAAACAAGAAATCTTTTGAAGCGTTTTGGTTATCATCACCCACATCTTCTCCAGTAACCCAAGATGATGTCGTAGACGGGTCGGATATGGGGTACATACCTGATTTAAGACTCTTGGTGTTAGCCAATCCCCTTAATCTGTTTTGTTCGTATGGAGCCGTATCATCGAAGCCCATCATGCTATTGTAGTAACCTACAGACGTGTAGTAAAAAGCATGGTTTCTTCTTGGGCCATTGTTTATGAATGTCGTGAGCCAATCATATCTATACTTACCATACAATACCGGTCTTTTAGCAAGCGTATCAGATATGGTGGCAATCATTGAAGCGAATATCATTGCCATATTGATATTACCTATCACACCTACATACGCAGACGTAGAACGGTTCATAAGCTCTTCCGCTATCTGAGAAGCTATGGTGGCCGTAGATTCGATGTTAGCCAACGTAGCCGCCATCTTATATGATTGTTTCCCTAAGATAGTCCATTTAGGATGATCTTCAACCTCATCAAAGTTTCCTACAGACATTCCCCTTATAAAACCTTCTATAGCTACCTCCGTAGGGGTTTCAGGTTTATTGAAATAAATATCAGGAGAACTAAATGCATACCACACGTTTCCTCTTCTGAAAAATGGGTGGGTTATAAACGATACCCTTTTTTCAGTTGCGTAATTAAAAGAGTCATCCGATAAATCATTATACGGATAATTAGGATACAGATTAAGATTCGAGTTTTGACCGGAATACCTGTACATGTCGTAAGCTATTCCGGTGGCTATAACAGAACGATTAAGACGTCTGTCACCTCTATATATTTCATATCCTGTAACCATATCTCGCTGCTCTTTGGTTATCAATCCGGAATCTACAGCAAAATCAAGGAAGACGTTAATCATATCCTCGTCTACTAATATTCCTATAGGATAAATATCGGAAGGAACATCATAAGACCTAACATCCCGGTTCATGAAAAGCATATGATCGTTGTCCGGGAACTTATAATGCCGGATAGGTTGTTGGCAAAAGACGGTACTGGTATCTACCGTACCATATTTATGACCTTTAAAAGACATCATTCCCTTGTCATCCGTAGAAGGGGAACCGTAGTATTCAGTAAGCTTGGATACGATATTGTCGTAAGCTTTCTTGGAATTGCCTTCATAACCATGATCACTTATCTTAACCTTACTACTGTCATACAGTTCAAAATTAGCAGGATACTTCTCAGACGATTCCCAGTAAGCGAAATCACCGTACTTGTATTTCCTTGGAGCGCAGTTTATGGGACGATCCCCGCATATCGTACACTGGCTGGCGTATTCTACTGTGGCCCTTAACGATATTTCTTTTGCCCGTACATTTATCCGGTCTATTTCCTTTTCTCTGATACCAAAAATATAGGGGTATATAGTTTTACCAAGGACGTAAGATGTGCCTACCAAACCTCTTGACGGATTCTTACTGTTCTCCTCTTCTCCATCGTCTTTAACCTTACAGAAATCAATTTGTCGGACAGTAAAAATCCAAGGGCATGATACGATAGGGCAGTCTATGGCTACATACAATCCATCAGGGTACTTATCGAAGAAAGATTCGCCTATGTGCCCAAAGTAAGGACGGGATGCTCCAACGATAACATAATTATCGCCTTCATCCATAATCTTCTCCCAATTAAAGTTGAGATCATCCTTATCTATCTTCCTATTGCTTCCTTTGTATCTTGGATCTAATGATTTCCAGAAAGAAAGACGGACATATTGTGTGGACACAGCATCCATAAGACCATCTATTTTACCCAAAGATTCCAAATAAAGAACTTTGTCCTTGGCCGGGAAATCAGGATCATCCCATTCTTTAGGTCTTGTAATATGAAGGAAACGGGCGTTACGAAGCACGCATTTCGTAAACCTCCATACCAACAACTCTGATGTAAACATCGTAGAACCTTTAACATCTTCAGGAATAAGAGCGCCTACGTTATTGTCAGCTAAATTAGCATAAGAGTCCCAGGTCCATCCATCTCCGTAATCTCCTTCTGGAACGTAACCGGTATCAAGGAAATTATATGAATAATCATCTATCTTCTTCTCTATCTCAGGCCAGGTGTCCCTTATCAGGGCTCCAGGCGCTATCCTTGACCTGTAGGCGTCGTTGTGGATAGTGCTCGAAGAACGTCCGGCACGCCAATCTGGGAGGCATCTTCCATTAAAACAAACCTTCCCCTCTTCATCTTCTTTATCGTTATTCCACACATCATTCATAAGAAGGTATGCTCCAAGAAGTGTAGAAGATGACTGGAATGAGTTATAATCGCTTCTGGCAACAGTAGGATTAAGACAAGGCTCTTCTATAAAACATCCGCAAGTACACGGCATAGAATCCAGAACATAAATAGCTTCGGCTATAGACTGTAATATAACAGACGGTTGTAACAGAGAATCATATACAGCACACGCCTTAGTCCCATCATCTCCCGACCAGAATCCAGCCCAATGACCGCCATCTTCGTCATCGGCAAAGAAATACTTGTCCATGAACTCTATCATTTGCTCCTGTAGTTCCCAGTTAAATAACACAGAATACTTATCCTGCTTTTCACCGCCGGTAGTATATAGGTAGTCGGTAGATACGTGTTCCATATCCTCAAGCTCCTTATACGTATATTCTTCACGGAAACCCACAATACGATCTACCGGAGCTGTAATAAGCGAATACTGGCGGTGCGCATCAGTACACTCGGCTCCAAACTCAGGAGCCTCGATACCATCTATAGCTTCTTTTTGTTCCTCCGTATTAGGATCGTCAGGGTCTCCGTAGCTGTTGAATATATCGCATATTTCGTTGGCAGCAGCATTATTAGGTTCTTCTGTAGCGGTATTACATGCGATGTCTTTTATATTAGATGAAAAATAATTAATCACCTCATCTATTATAATCTGACTTCTGAATGTAAAACTAACGTTTGTATAAGTTTTAAAATCATTTTGCAATGTTATGGTTTGACCGATAGTAGCCGGATTCTTACATTCTTCTTGTCCGGTTTCTTCATCATCAAAATCCTTCGGATCTCCTGCCGTATTATAATACTGCCACTTGAATTTACGCTCTTGCCCTGAACAAGGTGGAGCATATTGGTTTATGGACTTATATACCCTATCGGTATCCTTATTTTCTATTTCTGCCGCAGCATCTTTATAAGGGGGAGGTATTAACACAAATGCTGGAGTTTTGTAACCGTTGGAACACTTAAAAGAAATAGCAAACGGATACACTTCATTTCTCATATACCCCACATACAACGAACAGGCATTACCGTCCTTATACAGATCTTCGTGGGCTACCGATGCCTGCCATTGAAGGAAGTGTCCCATGAGGGAAACTACAGGCTGTAAATTCCATTCTTTTTCCGCCGTAAGACCATATTGGAGAAGACGATTCCCGACAGCTACAATCCCCCTTGATGTGTTATATACAGGTTTTTTTAAGGATATGTGTTCGAATGTCGTACGTTTGTTATTAAGATCCGAATAATACAATATAGTCTTTTCTGATACAGGATGGATGCCTTCTACAAAATAGTCAACAACCGGTTGGGTTTCTCCGTTGTATCCTACTGTGTTTTGAATGATAACAACCTTAAAATACTCAACTTGACGATCTATGTTAGATACGACAAACCTAATACCTAAATTAGTACGTTCTCCCCATTTGCCATCTTTTTGAGTAATATACTGTTCATCGAATATAGGTACAGGATTAGTAGGATTAGAATAACTTCCAAGCTCGTTTCCAAACTCGTCACAAGGAGCCACAGTAGCCTGATAGACGCCTGAGCGCAGGCTGCCCCCGTACTCTATCTGAGCCGGCTCTATGCACATGGGTTTGAGTAGCGGAAACACCCTAAGTTTCTCACATGCCAGAAAACAACCATTCTCCTGCATGAACTTTTTCCTATCGTATTCTTTATCGCATATCTTATACCCATGATAATGATACCATATATCACCTTCATCATCAGGAGTCAGAGCCTTGTCTACAATAACATACCTGGGAGGATTATAATCGTCAGTCCAGTAAATACATTTCCCACATTTCTCTGTCTTTATTTCTATGGTTTTTATAGGATGGTAGATAGAGAACTTAAGGCACGGATCTTGCTCGTTGTCTTCCAGCAAGGTCTTCATGCCAGAACACAAAGACTCCGATCCTTCTACCATAGATTCTATATCAGAATCGGATAAGATACTTGTATCGGATTCAGGCTTGAAATAAGTTATTTTAGATACGCCTGTTTCAGGATTTGTTATAAAAAAATAGATATTGCCTGAAGTAAGATCATTCTTGTAACCAATAACTTTAAACCCATCGAAATCAATGCATTTAAGATTACTATGCTCGTTAGATCTCATCCCAACATTACCGTCCTCGGATTCGATGTTGGCATTCAAGGCAAACGTATAATGCTGATCCGTAAGACTCGACGGATGCAGATCGCGATTCATACCTGTTTGAGGAACCGCTATGTTTCTGTTATCTTCTAATGCCATGTTAATAACTGTTTGTCACAAAGATAGCAAAAGAGATTTAATCATGGATTTCTAAAGTAGGTGAAGAAAAGAAATACATTTTCAGTCTCCTACTCTATCAACTACACCTACATAAAAATCGGGGATAGGATTATCATTGAAATTTCTTATTTGAATATCAATATAATTATAGAAATAATTATCAACTGGATCCATTATCGTCACGTTACTTTCTAAAACCCCGTCTTTGTATGAATACAGTTCCTCATGTTCGGAATCAATGTAAAAAATATATCTTGGTAAATCCTGGGTATTAACTGTTAGATGATTATTAAACAAACTGCATTTAGAATGATCAGCAGACAGAAGTAACAATAGAAACGTATATGCAGATTTATCTCTTATTATAATATCACGATTAGATGATACATTAGACAAAACTTTGGATAAATCAAATTCTCCAAAACTTATCTTGAATTTCTTTCTTCTTATTGGAGTTATATATACTGGACTATTAACTACAATATTATTCCATTGAAATTGACTCCCTTCCATTACAGGAGAGAAACAATTACCCATAGCCATATTAACATTTTCAAATCTTCGTCTCATAACATCTACTTACGATTTATATCTTTTACCCCTAATTAACACAGTTCCATCACCGCCGGTTCCTTCCGAGCCGCATCCGCCTCCTCCGTAACCACCACTTTTTCTGTTTCCTCTTCCGATTCCACATCCTTCATCATAATCGGATTCACCTCCCATACCACCATCCCTATTTCTATCAGCTCCACCATCTCCGGCATTTCTTTTACCCGTCGGTTCTCCAAAATCTCTGGTTGTATATCCTTGACCTTTTCCTCCTCCATATTTCGTTCCAGGTGGGTGATATATCCCATTACCGTCTGTTATTCCAGGGGCATCAGATCCATCCGATCCAGCGTAAAACTCATCACCTGATTGATCTACAGATCCTCCACTTCCACCATTTCCTCCAGTATAAGGACCACCTGTTGAGTTTTCTCCGTTAAGAAGACCATTACCAGAAGGATTTCCACCCTCTGCTCTGTAAGATGAGTTCATAAATTGAGAGAATCCTCCCTTCTCAGGATAGCCATAATACAAACCTGCTCCACCTTTTCCTACTATGATATTAATTTCTTGACCTGGTGTTACAGATATTTGAGAACCTTGTTTTATTCCTATATTGTTTCTTTTGTAAGTCTTGGTATATCCACTTCCGGCGCCAGAACCGTTTCCACTTCCACCACCTCCACCAACAAGAAAAACATCTACTTCCGTGCATCCTGCCGGCACTACCCATGTGTAATTACCGGCCGGATAAAACCTTATAAGAAAGTCCTCAAGCTCCCTATTTTTATCAAAAAAACGACGCCTCATAATATATCAGGAATTACCCCCCCCCTATATATAATAACTTATTGTAAATCATATAATTATATTTAATATAGATAATCAAACAAATACAAAGAAAGAATCATTGCGATACATACTACTCTTCTCTGTTGCAGAAGTAATACAATCAACATCTTCATCTGCATTATTAATAAGATCTCTCATTCCATCGTATCTATTAGAAAACATAAAAACGTACCTCTGGTCATTTATCTGAAACTTGTATATAATACCCTGTTGTTCACTTGTAGGATACGGGTCAAATGTAATCCGTATTGACATTGGTTCATAACCGGTAGAGGTGCTTGAAAACGAAAAAGAAACTGGACTCTGGGTATGAATATTAAAAGCCGTACCTTCTCTAAGTTGATTCAGTACACTATTTATCTTATTCTGGCTAATTGTATCGGATTTGACTTTATTCATTAAATTAAATAATCTGATTTTATCTCCAGGTTCTATTTCTGTTTTTACACAATGATAAATAGCTCCATTACCAGATCTTTGTTCTTCAAAATATCTTCTCCTACTCACGATAATACTCCTTTCTGTAATATTTCAAGAAACTAAACCCTTCAGACTCTCTTCTAAATATACCAGGTTTGTTCCAGTCATTTTCAAGATCGAAGGCCTCTCTTTCAAATACGATATTGTGATATGCTTTCTTGTGATTCCGGTATATACACAATCTTATTAGGTATTCAACCAGATACCATACATAGTACAAAAATACCGGGATAGTAAGCAGCCACAACATCCACCATCCTGCATGGCCGTTAAGACCAGATACTAATGCTATGATTGAGATGATTATAAAGCCCGTAGCAAACAACGCCTGATATTGATTACAATGCGTCCCTTCATGATATTCTGCCTTTAATGATATGGCATCACGTTCGGTAAATACGGCTCCAAACAGCATAATTGTTTTATAGCCGTCAATGAACGTAAACAACTTAGCTATCTTAGAATTGTAATAGATTTTCATTTTCCGAATTTAATTTTGTACCAGTTACACAATATCAAAAATTCAATAGGTGAATTAACACCATCCCATTCCCATTTATCTAAATAGGCCCTGAGTTTATCTCCTTCAACGCATTCGGCTTCTTGCAAGAAGACAAGATGAGGCATAAATAACTCCGATCCTTCCAAAGACTTATTAAAGAACTTAACCAGCCTCTTATTAAATCCAGGACCGTACCATGATTTTTCATTTGTGGATCCAAGACAATAGTAAGAATTGTTCTTAACTTTAATACCAAACCATTTACATACGTATGGATGATATACTCTATCTGCTAAGAATATAAATGGCTTATACCATAGGCAATGCCAGAATGTACTACACTCGCCTCCGAACTTCTTAAAAGCCCATCTGAATCCTCCTGAAAAATACCAGTTGTTGGCTCCTCTCTTAACCTTAACTTTGTATTTAAGATTCTTGTTACGGTTGCTAACCCTATCCCACGGCTTGACCTTATCGGTATCCATATCAGGAAGGAATGTCCAATGATGAAGCAAGGCACTGTAATAAGGATTGTATATCTTGTGTCTGTTCCTAATAACGTACTCAAAAATATCGTATCCTACTTGCCTGGCTTCTTCAAATCCTTTTTCTGACAAGAAAGCTAATATAGGAGCCAGATTCCAGATCTGATCTTGTGAAGTGAATGGAGAGAAGCATGGATCTTCGTCTTTTAACTCTATACCATTAGTGTACCCGGAACTTATTTTGGTAAGACCGAATTTGCTTGCATCTTCGCTATGGATATCGTCTCTTAAGAAAAATCCTTTTTCGAATTTGAAATAAATACCTTTATTGTTATTAAAAAATAGATCATAAGTAGTATCGGCAAGACGGGTAAGCACCAGTATGGCATTACGAACATCATCTTTTGTCTTGTAACCAAGAATCATTTCCGTATATACAAGCTGAAGATACTGGGCCAGGTTAATGGTTCCGTCGCCGACCCAGCCTACCCCGTTCTTCACCGACGACAGTGGGATGCACGAGGCCTGCTCTGTGTAGCTGGAATCATAAACGAAATCCCGGTAAAACACCTCCTTAATCCTATTGTATTTATCCCAAAGACTTTCCATCACCTTAACCTATAACAATAACACAATCACGCTTTTCCTTATTATAAACCATCGTACCCATCTTAGTGTACAAACCTTTTATATTTTGGTAATTGGTTTCACCATGAGCCGAAACGTTGGTAGTGATGCTGTCGGAGTAAACCTCCTCGCCACCTTCGTTAATGAAGTTAAATCCTTGTTTAACCATCTCTCCTCCAAGGTAGGCTGTAAAAGACACAACGACATTTCCTCGCCCTCTATTCCCATACCAATTACCATAGATATCGGCATTGATATTAGGCTCAGACTCGTCCATGCCCGGCGCTGATAGCAGGGTCTTCATCTTAATAAGCGCCCCTTCAAGGCCAGACTGCATGTTATCACCACCATAAATAAGGTAATCACCTACCTGTTGTTGGGTAGTAGCCCACTGCTTACTCCATCCAACGTATTTATTATCTACATCCGAGATGCCTGTATTGGTGAACCCAGTTGCAGTATCAAAATCAGAACCGTCTTCTGATTCCCATCCGTATCTAAGAACAAGATAATCGAACTCAGGAATTACAACGACCTGCTCTCCGGCAGCTTGTGTGATTGTAACACTCTTACTCTCTCCACCAGCCGTTACCTTAGCTACGCCTCTACGATCTTCAGCTACCGGATTAGGGCCGGCTGTGAAAATGATGTTTGCCGGTCCTACGCCTCTCATTTTGTCGGCGGTTACTATTTCGCTTGCTTGAACTTCCAACATATTATTTAATCTTTAAAATTTCAAATACATATATCCAACTCAACAAAAATACTACCGGGCAGTACATTGTTTCTACCAAACTCGCATCTCCTTTAAATTGTCTGATTGACCAAACAATCATAGATGCGATAACGCCAGATAAATATATAAATAAGGCTACCTCAATCATACCAATTTAAGTATGTTGTCAATTACAGGATACGCCTTAGCATATATCTCAAACTCAGCACGCCTCCGTCTAAGAGGTTCGTACATGCCTTTCAATGTCATACCCATCATCTTAAGTTCGGTCTTCGCATTTTTCAACTTAACCAAATCTTGTTGTGCATACAACTTAAATAAGTCGGCTGCACCCTGAGCTTCTGCATTATACATCAGTTCCTCAAAGAATCTCATCTTCACAAAATTATCGACATAATCCAGGACCAGACCCTGCGGCGTGTCTGGTATGATTATGTTAGATTCTCCGTCAAAAGGAAGAGACCGGTACTGCATGTAAATAGGACCATCGAAATTAGCATACAGGAATCCGTTTACGATGTTTATCTCATACGGACTATCCTTTATTACCTTATTCCGGCATTTACTCAAACAAGAATCACGAAGCATAGGCTTAGCAAGACCTAACATTATCGGTCGGTCATAATAGCAACGAACTTCATGATCGCGATCATGAACATTGATATAAAATTTTTCAACTATCACTTTCTCGCATTCGTCTTTACAACATTCATCGCAAGAACACCACCTATAACTTCTTTCAGTGCGTTCTTTCCAAGCTATTGTATTTTGAAGCTCTGGTATTACCTTATCACCTTCCGGCACCTCATATCCCTTGAAATCGCATTTAAATGCCAGAATAAGATCAAAGTAATCTCCCGGCATACGAGCCTGTCCTCGCTTGACGTCCACTACCGCCTCTTTGCGCATAGTAATATCGCCTCCAAACTTCTTCAGGGCGATCTCTACCCATTTATAGATGGATACCTCATCTATCAGATCACGTTTGTCAAATGATCTTAAAGACGATTTTAACTCTATGATATAATCTTCGACTGTCATTACTTTTAAAAAAAATGGAGGACAGGAAACGAACCTGACCTCCACAAAGATATTAATAATCTGATTAATGCCCTATTTTGCTGTTTTAAAAGTTAGGATCTTCAAACTTACCGTACTTTAGAAACGTGCTTCTACATTTCCCTTTTATACCATTGAGCGTAACTTCATATCCGGCACCAGTCATGTATATTGTTTGCTGATTGATCCTTTCACCGGAGTACTTATCCACAAAGTAAGATCGATAAACACCAAACTTATTTTTAACGATATCACTGTATAGTTCCCATTTACCCTGCCCGTTCCTGAACATGAATTTCATTTCTTCAAGAAACATACGGAGATTCTTTTCGGCAATAATGATCCCATTTTGTTCAAGCTTCTTCGCAATATCTCTAATCAACCACATGTTTTCATGATCAACCTTCTTAAATGACTCTGCAAACTCCACATCAGGACGCTGCTCTTCTATGGTCTTTATCGCCTGCTGTCTCTCCGCCTCTGCTTGTGCTCTCTCGGCTATGGCTCTATTTTTGGCATCAATCTCGTCAGCTAATGCTCTTAATGCAGACGGATAGTCTTTCGGTGTTATAGAATAGGAACCGGTTTTTCTTATAGAGGGAAGAACCTCTGATGTTACCCATCGTTTAAACTTCTTTGCAGACTCTAATTTGGAAGACAAAACAAGAGAATACAACCCGGATTCATTGATTACCCGTATGCTATCTAACTCATTGATTTCCAAGGGAGCCCAAAACGAGCCTCTCTGAAAATCAGATAGTTGCAAAAGAATGGTATCCTCTTCATCTACGTGTCTTTTTACTGGATTTTTAGGCGTAGCATAACCGAGCGATCGAGCTACATCTACAGCTACAAACCACACGTCACCATTAGGGTCCACTATAGTCCTAATGTTTCCAAACTCTGAATTTCTAAAGATTGTTACACTTCCGTTAGTTTCCGTTTCGCTGGATTTTTGCGTCAAAATAATGCTACTGTTCTTCGCATTGTTTTGAAAATTGTTTACCTTTGTCTCCATAGAACTTTGTCTATATAAAGATATTTGATTAACATTATATCCGCCCGCTTGAGAAAGTAGACGGATATGCAAAAGTAGCGATTATTCTATATACACAAAGGATGATCGCTACTTTTTTTCTACTTATTTCTATGACCTAATTCCTTGTCTTCGAAAACTCTCTTAATCTGGAAATCTTTAAACACTCTTCTTTTAGCAAGTATTTCATTGTACATAAATCGATATCTTCGTCCTTTATTCATTTTAACCCTTAACTTCTTTTTCAAGCTATCTTGTATTACAAAATGGTAATATCTTTTGGAGTCTGCGAAATCCATAACCAGGTGGTTGTAGAGGTAGCCGTTGGTGCCGAGCCTGCTCACGATGTCCAGGTCCCGCCTGACGGCAAAGCGCTGCCCCGGTATAAGTACATGGCATAAGTATCCTACGTTATCTACGTAAACACCGGCATCAGCTTCCACATAATGTTCTGATACGGTTTTCCATATAATAGATAACAGCCTTAAAACCTCCCCTCTGTCTCTTATCATGCCTTTCTTAAAACCATTCTTTCTCTTCATAAGACGATGGTAGTAGGCTACAAAATACGGTGATTGTATCGATGTTCTTTTCATGTCACTAAGTTTATATAAAAATGGGTCTTGGTTTCACAACTAAGACCCAAATAAAGATAAATAATATTTTGTTATTGAACAATTTGACTTTTCTGATTGGAATCAAGATTCGGATTTTCATCGACAGGAATCTGTAGCCTGAACGCTACTTCCTTTATCGTCTCTGCTACCACATACTCAATTAGCTTGATAGGACAGATAAATTCGTATTCCCATTCAGACTCGCACCCTTTAGGTGTAGGATCGCAGGCCATTAATTCCAGCGCCTTCTTTCTTCTTGTTGTAAAGAACTCTACGTTAATAAGCTCTATATGAAAATCCGGTATATAAACATAGTCGTTTTCTACATAATAAAAAGGACGCCGTTCTTTAACGTATTTAGCATACGGTCTTTTTTGTTCATTACGATACGACTTTATTTCAGCGAACTTAAAAAATATAGTGTTATCTACGTTAGTCACCTTAGTAATAGCCGGTCTAAGAGCAGAATAAAGAAGCCCTGGAAGTTTATGCTTTGACCGCATCAAAGTATTGCATAACGCAAATTCAGCATCGCAGCAAACTATCTTGTCAACTTCAATCATCTCCAGGCAAGTAACGTAAGTTAGGAGCCGGTGATCGCCGAGCAACGTCCCATCATCCCACCTCTGGGCTGTATAAGATTCGGCTTTAGTTCTACCGATATTCAATATCCATCTCCGGCTAACATGGGAGTCTTTATCAAGGGCATGAATGCCATTTACGACTCTTGATACAAATTCACCATTTGTAATCATGCTCCCCTCCTTTCTTTTGCTCTGGATTCTCTTGATTTGGCATTCAAGATCCTCATATAAATCTCTCTTTCACTCATGCCGGATATGGTTTTTATAGCATCATCCAACATAACTTTCGTATATAAAGGTTTAGGGAATCCCTTTATCTTAACCGGATCAGGAACTAACTTCGCCTTCCGATATTCATAAAATCTTTTAGAAGTTACATTAAGATAAGAAATAGCTTCCTCGCCAGTATAATACTTAGCGGGATTAGCAAGCAGCATCCATGTTTCCAAATCATTGGCTGTAAGATGATCGCATTCGCCATTCAAAAACATGGCCTTTATTTTATCACATACCGCAGCACCACTCTTACGCAGCGTCTCTGTCAGAATCTCTTTCATCTTCTTTAAAGCAACCTGTTTTAAATCTTAAAATGATAGAGGCAATGATTATAACAAGAGTTACAGCCATCAACGACCATATTGCGATGTTATGCTCAATAGGTATATTGAAATTAACCATAACCCATTCTACTGACACATTAAGCATCATACTGTAGATTAGTAACCTATGCCATATACAAAACTTAAACATTTTTGAAAAAGCTAACAGAAATAGGTCCTATGATAGAGAATGACCTAATATCGGATACAGCCAATTAGTGATACTAAAAGGATAAAACTCATCAAAAATGCTGGCTAACATAATAACCTGCATCAATACAGGATAGTACTTCACAAACGTCACACAGACATTCCTTTGCCCTTTGCTAATAAACTTGTTGCTCATAATAAATTGTTGTTATGTTATTAAAATGGGGAAGACGATCAGCACCTTCCCCTGGTTTTCAATCACTTTTTAGTGCTCGTCTTCTTTCTTTTCATCTTACCTCCAACACTACCGCCTTGGCGCATTTTAGGTTTGTCTTTCTTATCGACTTCACCACCCTGACGAGCTTTCTTTTTACAAGCCATGATACTAAAAATTTAAAATTGAATGATGTGCAATATTAATCATTTTTATCCTAATAGACAATATTTAAAACAAAATATTATAACCCAAAAAAACATTCAAGGGAGAGGACTAAATCTTCTCCCTTGTTGATTATGCTGGATTAAGATTTATTTGAGAATAAGCATATTTTAAAGTACCATTTTCATCTCCACACTCAGCTCCATCTACTATAAAGTTATAAGAAGCAGGAGATTCATTATATACATTGAAAACACCACCTTTCTTAGAGATATTTTGTTTTTCGTACTGCCTAACAGTAGAGGTATTATACACTTTGCCTTCGTAAGACACGTTTATAGTTCGTATATACCATGTAGTATCTCCATTCTCATCTCCAGAATGAACATATCCGGCTAATATTCCTCCATTAACGGCCCCGAAATACGAACAAGAGCTTCCGGATTGTCTTCTCTGGGTTGTTGTTCCGATGCTTATAGTAGCTCCTGATATCTCACGATAATTAGCATCCACCACCTTAATATCACAAGTATATATTCGGATATTTCCATTTTCATCACCAGTCCATTCGAATCCGGCAATACACTTACCGGCACCAGGATTATAAGAAACATTATTCCTCCTGTATGTAGCCCAAGAGCCGTTTTTTAATACAATATGTGCCGGTACAGGATTAACCTCAGCCTTGCCCTCTTGGTTGACTGTTATGTTGACAGTCTTCCCAGATTCATTTTGCTTCAATGTTACAGTACCACTTCTGGGAGAAGAAGAGCTGTTTGCAGACGAGATTATCATAAATGAATAATCATAACCTGACAAAACAGGACAGGATACCCCTGATGGTTTTTCTGTAACTTCTGTAACCCAACTCGGTTTAGAAGATACAGTGTATCCTATCTTGCTTCCATTCTTCTTACTCTTTAATTGGATACATAAATATGAATTATTTGTACCTCCATTCGCATCGGCATTCCAAGTGCTTTGGTTGGTACTAAATTCGTAAGTCACCGCAATATCTTGTGTGATACTAAGAGTAACAGTCTTTCCAGATTCATTTTGAACAAAAACAATATCACCAGATCTGGAAGAAGATGTTGTATTGGCAGATAACGTCACCACGGCCTTCATACTTTCAGATGTCTGGTCTCTGTAATCAACAGAACACCAAGAAGGTTTTGACTTAACAGAAAAACCTATATATGAATTACTCTTAGTACTTATGATAACTTCTTCAATATCCTGAGATTCTCCAGTTACAGACCTCGACTTACTCGTTCTTCCATCATGGAACTCAAATTCATATGGAGCATATCCGCATTTTCCAACTTCAAGCTCGTATTTTACATCTTGATTTCCACAATCATCGTAACGAACGTATTTTACCTTATTGCTGTTGCTATTGCTTCCACATCCAGCTTCTTGCCAAGAACCGTAAGATCCACAATTACAACAATTACTACAATTTACAGAATATTGACGATCTACGCTACCAGAGCAACTATCACGATAAGCATTGTACTGAGTATGACCTACGCAATCTCCTGTTCCGTAGTAAGACCAGTCTGTACAAGATTCTCCACCTCCATTAACCCATCTTGTGTCGTTGTAAGAAGAAGAACATGGATTGGTGTCACGTTGTTGCTTCTGAGACGTACAACCGTCACAACGGGTACTTCCGGTATCCGACCAAGAAGGAGTTGTGCTATCAGCTACGCAATCACCGTTTTTGTTAGCTACTGCCTGACCTTGGGAATTTACAGCATCTTGGGCCTTCTTATTAGCATCAGCTTGACTGATATTGGACGTAAATGGACCACCTACTTGATCTTGGGTTACGGTAACAGACGAACCATGCTGACAGCTTCCGCAATTGTTTCTGGTGAAGACCTTACTTGCCTTACCTGTCCAGGTACAAGTTCCCTGCGCGTCAGCAAGAGCCTGCCCCTGCTGTTCGACGGCAGCCTGAGCCTTGCTATTTGCGTCTTCCTGACTTACGGTAGACGTGAAAGGACCGCCGGTTACATCATCTTGGTCTATAGTAACCTCAGATCCGACACCTCCATCAGCACACTGTTTTGTAAATTGCTTGCTATATGTTCCGGTCCAGGTACATACCTTATCTCCACCTTCTACCCAGCGTTCATCTGCTCCACCATAACATTCGTTGGTATTGACTTGCTTCTTATAAGATTTACCTCCTTCACATTTGGTTTCAAGCGGTTCAGAATCTACCCATACAGGATCGGTGTTGTCCATTTCGCATGTCCCGTTCTTGTTAGCGTAAGCCTGACCTTGGGCTTCTACAGCTTCCTGAGCCAACCTATCTGCCTCTTCCTGGCTTTCATTAGAATAGAACGGTCCACCCACCATGTCTTGTGTTACGCTCATCGGAACGCCATGCTGACATGATCCGCAATTGTCTTTTGTAAACTGCTTGCTATATACGCCTACGAACCTACATTTACCTTTTTGGTTAGCAATAGCCTGCCCTTGAGCTTTAACGGCTTCCTTAGCCTTATTATCAGCATCCTCTTGACTTACGAAAGAAGTAAAAGGATTGCCTTCAACATCAGCTTCACTTACCTCTACTTCTGTTCCTGAATCCGGTATTTCACAGTCGTTCTTTTGGAACGTTTCTGAGTAATGACCGGTCCAGCTACAAACTTTGTTCCCACCATCTACCCAACGTTCTTGATTGTGGGTTTCAGAACATTCGTTGGTATCATGTTGCTTTTTCTGAGACTTACCTTCATTACATCTAAGTTCTTCCGGAACAACGTCTTCCCATACAGGATCGGTGCTAAGTGGCGTACAGTTGCCGTTTTTATTAACATAGGCCTGGCCTCCTTCTTCTACGATCCTACGAGCTTCTGCGTCTGCCGCATCCTGGCTTTCTGTAGACGTAACAGGACTACCATTAACCATTTCGGCCGTAACCTCCATTTCTACACCCTTATGGCAAGCTTCACATTCAGGAACGAATCTCTTGCTGTAATGACCGGTATAGACCGTCATATTCTCACAATTACCCTTACTGTTAGCAATAGCCTGTCCTTGTTCTTTGACAGCAGCTTTAGCCTTGTTATTAGCATCATCTTGACTCACGGTAGATGTGAAAGGAGCACCAACAACATCTTGTTCGGTTACAGTAATCTTAGACCCTACCTGACCTTCATTACAATCGTTTTTGGTAAATTCTTCACTGTATTTACCAGTCCACGTGCAATGTCCGTCCCGGTTGGCTATGGCCTGGCCCTGCTGCTCGACGGCAGCCTGAGCGAGCGCGTTAGCCGCCTCCTGGCTTTCGTATGAAGTAAAAGGACCACCGATTACATCATCTTGGTCCACTGTTACCTGCGAACCTACGCCTTCTCCGTCGCAATTGTCTTTTGTGAATACCTTGCTATATACACCAACAAATTGGTTTTTATCTATGCAAGTGCCTTTCTTATTTGCAAGATCCTGTTTCTGTTCTTCCATAGCAGCCTGAGCGAGCGCGTTAGCCGCCTCCTGGCTTTCCCTTGATACAAAAGCATCCGGGTATCCAGCAAGATCCTTTTCAGTTAAATCGACAAAGCTTCCGGTCTGAGATTCAGCATCGCAATCATTTTTCTGAACACGAGCCGAAGCCTTTCCGACGAAATAATTTGGATCAGTAACGCATTCTCCATTCAGGTTTGCCTGATCCTGACCATTTTTCTCTATATCATCAAGAGCTTTCTGATCAGCATCTTCTTGACTTACGTCTGATGTGTATTTACCGGCTTCTACCGTGTAAGTGTAAGGTGCTCCGATAAACCCATCTTCGCAGTCATTCTTATAAAATACTTTCGACTTCTCTACGTTATACCATAAATTGGTTTCACAGGTGCCATGCTCATTAGCATACCCTGGACCTTCAGCTTCCAAGGCTTCCAAAGCCTTCTGATTAGCATCTTCCTTAGAAACAGAAGAAGAGAAACGGCCGGCTTCTACAACGTACTCTACCATAGATCCAACTTCAGTTACCTCACAATCTGTCTTTTGGAACATTTTGGATTTCCTGTCGTTGTACCATTTTATGGTATTGCAAGTGCCATGAGAATTAGCATAGTCTTGACCTTTGGCATTCAACTCGGCTTCAGCCCTACGGTCAGCATCCTCTTGGCTTATGGAAGAAGAGAACTGCCCGGCTTCGATCGTCATCGTAACCAAACTTCCTTCTTCGGTATCAGGATCGCAGTCGTTCTTTCTAAACGACTTTGATTTCTTGACATTGTACCATAATATGGTTATACAACGACCATGCTCATTAACCCAGTTCTGACCATTTTGCTCAATGTCTCTCATAGCCTTGTCATCAGCATCAGACTGAGATATGATAGACGTGTATTTTCCGGCCTCAACAACGTACTCAAGCTCTTCCCCTTTCTCTGTCTCAGGATTACATCCTTCTTTTGTGAAAAGAGCCGACTGCCTTTTATTTCTATAAACTACCTGTTCTTTTTTTTTATGAACTACCGTACATTCTTCAGATACGCTACCATCCCTGGAAGACACCCTTATCTTGACACTTCTGTTGGCACCAGTATCATTTTCATCAAAGTAAATATTAACCTTACTGTTAAGACTGCCTTCTTTCTTATCTATGTTCGCCCAACAATTACCTACTTTCATTCGCTAATCCTCCATCTTAAATTTTCGGGAGTTGTACTTACGTTGATTACCTCCGGTGATCCATCTGAATCAAGATCAACAACATCCTTGTCCAGGTAGATTTCCTCCTTATCCACAGACTCGCATTCAACTATTTCAATAACATAATCTTTTATATTACTTTCTATACTTAACTGCGTGCTTGTTTCATCACCCTCAATTTGTTCAAATTCCTTATCCAATTTAATGTAAGGAACGACCTTTCCAGGCTGATAAATAGGAATCAGTACACCATTTATAGTTATGTTCTCATTAACTTCATTCCCATCCTCATTGCCAGGCATGGAAACAATCATCGAAACCTGGAACGTGTCTTCAAGACCCGGATCACCAGGGAAACCATAATCAAGCCTAATATCATTGACGTCAATATTAAGACCGGAAGCGGTGGTAAATGCTTTTATGACACCCTTTATATCTTTCTCACCCGTAATAAGGGCATTGATAGAAGCGGAGTTGGTAGTAATAAGGACCTGCTTATCTCCACCAGATATAGGGAACTCCAGCCTACTAACCGACACTTCTGTGATCTTAATACCTTTTTGCTTGAAAGTAATGGCTTTCATGCTTTCGGTATCGGACTTCTTCACAATTCGGATAGTGATCCTGTCTTCCCTCCCTTTCCAAGATGGAGCATCGAAATTCATTTTATCACGACCGACACCTTCCTTCTTGTCCGAGGTAAGCCAAGAACCATCATCCATCTTATATATTTTCTCTCTCGACATAATCATCCTCCTTAATTTAAAGTGTCAACTCCCATTCAACTCCATCATCGACAACCACCTGTACCGTAGCCGTACCGCCTGTGGCTTCAAATGTTATGTCAGTAGGAATAACATCAAATATCTCTTGTACGCCAACACATCCTAAGCCGCAGATGATATCCTTAAACCATTCCTCTTTAGCATATTTTTTAAGAACTTCTTTAAAGAACTCACGAAGCCAATCCGAATCAATAGATTCCTTAAGTATGGTTTCTATTATTTCCTTAAGCCAAGATTCGTGCATTTCCTCTTTCAGAATCTCTTTAATAAGCTCGATAATGGTTTCTTTATCTAACTTATCAGAAGGCACAGAGCCATCAACGAGATTACCCCCACATATAAATCCTTTGCATTTTTCTGCCATTTCTCATCCTCCTAAATTAACAATGGAACCCATAAGAACTATTTGCCTCTTCTCGGTACACGACCCTCACTTCAGCAAGTTCATCCTGTTGACACATATCCCGGCAGAACCTAACAGTACGACCCTGGACTTTATACATATCAGAAGGTACAACACCCCCGCAATAAGACACAAGCAAAATCTCTGCCGGATCTTTCTTTAGAACCACATGAGAAGTACCGTCAAACACTTCTGTATTAACAGATCCACTTACGTTAATAGCCCTTGAAACGTATTTAGCTAAATTAGCTAAAGCTCCGTCTAAAGGCATACCATGATACAAACCAGCTTCTTCTATAGTTTCTCCATCATAGAATATGTTAGAAGAAGGAATATTGCAATGATGCGGGCGTTCGCACCCACCATGACTGCCAAAACAACCGTTACCTGTTATTGCCATTGTTACTCAAAATATTTATTTTTTGTTTTAAAAATTCTATTTCCCTATCCTGGTATTTCATACGGCATATCATTGCATTGATTAAAGCCGTAAGATCAGATTTCTGAGCCAGACTGAAGTAGCCAGCGTTGATGCCGTCAGCGCAGTACACGCAGTTCGTGCATGTATATCCGTCCGGGCATGGCACCGGCGTCTCGTCCACATGTGGAACATATACGTGTTTACCACTTAAGTCCTTACCAATTTGTGCACTCTTTTCCATTTTGAAGTTGTTTTTCAAGTTTTTCAACCCTTTGTTTTAAAAGCGTATTTTCTTCAACCATTCTATCCAAAAACTTATCTATGTTTTCAAAAACCAGCTCTATATTATGCATAACCTCATTATAAGGCATACCTGGAGTTAATTTGGATATGAATGTCTTGCATCCTGTATAATGAATGCAATGATCGCTTAAATGACCATACGGGCAATCGCATTCTTTTGGAAGAATTTCGCAATTGTCCGTACAGTCATTACACGGATCAGACCCGATACAGATATTAGATCTCAGAATATCAGGTCTGTCATCTTTACAAGTGTTACAATTCATGACTTTCTTTTTTTTTGGTGCAAGATAATAATTTTCATTCACACCATCACAATAAGAAGTCAATCAATGTATTCCAAGCGGTTAGTGCTGCCTTTAAAAACGTATCCGCATCTGTTTTCTATCTCTACATCGGTAATAGGGAGAATAGCATCTTTGCCATAAGTAAGTTCGCATTTTGAAATAAAATTTACTATACCTTGATAATTACCATGAAATTCCCTTGCGAGTTTCCTGCCAGTAGGAATCCCTTCTTTATTGGTTTCAGGAATACCTATCAAGCACTTTATCCAGTTTGGTTCATTCTTGTTATTGCTTCGTATTTCGTAGTTCACGATATCAAATACAATACCTTCAAGGTTCTTTACGTCGATGTTGTCCGCATCCATTTTCTTATCAATACGAATCGTGCTTGTTAAATCTCGTAATTTCATGATATTTTCTATTTTTGACATTAATGAATAACTGTCACAGTGTTTTAAAAGACCGAAGTAAGAAGACCAGCTTTCATTTGTAATACACTTCTTCGCGTCTTTGGCTACCCTCTTCCTTATTGTCACATAACCTTTATTGTGTTCAGATACGCCTTTGTTATTACGGTGGAAAACATACCCGCAAAAATCAAGAGGTCTATCCATGTCTGTTATAATACAAGTATGCCTTTTAGATCTTATCTTAAGCTCATACCACCAATAATTCTTAATCCTCCATTTGGCAGTATTAGCATCCTCCTTAGTATAGAAAGCAAGGAAATTATCGTCGGCATATCTCAATGAAAAAGGAGCTATTCTCTTTGCAAGATCATCAAAATCTTTCATAAGGAGATGATGAATGAAAGGACTTGTAGGAGTCCCTATAGGCAGCTCTCCAGATACGAAACTTACGTCTATTACAAAATCTATAAACTTTTTATTTGAAATAAAGTTCTTAAGTACTTTTCTAAACACTTTGTCTTTTACATGGTTATAACATTTACGTTGATCTATAACCAAACAATACTTCAAATCAAGTCTATCATAATAAACATGATTCATCTTTTTAATAAGAGACCTTGATTTAGACGATGCTGTTATGCCAAATCCCGGCTTACAATTAAGACCATTCATATTATCCTTCTCATAATACAAAGGACCTAACTTTACTAAAACAAGATGCTGATAAATTCTGGTGGTAAGATCCGGGCTGTTTATTTCACGAACCTTACCATTCTTGTTTTCTTTTACAAGTTTGCGATATTTGATTTTGCTAACATAAGTACCATCTAAATACCATTCATACAATTTTAACGAATTACCATCAAAATCAGAATTGAAATTAACAACATCATTCTTTTTAGAATGGTTTTTAAATGCTGCTTCGCATGCTTCTCTAATATCATCCAAACTTATATCTATATAGTTTGAAACTGATTTCAGTTGTGGGCTAATGACGGGCTTACGACCGTCGCGCATCTCTATCATATTTTTATCATATAACCTCATACGCTTGTCTTTTATTGATTCTCCACTCCTGGGAAAGATTAAAAAGAATATACCCAATTTTTTAGCCCACACAGGGCAAGGCCGCAATTGTTGCGATTCGTATTAGAAGCGGCGTTATTCGCATTCAGATTACGAGGCGAACAATTGCCATTGTTCGCATTACCGCCGAAACGAGCAGCCAATTCTTTTTAACCTTTTTCTCAACCGTTATTTGCTATTTCAGAGGTCAGATCCCAATGTAAAACTTGTTAGCAGACTAACGGATTTCATTGAATAGATTTTTATTGTTTATAATGTTAACTATCTCTGTTGTCTAATGACATTGCAAATGTATGTATAATATTTTATAGCTACAAAACAATTTGTATTAAATATTTTAAATTTTTGTTTTGTGGCTATAAAATATTATATTAACAAGATACGGCTGCGCCGTGATATAGTATATAAGGCTGCGCCTTAGCGCTGCGCTTATGATGGCTGCGCCATCAATGGGTTGCACCCATCAAACCTGCGGTTGACTGACGTCTAATAACAACTGGGCAAGGCCGCAATAGGGGCGATACGTGTTAGAAGCGGCGCTATTCGCATCCAGATAACGAAGCGAACAAAAGCCATGGATCGCATGACCGCCGAAACTAGCAGCAACTCTGGACTTTATACCAACAGATGAAGCCCAGTAGCAGTTGTCCCATGTATAAAAACATTCTCCTGAATTATAATTTCCTCCCTTTTTACCCTTCCATCCGGTATAAGGGATACGATGTAAAACATGACCATCTCCTAAATTTTGGGTAGTTGCTATCTTCTTATATTTGGATTCAAAATCAAAAACCTCACCATTATTTATAGTAGACCTTTTCTCATATGTCCATTTCTTTTGATCTGGCTCTATATAAATATCAATAGTATTACCTATTCGAGTGACATTAGGATCATTTAAACAAGTCCCTACCTGTTCGTATCCTCCTCCACAATACCTAAAGACATCTCCAGACAAATTCATGCCATCGTACAAAGACATCCTTAAGATAACTTCCAAATCAAATTCTGCCGGTTCGTCATTTTCGTTTAAGGCTGATATAGTGCCGGTCATTTCCTTAAACACAATAACATTCATATGACCTTCAACCATACTCTTGGCTCCCTGGACGTTCTTATACCAATATTTTCCTCCATAAAAATCGAACTCCAATCCTTCCTCTATTCCTGCCTCAAATGCAAAAGAAGCCGCCATCTGGCTTTCCATGCACTGTTCTTTAGGATATTCTGAATTTATGAGGTAAGAAAAATGAGTTTTTTTAGTAGGTTCATAATGTATAATAGAAGAATATGTAGCCCATGATCCATACAACCATGTCTCTTCTCCTTTTTTACGATACTTTACACCTCCGTATTTGCGATAATTAACATCATTACCTACTCCGGAGTTACTTGATATCCCTGATCCAAAAGTATCTGGATTAGCTAAGTATTTAGTACCGTACAGCATTTCAAGGTATATGATATAAGCATTCAAGGTCAAAAAACCACCTTCAGAAAAAGGATAAGAAGATTCAGGATCTACGTTATTAACCCTCGAATACTTAGCTATATTGATTTGATTTACATCATTGCTTCTCGGATAAGTTCTTCCATTTAAAAACATCGTGCAGGCGTTACCAACTCCGGCTCCGGATTTACAATTTGTTTCTCCTTCATACAAGAAAAAGAAAGATCTTGCCTTGGAGTCTACTGTACATACCGGTCCAGGAGATAAGGCTGTGGGCGGAAGCACAGGGCACGTCTGGCGCAGGTCAAGTCCGTCCAGCATAGGAACCGTGTCTGCGTCGTACACACCAGACCATATTTTCCCGCTTTTACCAACTACCTTATCAGCTACATATAGACTCTTGCTACATCCTAAGAATATGCTATAATTCTTTGAAGTAGTCTCCCAAGGTCTTAAAATCCTTACCTCTGATCCTGAAGCATTATAAAGTTTTTGACTAATGCCATACTCTTCATAAAAAGCCTTAGCGTCAAATGCTCCGGCATCACAATACTTATTTTTATGACCGCTATCCAAATACAGTTCCACATCGCATTCGGCTCTCATTTCCTCGGTTATGCCTACCGTAGGAGCAAAATCTCCGTTTTCAAATCTAAGGAGATTGTTCTTACGAAGCTTTCCAACCGGATGTACCTTGTCTCCGGTATTTTGAGTCATGTCTATAAGGTAGAAATCCCAAGAAGGGAGAAGGCTTTTGTCGCCAACTGATTCCGTGGCTTCTGGAGGAAGCTGATCCTCAGCCCAAGCGGATGCCGATCCTGAAGCACCTTCTTTAAGAACGTTGAAAGTATTACCATCAGACAAAACAAAAGGCTCAGATTCCTCCCCTTTCTTCGATAAAAACTTTTCCCTTTTACCAACTTGATTAACGACGATGTTCTTCTTAGCCTTATTCCCTTCATCGGAAATAGTGTAATTCAAAGTCGTATCAAGACCTTCATTTATTTCAGAAAACACCGACACCAGTTTATCATTCTCACCTTCTGTCGGATTAAATTTTACGTTGCTCATTTTCAAAAATCAAATTTGCATTCATCAACAACAGGCTCGCATTTGGTATTTTCATTAACCCATTTCATGCCCTCTTCTTCCAGTATCTTCTTAGCCTTTTCATTGGCATCATCAACGCTAATGAAAGACGTTACGGTACCGGCGTATATCCTCCTGTATTTCTCAGGAGCCTTCCATCCTTCCTTACAACGTTTACTAAACCAACCATGTTGATCTTCGTTGTAATAAACGGTTTTACATACTCCAGATTCGTTAGCGGCAGCCTGCCCTTCTTGCTCAAGAATCTTCGCAGCTTCGTAGTTGGCTATTTCGGTACTGAACTTAGACCATACACGCCCGGCCTCTACCACGTAATGTGTGGGTTGTTCTTGTTTTTGACCATCAGGACAATCATTTTTAAAGAAATATCCTTCCTGTCTTGTGTTATAATATACCTCGCAACAGCCACCTACTTTATTAGCATACAACAGACCTTCTTTCTCCGCAAACTCTTCCGCTTTCCTATCTGCATCATCTTGGCTTATATCCGAACAAAATTCAGCTTCATGAACGATAAACGTTTCTTCAGAACCAAGATCTTCCGGACAGTCCGATTTCTTGAAAGCTTTTCTGTATTCTTTGTTGTAATACATCTTTTTCATGACAAGATCTTATTAAGTTCTTCTTTGAATTTCTGAATCTCGTCCGGGCACAACCCGCATTCCCCTTCACATACGATTCTTTTCATACGATCTATTTTAAGAACCGTATCTATATCAGGTTTTATACCTACCTTATACTTATGATATTGTAAATACTGATCAGCCTTACATGCTATAAAACGATCAGCACACTCACATAAGTAAGATGAAGGGAAAAGAATTTGCTGTGTACTTCCGGTAGCTGCCATATCACTTTGACGTAAAATACCTGGCGTATTCTTTATTTATGTATTCAGAATAAGTAGCAAGATCATCCGGATCCGGACACTCGTTCTTCAAATTAACAATCCATCCTCTTACCAGCTTTTGAATATCAGCATACCTTTTACTTACACCTCCTACAAACCTGAACTTGCGATGAAGGTCTATGATTTTCTTGTCCAATACAGCAAGTTCATCGTATTTCTGAATACAAGCCGCATTAGAATCAGCTTTAGGTGTCGTATTCGACTGAGGCTTTATAGCCCGACTTTTATTAACAGAAGCAATATTGCTTCTTCCGCATCCACATCCCATAATTTATTGATATTTAATTAATTATATGTTACAACCACAATTTTCACAATTATTGAGAACATAAATCAATTTAGATGCTTTTTCATATAATTGTTTTACGTTTTCAAAATTCCCTAATCTCATATTAGCTTCAGCCGCAGCCAGAAGAAACTCTATTTCTTTTATTTTGTCAATAACGTCATCATCCTCATGATCACATAACACAGTTGACCTGGCCCATACCTTATCTATGTTAAGACGGATCAGATCTGTTTTTAAATACTTTCTGTTAAATGAATAAGAGGAAGGACTGCCTTTTATGGTAATATCGTATATACCATCTTTTAGGTTTTCAAAATCATTTCCACGACCTGGATTTATGCCAAGGGTCTTACTGTTGAATACATTCAACTGATTCTTACCAAGATAATAAACATACTTATTCTCGTCTTCAGGTGGCACAATCTCTATAATAGCCGGTCTGTCTGCCAGTATCCCCCATTCCGACTGATCGGCTATGCGAAGCGTTTTAGGGTTGTTGGTGCTTATAACCTCAAAATCAAGATGGATGTTGTTCATACTCTCCTCCCATCCCATTCTGGTAAGGGAATCATCGTATCTGGCTGTTATATCAGCTCCCTCTACCTCAGTGCTATTAACACGTACCTCGGTACCATTTATCTTGACTCCTACTATTTGGGCTACCAACGACTTAGCCATACCAAACATAGGAACAATGATTTCCCCGTTATAATCAGTTCCTTCATTTGGATACTGTACTACTTCCGTCTTGTACAGGCCATCATTTCTTCTGGCTACTATTCTAATAACCATCTGATTTTCCACATCATAGTCGGTCATTACTATCCTGACATAGAAAATGTTATTTCTTATCTGTGGTAAAATATCGATATAGTTCATACCTTATCTTTTTCTACAAAGATAAGTAAATGAGGTGATAAAAGTTTAAACTATTGGACATTAAATAAAAGGTGAGGTGATTGTCACCATATCCGATAATAGATTCCAACGCCTAAGTAGGGGGAGAAGCCCTCGCGCCCGACCCCATACCCTGCCGTCAGTCCTATGCCCCAGCGCCGGCTCTTTTCGTATATTATTTCTTTTTTGTGGTAGATGGTCATCGTATCCAAATTAGGTCTGTATCCGCTTATAACAGCCCGATAATCATCTGTGTTGTATGTTTTTCTTTGTATAGGAATATTGATATAAACAGTGTCTTTTATCGTATCTTTTTCAACTATAGCATCCATAGGGAAAGGTATTTCTACCTCCCCTACGTCAACTATATACTGAGGAACAGGAACAGGTTGGATAATGGTATCTATTACCGTATCTATTTCTATATCGTGTATTATTTCTTGTTTCTTGCATGTTTTACCAAACAAGAAAGACATAAAACACAGTAGAAGAACTCCCAACATATGCCTGACTCTCATTTTTTGCAAACACATCTTTTACCCTCCTTGTCTTCGTCTAAAAGTTCTTGTATATCACCGTTGTTAATACCTTCTTTAAGCTCTTCTCCGAATGGAACTTTCTGCCACCAACTTACTTTGCTAAAAAAATACTTAACACCTTTTACTATCATCAAATCAGGTGCAAGGTCACCGAGGCGTTTGAATGCCATTCCACCGTATAATATTAAGGCGAATATCGTAATCCACTGAAGAAGCATGTCTATAAACTCTGGGGATTTATGCCCTCCCATAGACATAATAAGATCCATTCCGGATATGGTGAACAACCCGAAAGAGCAGGCCGCGAACTCAAGAAGGATTTTCAAAACTCCCATTTCGCTTATGCATGTCAATATCTTAAAAGGCCTCTTTCTCTTTCTTCGGATATAGCAGTGTTTGATACTTTTTATAGTAGCTAACAAAAGATTTATAGCTAATATAAACAATATAGAATATATAAGGTGGTGAATCTCCTGGAAATTCATCCACAATGCTGATAATCCGGAAATGAGAAAAGCCCAGAAACTTTCTAAATTCATCCTTCCTACAAAACGATAAGCCATATTAGAACATAGTTACTTTCTTGCTACTTCCAAGAGAGTCATATACGTCAATATGGACCCAATTGGTACCTGATTCTAATCTAATGGGACAAGGAAGTAAATCCTGCGACTGAATTATTTTATTCCTTGCCTCTTCTGCCGTCATACCCTTGGCATCAAAATCGATGGCTGCCCCAAGCATATGAGGACTGATATACAAAGACCCTGATACGGTCTTGGATTTTACTATATCCGAGATATTGTTCCTAAAACCACGCTCATCAAACCTTCCACCCGACTTCCAGGTATTAACCGTCATCGGAGTTTTCAAAATGTCTTTCCTTAAAACCAGTATCGTGTGAAGCAATTCAGTTCTTAAATACCTCCAGCAAAGATCTTTGTCTCTACCGTATTCTTTAGGACCAACTAATTCAACAATACTAAAATACTGACTCAATTCTTTTATAATATCTTTTCTTTCCATAACTTAACCTTTTTCACAAAGATAACCAGAACCTTACCGATATGAAAAATAAGTAGAGTCTGGATTAAAGAAAACCCCTGCATAAATAAATATACAGGGGTTATCCATAACATTAACAACAAATTACGACCTAAACAACCCTTACATATCCGGCTGATACAAGATCAGAAAGGTTCTCGTAAGCCAAAGGGATGCCTGAATCTCTTATGCAAAGATACTTAATTTCTTTGTCAATGTAATACTTTCCATTCTCTAAAATAGAATTATATACCCAAGGAATAGGATCGTCTATCGTACCTAAATGCTTTTCCTGAACAACCATATACAGGCTTTCGGCTCCACCTCCCTGACCAGGAACCCAGTCGGCTTGGAGATTGTGATTTTGCCTTACTTCAAACAGGGTCCAATCCAAATCCGAAGGTTTGTTTTTGCTACGGAAACGCTGCCCTTTTACAACAGCCGTGCCCATAGGAAGACCTTTGTCGCCGTAAACTCCATCCTTGTCCCAGATAGGGTACAACCCCTTTATCTTAAGAGCAAGATTCTGGTCAGTGTTTTCCAACATAGCCGGCGTGTTGATCATCGCCCTCATGTACATGGCTGTAGCCTTCTCCGGATCATTGGCTTCAAGGATCTTATTTTTTTCTATGATCTGATCCTTTGTCCTTACCAACTTTTCAGGATAGCCTTCATCTACTTTCATAGACTCAACTTCACTCCTGTTGGTTTTAGAAGCTATTTCCTTTTCTATAGCAGCAGTACGATCGTTGCACTCAGATTCATATACATGCATTTCATTCATTGCCGTATTAGCAATATCAAGCTCGTATTCTGAATCTGCTACAGATACGGTGTATATCCCGCTTCCTTTTGCTACATCAATATCGTTTTTAACCTTCTGCCTCATGCTGCTGTTATACCATATCTGTTTACCATCCAGACTATAAGAACGGACAGCATCAGAATAAGCATATTCCCTGGCCTCAGAAACTTTCTTGTCCTTAGCCTTGGCAAGCAACTCCTCTTCAGTTGGTCCAGGAGGCTCAGGGTCAAGCTGCATGGCAATAACTTCTTTCACACTCGCATCAGGATTGTCTTGATGGAATTTTTCTTGATCAGAGTCAAGTTGAACCCATTTACCATCTAAGAAATCTTGGTAAGAATACCCTACTTCGTAAGAAGAGGAGTCCAACTCGTATCCTTCCCAATAAAAACCTTTTATATTCTTATTTACATAAAGCATATTCTATCCTTTCTATTAAGCTTGTTCACCTACTCTGATAACCAACTTATCATTGATATACCAGATACTTAATTCTATAAAACTATTTTTAGGTATCACTACGCTATCGCCTGACATACTCTGGAACTGTCCAGAGGTAGGAAGCGGCTGTGTGATGTCCGTGCCGGTGGTGTTGTTAACCCGCACCTGCCATTCCCTCCCAACATACTCAGAAGATACGGTCATAGACAGATTCGTAGCAGAAGCGACGTTGGCTATGATATTATGAGCACCTTTTGGTAAATTTGCCAATGTTGTAACAACCTTAGGGGGCATAGCCATAAAATTCAAATAAGACAATATCGTATTAGACAACGTAACCAGATTGTTCATAGCCTCATATGTCTTATCTTGAATAACAACAAAAGTCCCCGCCTGAATTTCTATATCATATTCAGATGCGCCTACCGCTGAGTCGGTATTAGCAAATGAGGCAAATACTATTTTTAATTTAAAATTATTTTCAAAATCATTACCTTCTAAAAAATAATTCAAATAATAATAATCACCATCTAACTTACCTAATGTGATATTGTTGTTGTATGCATCCAAAACTTTTGCAAACGAACCTTCATCAAGAGATCCGGAATTACCAGAAAATATGGATAAATCAAGATAGCCGGAGTCTACTCCTGTACTTACCATACCAAGCGATTCAAGTACCTTAGTTCCACCGCCTTCAGTAACCAAAATATATTCGTTATACACGTTTTTAGTTTCTGTAGATGCCACATCGTCTTTTACAAGATACATGACATTATCCTTCGCTTCTTCAACAGTAGGAAGTTTGCTAACAATTTGCTTCTTCCACCCTGCCGCCGAAACAGCATCATCTATGTACTGTTTTGTTACATGATCTCCCCATGTCATGTCGCTAAGAAGAGTCTTGCTACCGTCTTGACTTCCGGCAGGGGGAGCCGGGATAAGGCCTCCTTTGCCCGACTCTGAGCCCGTCCCAGGGGCGGCCTGCACCACATTCTCAAGTCTGGAATCAACCTCCAGACCTTCGAATTTACTGTTATAACCTACTTCTGCCATTTTTTATTTTTTATTGATTTTGTCCAACAATTTCTTGATCTGATCTACGATATCCATCACCGCCCCAACCTTGTTTTTTACGTCCTCAACCTTCTGATCGATCTTAGAGTCCAAAGCCTTTAAACGGTCTTCGTTTTTACGATACACTAAATACAGGGCTAAACCGATGATTGCTATCGTAAGGATATTAGCCAAAACGCATCCGATTATTATCTGAAACATGATGATTATATGGTAGATAACGCTACCACACGCTTTAATTATTCAACTTTTTTACAAATATAGCAATTGTCCCAACCATAACAAGATCAAAGACGCTCGTCGTTAACATTAGACACCCATTCTTTAGATGAAAGAACAGATTCAAACTCAGAAGAAGGGCTGTCATATACCGGATACGGATATTGAGGTTCGTCATCAGCCTGCATGTCTAAAGACTTAAATAGAAGGTCATAATGTTCTACATGTAAAATAACTTTAGAGCCATCTACGCTCGCTCTTGGGCTGCCTATTCCTAATTCACGTCTCTTTTCTTCAGATACGGAATCATATACTTCTTTTGGTATGATAATAAATTTCATATTACTTTGATTTTAGGGTTTGTAAATAGTTGTATGCTTTGATACAGTCGTCTTTGGATAAAGCACTACTATAAATTCCAGCTAATTTAGTTGCCGACTCAGCAAATTGATTACTTCCATCAAAGCCTAAATTTACCATTGTATAATTTGATGATATATTGCCAGGCACAATATTGTATTCATTCCAATTTTCATCATATACTTTACCCTCTGAAGTTACGGCTCTCACTACATTTGATGGTATCAAGGTTTTATTTCCCTTTAATACGACATACACACCACTACCTTGAAGATTTTGGATTCTAACCTTTGATGATAAATCAAAACCACAATAAGATATCTTTTTAACGGGGAATTTAAAATCTAATATAACAGTAAAGTTTTCGCCAAATTTAAACTGTTTACTAACCGCTTTATCATCCACCCCATCAGTAACTAGATAGCCTTCGTATTCAAATGGTAAGAGTTCTATGGTAACTGGGGTGGTTGGAAGATTTTCTGTTAAAGAAGATTGCAATGAAAACCCATATGGCTTATCAACAGGAGGTAAATCTATGGCATAGATTCCATCGGATGTATATGTGAGATCATATGTAGCGGCATAACCAAAAGCAAGAACATCACCTTCTGTCATGCCAGTAAGTTTAAACCGTAGTTTAATACCATTTACTAACGCTTTATTACCCCAAAAACACTTACCAATAGAATTAATAGGTATTCGTTTATCATGAGAAATATTATAGTTATCAATAATATTCCATCCTCCACCTTCTATTTCTCCATTGGTTGCCTTAAATTCATTACCAAAATATTGATAATACAACCCATACCCACTCCCTCCTGCAAACCCAAAATTAGACAGTACAAGATCATTACCATTGCCCGTAATGTTGGCAATAGTAGCACGATCTTCGTCCTCGTTGGTTTTGCCTACCACTGTCCATGCTTGATCGGGGAAAAGCCAGGGATAGGTTTTAACGAAGTAGTCTTTGATCTTGGTCAGCTCTTCTTCGGTGGCATCGTGGTCGAGAAATACAAGTTCCCAGATAGCAGCGTTAATACAAGTTCCTACATTAGTTGGAGCTAATTTCCCAACATGTAGCACATCTGTTCCTTCAAAATTACCAGTTGTAATCGAAACACCATTACAACTTTTAGATGTCTGATAAGTAAGGATGTGTGGTAAATCCATTTCACTCCCTATTGCTCCAAAAGATATAGGCTTATTAAGATGATCGGCTTGTATATTTCTATATTCTAACAAGAAGGCACCATCCTTGAGCCAATTCTTTACATTAGATACTAATCCTAATGCTCCTTTTCCCCTTGTAATCCACTGTCTCAACGCTACAACCGTATATCCCTTTTCCTTAGTCAGAATAGGGAAGTTGTCGCAGACACCATAATCGTCTACTCCGTCAAAGACGAGTAAACCGGGGTAGAGAGGTAGTTGTTCGATGGTAATGTTGCATGATTCCTGTAATTTTAAGAACTTGAATCCGTAATAAGCATTTTTAGCTCTAAAATCAAAACTTGGTAGATGATATATACCATCATTTTCAATTCTCATTATAACAAATTGTTGTGCTCCATTCGAAACATATTCAATTTCTTGTCCGTCTGTTAAACCAGAAACTTTGATAGTACATGATAAAACCCTAAATCCAGTACCACTTGATGATGATTGATAAAATAATTGAGCAGCTATATTTTCCTTTATTGATCTTGCATTAAAAGACTTATAAGTCCAAGTGACATCAATTCTTGATTTTACCTTTAACCAGCTATTGCTATCATAGTTCTCGGTATATCCACCTACTCCACTCATCCCCTTCCAAGCGAAATTCTTCATCTGTAAATCATGCCCATTACCCGTCTTATCAACCCATACAGGATTGGTAGCCATCTGTTCATTAGTAAGACCTAATGCTGAATAACGAGCTACAATTCCTTCTATATCAGGAAAAGAATCCACTCTACATGGTAAGTCCGATATCATTTTAGCATACTCTTTAAAAGGTATGGAAGTAGGTACATCATACCCTTTGGATATAAGGGCTTGCCTTATATCCTCTTTGGTATTTATAATCCTCATTAACTTATCTGATATGGTTCCCATCACACTTCCTCCCCGTTTATGTAATCCAATACCGAACCTATATCTCCGATGTCCGATTTTATTGACTCTCCTTGAGAATGTATTTCAATAAGTTTCTGATATAAAGTGTTATCCCCTATACGATTCTTATCTGTAGCTTGTTCTTCGATTTTGGCTATCGTATCAGGATCTTCGTACTTAACACCATCAGGACCATACCATTCGTCTGTTAAATTCGTGTATTTATGACGAACTGGAGTCGATTTAGACTCCAGTGTTACTAAAAAATATTCGTTACAGCTCATGACAATAAGATTTAGTGGTTGCAACAATTACATCTACAAACTGTTCTCACGTAGCCAGAGGGAATGGCAGCCAGCTCCGTCCCTACGGCGATCGCCGGGTCAGTGCTTTCCATGACCGTCAGCGCCATCTTGTCTATGTCAAGGTCATTGTCGTAAACGATTTCTCCCTCAACGTAGATGCTCCCTGCATCAGAAACGTAGCAGTTTTTGACCTGTCTTATATGGCGCTGTGTAGCAGACGCAAAATCACACTCGATACTTAACCACCCTACCGGTATCTGATCGATATTGGATCCGATATTGTAATCCGGATCGGTTGTTTTAAGAACCATATGTCTTAATTCCCTCGTATTTCCGTATCCGTCCATTGTTATGTATGTTCGGATCTGAACCTTACCCTTTTCCGTCTTATAACAGTTTTCTACTATTTCTGTATCGGATGTAGTAGCATCAGGGAAATCACAAACAATACGCTGCCATCCTTCTTGTATTTTGCTGAATGTGGCGCCTCTTTGTATATCAGGGTCGGTAGTTTCTAAAACAATAAGATACTCGTCCCGGACACCTATTATGCTATCTACCGACCTGTATCCACCAAGATGTATTTTACCACCAGGAGTAGTATAACATTCATCTACGGACATAATATGTCTTTCCGTAAGATCAGGAAAATCGCATTCGGTTTTCGTCCATTCGTTAGGTATCTTATCTATTCTCGTCCACTGAGGATAGGCGGCATCCGTTGTCTTAACAATATAATAATACTGTTCCCTTACACCAAGAACAGCATCAATAGATTGATAACCTTTTATATTGACCTTACCGCCATCAGTCTTATAACATTCGTCTACTTCAACAATTTCCCGGTCCGTCATGTCAGGAAAATCACAGACCATCCTCACCCAATCTTCGGGAATGGAATCCAGCACGGTTCCTACCTTAATATCAGGATCGGTTGACTGAAGAACGGTATAAACCTCTTCCCTGGCTCCAAGGATGTTATCTATGGCTACCAAACCTTCTACTTGCACTTTTCCTTTTTTAGTAGTGTAACATTCAAGAACGTAAGTTACGTCTCGTTCTGTCATGTCAGGAAAGTCACAAACCATTCGAACCCAATTCTCTGGAATTAGCCTGAAAACATGGCCGGCAGGGAAATTATCGTCCGTCGATTGAATAACGGTATAAATAGATTCCCTGATATTTATCTTATCATCTATGGCCTCCAATCCTTCTATTTCAACCTTACCATCCGGAGTCTTATAACATCTGTTGACGAACGTAATGTCGCGTTCTGTCATATCAGGAAGATCGCAGTCGATCATAACCCACTCGTCCGGTATTTTAGTAAGAACTTTACCTACCGGATTATCCATGTCGGTACTGTCGGTAATTCTATGGGTTTCTTTAAGAACATCCATCTGATCGTTAAGAAGATACCAACTCCATACTTCGACCTTTCCACCAGGTGTACGGTAACAGGTTTTGAAATCTTTGATAACTTTCTCAGCTATGTTAATCCACTCCCATTCGGTTGTGGCCGGAATACCAGAAACAGGATGCTTCTTACCTTCTTCGTCAAGATACCAATAACAGCCATTTAAGGACACAACCACTTGGTAGATTTTGTCCCCTATTTTTATACCGGATTTGCTGTCATCTACCGGTTGGGAGGAACCCCATTTTCCAACTATGTTGGTTATTTTATCAATGCCCCTACCTAAGGCACCGACTAAAGAATCCACGCCGTTCATATGAAACTAACTTATTTCAAATTGTTTTATTACAAAAAAGGGGGTGGAGGACCAGCCTCCTCCCCCTTGGGATATATAGAAAAAAGGAAAATCAAATCTTGCAGGGCTTGATATTTGCCGAAGCAGCTAACAAGTCCATAAGGTCTTGAATACCTTCGTGAGCGCCATACGGTACATGGAAGTGTACTGTAATATGATCATCAATTACCCTACCGAAGCCGTTAGAGTAACGTGCCGGCTTCAACGTTACTGAATAATCAGCATACGGAGCCAACAGGTCTAAGCGGGTTTCTTCGTTGGTAAACATCCGTTCCATAAGTTCTTGGTGAGTCTTACGGAAGTCGAAGAACATACGTTGTTCGCGTTCCTTATCCAGCAATTCAGCGCCGAGGTGAGTACGCGGAGCCCAGTGCTGTTTGTATTCGGTATGGATCGGGTTGAAGTACGTGCTGATAGCCTCGCGCTGTTCATCCGGATAACCGCCATTTACAGCAATACGAACAGATCCTTCTTGGAATGTCAGACGGTCAATCAAACAGTCGGACGGAGAAATCATGTAGTCAATACCACGGAACAAGATACCGCATTTGCAGTTCTTAGGAATCGGATCGGCGATAATGGACTGATCTCCTGCTACGGCACCCAAACGTTTCCAGTTACGTCCACGATAAGATTCGGGAGCTTTAGATACGAAGAAGTCTTTGAAAATTTTATCGCATTCGTCGCAAACCATGTTAGTAACGACCGTTGTTTTGAATTTGTGTTGACATCCACCAGGTGTACCGTAATCTTCGATTGTCAGATACGGGAATGCTGCCTGCAATTCTTCTTTAGCACTGTTACCACATTCATCATCCGGCAACGTGATTTCATAAGCTTCTTTCGAAATCTTACAAGAACCACATGCTTCCCAGCTAACGGTAGTAACAGTAGGATTGCTACACATATCTGCTGTTTTAGCAACGAACGTTACTGTGGCAGTCGGATTAGTTTCTACAAATGCATCGATATCAGCCTTCGTCAGTTTCTTGCTTACGGCCACAGTGTACATACCTACGCCGCCATCTTGGGCTGCTGTTTTCTCGGCAGTGCTACTAACGGCATTCTTAATGCTTTCTACTACAGTAGACTGATCAACCCCATCATCCTCTAACGTTACGGCATAAATCAAACCTCCGTCTACCTTAGTATATCCATCAGGGCACTCTTCGCATCCTTTCATGATAGAAGACAGCTTTTGAGTATAATCAGAAGGCTTACCACCTTCTTTCATCACCTGATATTTGGATGTAGAAAGATGACGTCCGACTCTCTTAATATCCAAACCTGGATAAGCAGCCTTAAGCTGAGCCAGAGCATAAGCATCACCGGTATCACACATTTCCATGCAATAGAAATTCATGTCGGTTTCCACCGGAGTTTTTTCCAGTTCATTGCAAGAATGGATAGGATGGATTTCTACAAAATCACCTACCTTGCCACCACCTGCAATCGGCTGATTCTTGATACGTTCGATTGTTTTCAAGATAGCAGCCAAAATATCAACATCTTCGCAAGGATCACATTCTGAGCACATATCCTCACGACCCGGACAGTTTTCGAAAATGATGTAATCATCGATATTTACCTCACCCATCGGATAACCACGAAGCTCAAACAAACGTCCTGTTAACTTAATATGGATAGGAATACGATCGCCTTTTCTTGCTGTAATAGCGGTACTGTCGTCAATTCCGTTATAACCGAAAATAACCTCATCTACTTTAATTTCTTTACTCTTCGGAGCAGAAGCATACACTTCTATAATTTCATCAATAGCAAACGTAGGTGTAGAGAATGATTTATCATCAGATACACGGTCGTTCACCATCTCATTACGTCCGATTCTGATCTGGAAACGTTGTTCGTCCTTACGATATCCTTTCAAGTCTTTCAACGCTTTCAAACCATCTTTAGTCTGCTCACCATCCAAATCATAGATAGCGATCTGACCTTCTTGAAGCAACAAAGAATCTACGTCCGCCAACTTAGCGTGCGGAGGACAGATAATGTGTCTGTCATACGGTTTATGGATAGCCATAGCCTTATAATATTTTAAAAATTAGTATTCTGTTATCTGTCTCAAAAATAGCGATAGTCATATAAGCAACAAAAAGCATTATGAATTAATTAATTCTTAATGCTTTTTGATAATGTTTAATTTAGGATGTGCCTTTATTCTGCTATAAAGGAGATTGGACGTTGTTTGAGTCTATTTGATAACGTCCGTATTCGCTTTCATTCAAAGCAAATTGCTTTTCAATCATGTTAAGGATAATACCAATTAATTTATCATCTAATTCAGGATCTATATCAGTTGAATTAGAACCATCGGATTTAATATATCCTTCGATGTCAACTTCCTTCGGATAGCGATAATATGTAAGGTAAACGGTGTCTACATCAAAACCAGACTTATACACCCTTACCGAATCTTCTCCTATTGTATAGAATGTTTCCCTAAAATCAAAATCAGGTTTGTTAAAAGAGTCGGCAAGAAGTTCATGCGGGTTTTCGTTCTTAGCCTCCCACATGGTAAAATCAGTGACCGTGCATTCACCTTTGGTAAATACGCCTGATATGTTTGAAAAAGAAAAGAAATCAGAAGGCAATGAAAACAAAGTGCTTTCCGGATTATCTTTATCTCCTCTCTCATCAAGTTCTTTCGAATACACAACCAGCTTTTGGATATAACGTATATCCTCTTCATTTTTCTTATCAAGGATATAACGAACAAGGCGGTTTTGCTCGTCATTAAAAAGCTGAACAAAACGTGCCTTGTCAAGTTTTATACCACCGTTGGTCATGTTTTCTTCAGCCTTCTGTAAGGCCCGGAGATAACAATCAACGATTTTCATAAATTATTATTTTTTGTCAGCGTATTGATCAACATCGAAACCTTTCTCATCTTCCTTTTTCTTCTTGTCAGACTTAGTGCCTTCTATTTTTTTATGCTTGTTCTTTAAAGCGTTATACGCTTCCAGGACACGTGACTTGGTTTCTAACATCGACTTATTGGAAGCAAGAGCCATAGATGCAGAGATGGCGTCGGCGCCCAGGAGCTCGCCATTCAGATACAGTCCGTCGGTGTTGACGGTGACAGCCAGACCCTCAATCATTTCCCTGATCATACGATGGAATTTGATCACCTGCATCCCTTCGGAAGATTCGTCGTCAGATAAGAACCTTGAGCTTGCTTCTTTATACATATCAACGTTCGTATTCTTGGCGTCAATCCAATTAGTGAATATGTATTGAACCATGCTCTGATCAAGCTCTACGCTGTATATGATGTCAAGATACAAAAGCAGATCGTAGATGCTTTTCCTTTCAGCCTCTGACCCTTTCAGCTTGTTCATGAACTCATATAAAATATCAGCCTTGTCAATCTGACGTTGTTTCCTGATATCTACGGCCGTAGTCTTGTCTTCTACACAATAATAAGATTCGACATACATTGGATTACCGTCTTCCTCTTTAGGAGTAAGAGACTTGGACAGAATAGCTATATACAGCTCAAATAAATCACGAACGTCATTAGTATAGAACAAACGACCATCATACAAGTCAATTCTGTAAGAATCCCAGAAATCGAAATTCTTTTGGTCCAGGTCCTCATTGACAGTTTCTTCAAACGGATACCGAATATTCTTAATACGCATATCCATTTCATTCTTCTTGTCTTCAAGTGAGTAACCTTTATAACATGCTGAATTGATGAAGAAACCGGTATCATACACCCTAAGATCCTTATCCCATCCACAACAAGATACTGTCTTGTTACCAGGGAAAGGAGTCTTGGAAATGCCTCTTTCCTGATATCCGGAAGGAGCTTCTTCATCCATCTTACCTGTTATAACATAAATAGAGTCGGAATATATCTTCATTCCTCCTACGGTAGCCAGCAGTTTCTTAGACTCATGGCTTTCTTCAAAAATCTTTTTTCCCATTTTTTTATATACCCTACGTCTTTTCATATATGAAAAGACTATGTTAGAAACAAAATTTGCGGCCGGTTTTAAAGCCGACCGCAAGTTAATATTAAAAGTTATGATTACAAAGAGCTTGGTAACAATTCAATTGTTACAAACCGGCTGGTATCTTTTACCCAACAAGCCGATACAGAGTGGCACCAGAATTGTTCTGACATACGAGGATGGCTGGATACAATTTCTTGAGCCGATACCCTGGATGACCATCTACCTTGTTCGTAACCCCACCACATAGAACCGATATCAGGCTTAACGTAGAATACGTTGCTGTTGATATTACCAATACGAGCTTCGGCTGAAGCAGGGATGCCGGCGAATGCATTGGAATATTCAGGAGCGGTCAAGTCTTCCATAATACATGAATATGATGTGATAGGAGTCATGCCGTCTACCAACTGGCTTCTATCTACCATATCAACGTAATCCAAAGAAGGTTCGTGTTCTACAATAACCTTACCAATACCCGGAATAGTAACACCCTTGATCTTTACAGTTCCTAATTCAAGAGCATCGTTTGATCCTGTTACCGGGTTATTGATGATACGTTCTGTACCCATAAGCGGAGCCAAAGCACCTAATTGAGAGAAGAACTCATCACGGAAGATTTCAACGATGTTCTTATAAGCCATAGCACCTACCTTGAATTTCATTACACGATTTTCAATCGGCATATCGCTACGACCACGGAAAATATAGTCGGCAGCAGCCAGGAAGTGTTCACGCTTGATACCGCCCGGACGTGCATATGAGATAACGAAACCACGGCGAAGTTGATGGTACAAACCTTCGTTTTTCATCAAAACACCATTATGACCCTTGACTCTACCTCCGCGCATGAACATAAGTTCGTATGCTTCCATCTTAGCCAATTCAGCCAAACAGAACAAAGACACTGTATTGGCTACACGAGCTGTACGCATATCAATGCTTCCGTCACCAAGACGAGAACCGATGATAGCATAACTTGCATCACCTCCTCTGATTTCAGAAAGCTGACGAACTTTCTGGTAAGCCTTGTCGATGAAATTCTGTGTACGTTCGTCCGCATAAGCCAAAGACTTAATACCAGCGTACATAGTCGTTTCACCTTCAACACCACGGTGTCCACCAAGCGTAAATTCACAAGTCATAGAACCGGCCTTAGAAGCACCTCCTACACCAGAGAACTGAGTAGAAAACTCACCAAGAACGTTTGTTACCTTCCAGTATTTAATACCGGCTCGAAGCATGTCTTTCGGGAAATATTTAGCACGAGAACGGCCCCACAGCTTACACCAGTATCTCCAGTTTTCACCTTCTTGTTTCGGAGGACGCTCTGTAGAGATAAGAGCCTGGCAACCATTAATCACATCGTAAGTAATAACATCTCCTTGTTTGAATTGTGCATTCAACACAATTTCGAAGAAGCTTTCATCAATACCAGGTTTTGCATATTTCAAAGACGTGTCTTCTACTGTAACCACCTCATACGTTTCTGATACCGGAAGATCATAACGGAATGAACCATTGATACCATTTACGGTAATAGTAGCATCCTGTTTAATCATACCCATATACATAGGCAGAGGATAGTTTGTAATGTTAGAAAACAACTCAAGCATACCCAGATGATTCTTATCCGGATCTTCGTAGTACCAATCTTCTAAAGAGCTAAGATCGTGTTCTACGATACTTTGCTTAACGACTTTAGCGTCGGTATATCCAATCACCGTGTCACCATTCATGGTGGCCGGGAAATTTTTTGTTAAAAGTACATTAGCCATGAACGAAAAAATGTTTTAATTTTTAATCTATACTGATTTCATCGAACTTCACACCTTGAACTTGATCACCTTTATCATCTACCGGAGCCACCCTCTTGTCTTTATTTGTATGGCTGATGAGCTTATAAATTTTTTTCTTCTCATCAACTACAGCTTGATTCGACTTCTGTTTTATGAACTCTCCTGGGTTCATAAGAAACATAATCAAATCTGGTGCTTCTTCCGGATTCATCATCATCTCCCTTACCCTATTAAATGCTTTGGTAATTCCGGGATTCGATTCAGAAGGTTTTAGGGCAAAATCAAGAGCTTTAGATACCATAGTGTCATTTAGTTGATACTTTGCCTGGATAGAAGACTTAAGGTCTTTCTTATACCTTCTAAAATCTTCTGCATCCTTCGCCTTCTTTTCGGCAGCCTCTTTAGTACGTTGCTGGATAATATCATCCATTCTCTTATCAAGCTCAGCCTTGTACTTTATAGCCTTTGCTTCAACATACTCTTCACCTTTATTGATAATGCCTTTGAAAAACTCATCAGCTTCATCTTTAGGCAACCCAAGAAGATCAACATAATGGCGAACGATCTTTATCTGATCTGCTTTGTTTTCAATGTCAAGCTTTTCTATAGGAGCGACATTCGTATCATATTGCTTAAGAATATCAACGATATTAGCTCCGGCCTTATCAGCCTGAATAAGCTTCTTAGTAATATCAGAAACAGAAGTAACATCTATCTTATCCTTAACAATATCCTCTTTCTGGCTTTCAAGGACTGTGGATAATATGTCACACAATGAATCTTCTTTACTAAAATCAAGATCATTGATAGTAATCTCTTCGCCGTTTTCACCGCTAAACACCACATCTTTCAAATCGGGAATAATTCCCCTTGAAGAAAGGGCATCCAATACTTTTCTGTAATTGACAACCGGGGTCTCTACCTGATCCTGATTAACATCAACTACATTCTCTTCTCCTTTTTTATCCTCTTTAGGATCAGGAGCAGGATCAACAACCAGCTCTTCTTTAATTTGAGAACCTTCTTCTACAGGCTTCTCATCTTTTTTAGCCGGTTCATTACCATTAATAGGCAGAATATCTTCTTCCCTATTATAAACATCATCAACCGGACCGATACTAAAAATATCGTCCAATTCTACTATTCCATTTTTTTCTAATTTTCCCATACTGCAAAAATATTTAAATACCTATATTTCAGACAAAAAACTTATAAGTGTTTAATCTTCACTAAAAATTAAATATCCCCAAATTTTATTAGAGATTTTCTAATGAAATTTGGGGATATTTAATCCTTAATTCTTATTGATTCCGGCTACATACCTTTTGGTGGCATCTTCCCTCGCTCGTTGAGCAAGCTCTTTGGATTTTAATTTTAACTCTTCCATTTTCATTCTCATTTCATCATCATGAAGTTTGGAATCGTTTTCAATTTTCTTATCCTCTATCCTTTCCTTACTTTCTATATCAGCCTGCCTTACGGTCTGATCTGAAACAGAAGCCAGGAAGTTGAGGGAGGTGGCGTCGCTCTTGGCGTCTGCCGCCCTGCCTGCCGCCTGGATCTTCTCTTGAAGTATCCTGTATTGACCTTTCTTGTCTTCTAAAGCAAGTTCATGCTGACGTTGCTTATCCTTCTCAGCAGCTTCAGCTTGTATCTGTTGCTGGTTAAGCTGCATCTGATTCTGTTGTTGCTGCTGCATCTGACGCTCGTTGTATGCGCGAGTATTCCTTGCATTCTGTATAAGTTCCACCATAGAATCTGATGTGAAGATAGATGCAAGATCGTAAATGTCTCCTCCGGCCGTATTTAGCTGCAACATAAAGGTCTTGAACTTTTCAAGCTCATCCCTTTTCTTCGAGTTGGATAAAGCTTGAACACCAAGATGCCTTAGGCTAAGACCGTCGGTTCCTATAGATAAAAACGCTCTGGTAAGGTCACTTTTTGTGTACATTACAGAAATATCCTTTCCTTCTTCCTGGCATTGTTGAGCGACAGCCAGATGAAGATCCAAAGCGCGTTTCTTGAAGTAACCGAAGTTATCAAAGTATATCTGTGTTTGTAACATAGATGCTGTAACGCCCTGCTGGACCCCGGTGGCAGTCTCATACCTGTTGGGACCGTTAATTACTTGAGGCGTGATGCCAACCATTTCAAAACACTTCATCCTCGACCATTCAGCAAGCTCCATTCTTGTTTTAAGCTGCTCTGTCTGCGACAAATCATAGACGGCAAACTGGTTGAAGGGAACACCGCCTTTCGTGTTTTGAGATGAGGTATCTAATGTAAGAGCACCTACAGACTTAGCCACATCAAGAAGATTAGCCCATATATCAGCCACATCTTCACCCAAATCCTTATATTCACTTGGAACCAGATTAATATCCCCTAAGAAGAATTTACCGATCTCCTTTTCAAGAATATTGTTTATCTGATTTATGGAGAAATTATAAAATATTTGATACGGCTGAATCCTGTTGGCCATAGAAGTACCGATATATCCGGCAACGGGTAGAACAAAGTCGTAGATGTTGCTATCCCCTTTTATCTGATGATCGATAGGTTCTCCATCCAAATACAGGTTGTCCTGAGCGAGAGCCCCGCCACTGATCTTAACCCCGTACCTTACCTGTGGAACGTAATCTACGAAATAGGTATTAATCTCCGGGTTCTCCATTCCCTTACTCATGGTCCTGGTAATTTTCTTAATACCATTTTCCTGTAAAAAGTCTTGAAGAAGCTCGTCGGTTACCATTTCAGTAGTTACTAATCCGGTTTCAGTTTGGTAGGTAATTACATACACCTGAGCCGGGGATACCCAATATGATTCAGTTACCTGATACAAATCACTACGAACATGCTCGTCGCTCAAACTCTGGGCGCGGTTATAATAATTACCATGCTCTAAATTTGGCATGAATCTGGTTCTGTGATATTCGTTGCCATTACTATCGTATCCGGTATATGTGCCGGCTGGAATACCGTAATAATCCTCATAAGCTTTTATAGAAGCATAATCATTATATCCTTTCCAAGGTATTACCTTATTCTGATATAACATCCCTACACTCGCCGATTTGGATAAACTTACATAGCTTCCATTATCACCATTGTTATAAGTGCCATTGAAATTATCAGCACCTCCTATAAGCTTTTGCTTGTCTTTTGCCGTAAGAAGATGCCCCCACCTTACTATAATATCATTGGCAGTATAATAATGAACACGACCAATATAATCCCCATATTGAGGATACTTGCTATCTAATGTCTTAGAATAAAACGTATTCAACGGAGACCACCTCTCCGGCTTATAATAGTCGTATCCTACATGATAATTTCTAAAGCAACGACCGGTAAGAAGATAGTCAATGAAATTCTCGGTGTCTATCTCATCCATGTAAAAACGCCCCCTGTCTGCTTCAAGCGTATGAGAACCCCATATAACCTCAGCAGTCTTCCATTTTGTATTCATGAAGTTCTCTATCTCAGGAGGGGTCATAGATGCTTTCACCTCTTGTATCTGCTGAGCATAAGCCTGCTTTTCTTCTTCGCTGGCAAAATTATTATAATCCGGATCCAATCCTCTATTTAATAACTCTTGCCTAACCCTTCTGTCCAATTCCTCTCTAATGTAATTATAAAGAAGATTCTCCTTCGTGGAAGAATACTGATTCACTTCAGATTCATCCAGTCCAACTACATTATATTTGTCAGAAAGGTTGCCCAACCATCCTACAAAAGCGTTTACGATCGTACCTATTATATCATAATGACGTAAGAATGATGGAATATTTACATTGTCCCTTATAGACTGAACATCCTTAAGATAAGGAATTACATCTTTCAGCTCCATAAATGACAGCTTCCCTTCCATCATCCTGTAAAAATCTTTGAACTTTTGGTTCTCATCAAGCTGCTTCAAACCAATCAATTCAAGAGAATCCATAGTGGCTTTAAACCACTCCTTGGTTTTTCTCTTGGTAGGTATAGCCTGCACCGGCAAACCTGAAAATACTCCTCTGGCCGGAAAAGCCTGATCTCTATTGAAATATTCCATCCTATTATCCTATTTTTCACAAAGATAAGGAATTTGTTCTCGTCACCTCATTTTATACGGGTTATGTCTTCTTACCGTAAATCCTTTAACCTGTTCCATCTTCTTACGTTCCCTCTTCTTTTGATTCTCCTTCTGAGTCGTACTTTCAGGCATGTAACCCATATCATCATAATACTTAGCCAGAAGAAGAGCGTGGCCGAAGGCTATGATACGGTCGGTGTTGGCCCCAGGGCCGAAGGCTATGATCTCATCAAGAAGTTCTATATCAGGGATACGGTAAATACCTTTCTGTGTTATTTCATTACCATCATCATCATACCCAACAACAACATCCTCCCAACAATATTGAATAACGGTATTGAAAAGCATGCGCTGATTGGGAACCGTAGGAGCCAAACCGAGCTTGTTGTTCTGACGGGCGCCAGCACGGATAATCTTACCGGCAAGACGTTCGCCATCTTCCAGCAACATAAGCTGCTTATTTCGTCTCGTAAGATAAAATTCATACATTCGGTCGGCATTCTCCATAAGACACTTGGCCCCATACGCTTCTTGAAGTATTTCACAATTCCTACAAAAATCATCGGAAGATGGAGGACGTGATGCGTATGATGCTACTATGCAATAAGCAAATGGATCGTTGATTTTTACATATCTTTTAAGTACATAAAACGAACCAACAGAATCAGTATCAGCCTTGTCAGATTTATAGGGGTCAAGCGATGAGACATAAGTGTAATCAAAAACACCTCCTTCTTCTGGTGGATCCTCATATATAACAACAGGAGAATCTATGTTACCACCTTGAAACGGATAATCGGCAAGCTGCTTATCGCTAAAATTATACCCCATTTTCATGCCGTCTATCTGATAAATATCCACTGTTTTACCAGGCCTACCTTCTTCAAGAAGACGGCTTTTGTGCTTCAACGCATCTTCTACAGGGAACCTATTTACGTTCGTATTAAGGAAACAATCATCTATAGACAAAGGGAATGCCATTCGTTCCTGGACGTATAAAGCCCTATCCTTTTTGACAAGTTCGTCAAGACGTGATTTTATTATTCCAGTATTTTTATCAAAGTCTGAAACTTTTATTTTTATCTTCTTAAGACCGGGAGCATTCTCTACTCCAAGATACTTATCAAGAGTCGTTTCCTTCTTCTCATACGCATGAGACATCTGGGCCGGAACAAAGCATCCGGATTTACATATACGCCATGTTGGTTTAATAACTCTCTTATTTAGAATATCATAATTCATTATAATAAATCCATATTCGTCCGGAGAGTTCATGATTTTCTGTGCATCTTGAGACTTTTCTACGTTACCTCCAGTATTGTGGGTTATAATACCATTTGCTATATAAGTGTGAGTATCTGATGCAGTGAGGTTGTAAACAGGCTTAATCCCTATATACTCTATCTTGTCTATCCTTTCTATTATCACTCCATCTATATACTTTGATCTAAAAGATCCAAATGTGCTAAAATTAGAACAGAATTTCCTTATAGAGTCAAGTTTCTCTCTTCTATACCCTATATCTGTTCCAATTATATCACAATATTTAAGCATGGATAATTTATCCAATATATTACATACATACGAATCAAGAATAATTGATCTATCTGCTGGGTTTTTAGACGGACTATAAGAAATAGTACTATGTATTCCTAATTTAAAAAGAACATCTTTTACCTCTTCAAGAAGATGCTTATTACAAGAGCCTACACTTATACGATGAAGTTTTTTATCACTATTGGAATAAAAAGTAGCATCAGCATCAAAATACCCCCTAATCATCATAATAACATCCTCTCTCCTATATGAATGTATATTTAATGGAAGTGTTTTGTTTTTTTTAGTCTGACCATATATACCAAGTTCCCTTAACTCATGGCATATACCTTTTATTCTTATTTCCCTATAGTCTTTTCCGTCCTTAGTCTTATACTGTTTCTCTATACAACACTCATATTTAGATCGTATATAATCATACACCTCATCATCACTGGTAGACACAATAGGAGTCTTATCAAAACCATAGCTCCCATCCCCTATTAGAATGCCAACAAGGTATGGATCAAACATTTTTTTATCTCCCCATATATCCACACCATCTGATACACATATTTTACGTCCAACTCTAAGAGAATCAGCCCTTCTAAAATCAGATCCAAAGTACCTAAATTTACCCTTCCTTTTCTTTACAACAGTCAATATGGGATGATCCCCACTACATTCAAGTACCCTTCCTCTTTTTGTTGTTATTCTATAACACTCTTTCTCGGCAGGAGGTTTCATCCATGTTATGTCTTGACTTACAGCTTTTGATGATATATTATCGAATCCTATTATTCCATCTTCTTGTTTTAAATCCTCTATCCTACACGGTTCTCCGTTTGATTTGTACACTATTGTACCAGCACAACAACATCCAGCCATCAAACAAACGCCCCTCATTCTACCATGCATCATATGAGCCGGCCTACCGGCAAGCCATGCTCCAAGCACCGGAAATTTACCTACCTCATCATATATAGACGTATATGGAGTTCCGCCTGCGGTCTTCAATGAGCCTCGCGTCTTTCCATCATCAACGTTGGTGATTCTTATTCTGGCATGAACATCACGTTGATTATTGATGTTTCTTGTACCTAAAACAACTTCTTTAGTCCAGTCGTTACCGGTCCTGTTTATAGTAAGATAAGGAGGAAGATTATCAAGTCCAAACTCAAGATACTCTCCCATATTGGCAAGGTCTTCTTTACTTGCTCCAATAACATTATGCGTCAAATTGTACGTCATTGTAGCATTACGAGCCAGAAGAGAGCTCATTATGGCCGTATTGTGAGTAACGATGTAATTGGTGGTCAAAAATAAATGAGAATCATTATCAACGGTTATACAAGTGGCATGCTCCTTTCCGTATATTGATATGGATCTTATTTTTAATTCCTTACGATTCCTTGATAGTATAAGTTTATTTCCCTCCAATTTAGCATACCAACCTGAAGCCCAAAACATACGTTGTACAAAATTTATGACATCCATGTCAATATGAGACAACGTAAGCTCTTCTTCTCCGGTTACTACGTTTCTGAAAGAACGAATGAAGTTTTCTATAAAATCTTTCTTTTGATCTATGGACGATCTTAGAAATTTCTTACAAATGTATTTATCGAAAAACATATCCCCACTATAGCCACCGAGATAAGCCGCCAGCATCGAGGCGTAGGCCGACGGCGGAACCGGCAGCTTTGCCGTAGGGTAGTTCAGGGCCTCACCTACTGGAATAGACATACTCTTATAATCCAATCCGGCTATGGCTCTAAGACTCCTAACATGCCATTTCCCTCCATGATTGACACGCCATTGATGATTACCGCAGCAAATAACATTACGACCGTCTTCAAATACGACTCTGTAGGTGGTTACTTTCCCTTGAGGGTAGACACCTACGACCTCTACCAAATTCCCTTTATCGTCATATATCTTATCCCCTACAACAATATTTCCTATCATCTTTTCCCGGTCCTCAAGATAAAGTATCTCAGAGTCAAGAAGGGCTTTTCCAAAACGACGGCACCCGAACATGAATATTCCTTTATTCTCTTCTTCCGCCTGCTTTAGAAATTCGGCAAACATCCATTCATTATCACGAAGCTGAGAATTTCCAGGAATACGATCATCTCCTACATCAATCATCATCTTCCAGAAATTGATATGCCAATATAGCCAAGGATGGATAAATACACCATTTATGGTAACACCGTTAAGGAGTTTCATAGCCTCATTCTCCCAGAATTGCTTGACATCATCGTCTTGCTCTTCATAAGAATAAAGGTCATTCCATAACGGAATATCGTTACCCATATTTATATAAAGTTCTTTACTATCAAAATTCATAACAAAACTACTTATCGAGCTTGTTCTTAGCTTCATTCTTAACAAAAGACTGAATACCTGATACTGTTTGTCCTCCTTTTAGGCTTTTCTTGTTTTTGGCAGCCTCAAGCTGATTATAGACATCCATTATCCCACACATCTTAATATAAGATTCAGTCCATTGCATTAAGCTATCAGACAAGCTCTTTTGAAACCTAAATTCTTTCTCCCTCTTATCGGAATCTTCTATTTTATCCCAAGGGTTTTCAGATAGATAACGTTCAGCCTTATCTATCTGATCCCTTAGCACAAGAAGTTTCCGATCTACGTAAGAGACATCATCGTTAGTCGGCTTTCTTACCTTCATTGTTCACCATTTTTAAAAAAGCCTCATACTGAGACTTAAGCATATTAAACCTGTCTTCAAGAGAAGATGAATTAACACGATACCTACACATGTTTTTTATTCCTTCCTCAACAAATTCTTCCTTGAACATAACAGAATTAGTATTATTGTCAACGTACATAATAAAATCCGATTCTCCGTCGTTTACTATCCTGTCAAGAACCTTCTTGCTGTCATCATCTATGTTAAGATTATGACCGGCGTTAATAGACAACCTGTAGACGGTCTTGACAGAAGAAGATACTTTCATTATCTCTTGTTGATACAAGTTAGTCATAAACGACTTTTCTTCCAAATCAATAAAGTCTTCCAACTCTATGTTGTCTTCCTCATCCTTCTTTCTAATAATATCTTTAGTTAGCTCTTCCGTCTCCTCTCCCACCTTGTCTTGCGCAGACAATAGATGGTTGTAATAAGAAATAAGATGTTTTATATCTGAATCAAAATCAATCTTCTTCATTGTCAAGAACCTTTTTACCATGAATAATAACGTCCATCAACTCTATTGATAAATTATAATCAGCCACTTCAAAAAGCTCGCTGTCTGTCAACGTCCTTAAAAAAGAAACAGACAATCCTCTTTTCTTTGCAAAAGATCTAAGTACGGCATAGAGAATGTCCCCGGCAGAATAATCGGGGAGATCGTCACAAGATGCCTGCAACATAGAAAATAAGGACTTCCTTTTATCCTCGCATTGTAAATGCCTTGCTTTACCACATCCGCCCATAACTTAACTTTTTTGAATTATAGTACCTTCAAAATTAAACGGAATTTTTTCCTCTTTTTTAGACCCATCTTTTTGATAGTGAACAGTCATGTGCTTTACGAATCTTCCTATTCCAAATCCTGCTGTATGTATCTCTATATTGAACTTAAAGTGACGGGAGTCTATGATATTCAAATTAGATGACGTACAACCACAAGATGTCTCTGATGCTGTTATCTTCATATCATGCTTCGACTCAAGAACAAATGAAAACCTTATACTGTTCCCTTTTTCTACCGGTTCGAAAATGATTTCAAATGATTTACCGTCTTTAGAGAGGTCTATATTGTATTGCTTGTCATCTGTAGAAATAACATTAAATTCATCAGAATCCATTGTAATAAGTTCTAACCTGTTCCATCTTGACTTCTCATCATAAAAATCAATAGAATACTGACGGTCCATCCACGAAGGACGGGGAAGCCCCTCCCCAAGCGCACACTCCTCTGTCTTGCTCCAGGCCTTCTGCTTGATGAAGCACGTACATACCGAACAACGATTTTTACCTATTTTCTTGCTTACATACAAAGAAAGAGGCAACATAGAGTTAGGAACGTTCTTGGTGTTGAATTTACATCCTTCACACTTTTCAAGACGTTCCTTGTACCAATCAGGATAATCCTCTTTTTTTCTTGGAAGTTTTTTTAATATCGTATCCATAAAAGCATCGTATATAACTTCCGCTTGCAAAATCTTTTTCATAACTTATCTGTTAAATTCCTGTTCTTGAATATTTTGTATTTCACTAAAACTATGACCCTTACGAGATTTAAAGATAGATAATTTGTTGTGTTTTATCAACATATCTCCACCTTTTATCTCACCTGAATCATAAGCATCTTTTATCATCCTTATCTTAATATCAAGGCACTGAAGTTCTTTTTCCTGATACTTAGATAATTTTTCTACCTTGGATTTAAGACGCTCAAGATTGTGTTTGCGCCTCTCCATCTCATGAAGATTACAAACCATATCGCCTACATACGGGAACGATACAGACACGTTATCTGTGTACGTACATAAGTTATTGGCATAAGAAATACTGGCTCTGAAAACGTCACGTATTTGGTTTCGGTCGTAAACGCCCCCGGTCTTATCCATCACATCATCTATAATATGTGACTCAAATGATATAGGGAAATCATTCTTCGGCATCTGATTCAAAAGTTTTCTTTCTGTAAAATAAAGAAACCAACGCACATTGATCTCTTGAACCCTCCAATACAAAAAGACGGCGCATGTTCTCTATATCCGGGCACAAACACCTTGTCCTGTAATTCCCTTCACGGTCAATCAAAATACCACGCTTCTTCATCTCCGTATCCAAAACCGATACATATTGAAGATCGGTACTGAAACAATGAGAAAACTTCTTCTTGGTCTCATACGAATATCCAAACACAAAATAATAGGCAAGAAGATTTAAATGCCTCGCATCTATGACATTCTTCTCATTGCCTGAAGCCATTAGGTATCCGTTATAAAACAGAAGTATCTTCTTAGCCATATCTACCGTATTGGAATAAGGCACTAAAAGCCTATAAGCCCTATTACTAACATCTTTATTATCACTTTCTTTCATGAGATTATCGTTTTGATACAAAGATAAGGATTAAGAATTTATAAATTTAAAATTAACGTATTTTATGACAATGGATTCAGGATTTTTCCCGATATTTGCACTGTAGCATTAAAAAAATAAGACCTTATTGTTTAACATTCATAATTTATTTCTATATTTGCTGTGCGTTACGGATTAAAGAATTATTAGAAATAAATTATGATAAAAAAAATATTACTTGTCTTATCATAATTTGTTCTTATATTCTTCAAATCTGTAACGGGATTTTGGGATTTTCCGAACGAAAGAAAGACATGAATCGGATGGATATCCCCAAAAATCCATCCGATTTTTTTTTGTTACAGATTATGAAGCTACAATTAGGTAGAAATATTAACATAAGTCTTAGACTTTTGGAACAGTGGTCAGATGATTCGCTGTTCATGGAATTGTATGCTTTATACTGTATGATAAAAATCTCCCGCCGGGATTCGAGAATAAGATTCAAAAACCAGAAAGATCTTCTTCATAAACTTGGAATCGGGTATTCGAAGTTCAAGAACATGACAGGACATCCGATGTTTAACGAACTGTTCCGTGTGACGGATAGTACGTTCGTTGCAAGAAGGTATCGTGTTAATGGCGTACAACTTACTCTCGGATGTGGAAAAGTGAGTCTTCCAAAGAATAGGATTTTAATTAAGATAAAGAAAAATGAAATAACAAACCATGAAAAAGTCCTTGACAGGATAAAAGAGGCGATGTTTGTTAATTTAGTCAGAAACAATGAGTCTGTACTGAACAGTGGAGAGACAAACTCTCAGGCTGATGTCGTAGACGGAAGCCACTCGTATTATGGATTAATTGATTCGACGATAAGTAATAAAACAATTGCCTTGTACTTGAATGTAGGACTAACAAAAGCGAAAGAGATTGTCGGTATGGCGATACAAGACAAGCTCGTAAAAAGGTTCGAAAACATACAATTTATAACATACGTAGATAATCCTCGTGCTTACATTGAAGCAAACGAACATAACTACCCAATAGGTAAGCTGATTCCGGTATATAGGCACGGAGCTGTTTTCTGGCAAATAGCAAATACCTGGACCTTGTATAAAAAAGGAGCAACAAACAGATGGTATTTTGGAGAGAAGGATATAGAGAAAGGAGAAAAAGAAAAAGTGAGTAAGAAAGACGATTTCAATTTCTTCTTAAAAGACAATACTCATATCCTACGTTTCTTGAATGCAGAAGAAGTTGTTTCCGAAGATGGGGAAATCCTTGGCATAGATCGTAAAAAGACAAAAGAAGAAGAAGCAAGATTATTGGCTTCTGTTATGGCTAAAGAAGCGCACAAAGACTTCTGGGACGGATATGAGCGAAGTACACAAAACCAGATTGTAAGAAAGTACTATCGCGCTATCATAGCAGAAGATAAGAAGCGCAGAATGGACATGTTCTTAAACCGTCTTAAACAATCATACGACAAGGTTAGTGGATGGAGCAAGGAGAAGGTAGCCACAGTAAAGGCAGGCCTGGCTGATGCGGAAGCCTGCTGTGCTGAGGTGGGGACGTCCGTTGCCGGGGTCTGCGGTAGAGTAAGTAGGAGAATGAAATCCTATAACAATACCGTATCTGACAAAAAGGCAGGTTTTAATGAGGTACGAGATATGTATGCTGAGTTCGCCGGCGAGATGGCTAAAGCGGTGGGATCGGTAAGCGAAGACATCTATACGTATGTTAGGGCAGAACAGTTTAAGGAAAAGATAGAGAATATGGATATACGTATCCAGTCATTACCTAATATTGGAACAACAGTAGATAATGATAAAGAATTAGATGGTGAATCTGTATTCAAGGATATACCATTTGAAGAACTATCATTCTATAATGATACCTATCTTTATCCTTCATCTCAGTATTCACCATTATAATGTTTGGTACTTGAGAGAGGGTCTGTTCTTAGTGGTCGCCGACAGAGCCGAAAAACGATAATATCGTAGAACATCGACGGAAACACCCGTTAGCCACTACTATGCCATAACTGTGTCAATACGAAACCACATTAATATCTGCTGCAAAGATACTTATGCAATTTATTATTTCTTTTTAATTCTAATTAATTCATTTTATGTTTTATGTTTTATCTTATTTTCATACTTTTGTTTTGTAAACAAATTCAGAAATAAAATGGCATCTAATTACAACAAAAAACTAATGGAATGCGTTCTTCGTTCAGTTATGTCCGAAGGTAATGTCGCCCAGGGAAAGGCTATTAAGTCTATTTGTAAGTCACCTAAACCGCTGTTTATTACGGGAAAAGGAGGTACAGGAAAAACGTACTTCCTTAAACGTGTTATACCGGCATTAAAAAATGCGGTTGTTGTCGCTCCTACCGGTATTGCTGCTGTTAATGCAGGTGGCCAAACCATTCATTCTTTTTTCAGGATCGGAATGCAACCTTACATTCCAGAGATAAGGAATGGCAAGTTTATGGACAATTGTGAAAACAAGTTCAGAGGAGAATCCGAAAAGATTTTACAGAATATAAAATATCTTATCATAGACGAGATTTCTATGGTTCGTCCTGATCTTCTTGATAATGTTGCGGACATTCTTCGTCGTGCAAGAGGCGACAAGGATCCGTTTGGCGGCGTGAAACTTATTATGGTAGGAGACTTATTTCAGTTACCACCTGTAATCAAAGAAGATTTTTTTAGAGAAATATACGATACATCTTATTTCTTCAGCTCTAAGTCCCTTATGGCTTCTGGTATGGAAATGGTGTCTTTTGAAAAAATATATCGCCAGAAAGATGAGAAATTTATCAGCATCCTTAATAAGGTACGTGATGGTCAGATGGACGATGATGTGTTTAGTACGTTAAATAGCAGATGTATTCAGCCTGAAAATAGTGCCGGGTATGTTGAGATCGTTACAACCAACGCTAAGGCTACGGCCATTAATGAAATGAGAATAAATTCTGTTCCTGGATCATTAAGAAAATTCGAAGCTATTATAAAAGGTGATTATCCTAAAGAAGCTCCTGTTGAAAAGACGCTTCTTATAAAAGAAGGTTCCAGGGTTATGATCACTAGAAACGGAGGAGAGTATGTCAATGGATCTCTTGGCGTTGTGTCTTCTATTAAGAATGGAGAGATCGAAGTCGTTCTTGATCGTCCTAAAGATGAAGAACATACTAAGGTTATTATTACACCGTGTTCGTTCGATAAAGTAAAATACGTCAGAAACGGGTATAAAGTGGAGTCTGAGGTAATTGGATCTATTACTCAGTATCCGATAAAAATCGGTTACTCCATAACTATCCATAAATGCCAGGGCCTAACTTTAGATGCGGCGATGATGGACGTATCCAACTCTTTCGAAACAGGTCAGTTATATACAGCTCTTTCAAGAGTAAAATCGCTTGAAGGAATGTATCTTCGTCAACCTATTCCTAAGACAATAAAAACAAGCGATCCGGTGGTAAACGACTTCTACAAGAAAACACTTTCAAACGATGGAATTGTTGATCCTATTCCAATGGAAGAACTTGAGAAGTCAATGATTAATTTGTCAACCGGATCTGAAATAGATTTTGAAGAGTTTAATTTATAAAAAAATACAGTTATGAAATTTGGAGAAGCTTTAGAGGCAGTAAAAGAAGGTAAGTTAATTGCACGTTCAGGATGGAACGGTAAGGGAATGTTTGTCTTTCAGCGCCCGGAAGATTGGTTGTCTACTGATACGATAGTTAATAGAGTAAAGTCATTACCGGATTCGTTTAAAAAGTACGTAAAAGATTATTATGACATAGATGAAACCAACATGATTAAATTCTGTTCTTATCTGTGCATGAAAGATGCTAACGATAATATTGTAAATGGATGGTTAGCTTCTCAATCAGATATGTTGGCTGATGATTGGATGGTAGTTGGTTAAGGTAACTTAGTTTATCACCGCTTTATTTCTTTTTATAAATCAATCAATTATTTGCTTTTAAAAATTACAGTTATGGAAACAAAAGAAGAAAAACAAAAGAAGTTTGTGACAGAATTTGAAATCAATGGAGAAAAGTATGGCGGATATATTTATGCTACAACTTTTTCCGAAGCTGAAGATTTTGTTAGACAAAGAAAAGCGACAGAGAAAGTTGTAGGTGGTCCGTGTTTAGAACAAGAAGAAATTAATCGTCTTTATAACCATTCCTCTTAGAATTTTCAATGATCCTTGTTTGTTGGCATAACCTTGAGATGGTGATACTATAGTATATAAGTACCTAATAAGAATATGGCAAGAGTAGATAAAATATTTCAAGACAATTTGGCTCTTATAATGAGCCAGCCGTGGGAAGAGGTAAAGCGACCGGTCTACTGTGATGGGACAGGCGTCAAGGTGAAGCGTATCCTGCAAGTATGCAACCAGTACGATCTTCGCCGGGAATTTCCTCTTGGTTCACTTAGACCTACTAATCTTAAAAACTCCATAAAAGAAATTTTGTGGATTTGGCAAAAAAGATCGGTAGACGTAAAAGAGCTTGGTCTTCATATATGGGATCAGTGGGCTGATGATAATGGAAAGATTGAAGGATGTTATGGAGACATGGTAAATAGACATGTCTATATGGGAACCGGAAAAGCTCCAGAGGGTATGACAGATATCCATGATGGTCTTTACGGTTTTCTTAACCAAACAGACTTCATTCTTTGGTCACTCAAGAATGATCGTTCGTCAAGAAGAATAGTAGCATCCATGTTCGATCCTGAAACCAATGGACTAAAACCTCTTCAAGAATGTGCGTTTCAGATCAATTTATCTGTTAAAGGAGATGAGTTGTATATGACTCTTTACCAGCGCAGCCAGGATGCTATTGTTGCCGGTCTATGGAACGTAGCACAGTACTCGGCGTTGATGATGATGTTCGCTCATGACGCCGGGTTAAGGCCCGCAGTTTTCACTCATTTCATCCAAGATATGCATGTGTATGACCGTCACGAAGAACAGGCAAACGAGCTACTTCGTCGCTCTCTCTTCGGCCCGGTTCCGCAGGTTACTATCTCGTCTCGTATGGAAGGGAAAGGGTTTTATGATTTTGTAGCTGATGATTTTGAGGTATGGAATTATGAACCAAAGGAGCAAATAAAATTCGAAGTCGCTAAATGAAAATAAGCATAGATCGTAGAGTTAAAATGGTTCCTATAATGGAAATCAATGCCGGAGATGAAGTTAATGTCGGAGGTTTTGATTATGTTGTTGAAAACATACTTCCATGTAGGAAAGGATCTTATTCGGATTCATATGGAATCAGGTTGGTCATGTCTTCTTACAAACATGGCCAACTTGTAAGAAAAGTGGATAGCGTTTTTTCTATAGATTCTATTTTGGTATTTCTACCTAAAGGAGATTCTGTTGTCGTAGAATGTTCTTATAGAGAACTTGAAGAATGTTTCCCTAAAATATAATATAATGACAGGAGAAGAAAAGTGTAACCGATGTGAGCAGTTTGGACCGAACGGTCTCACTGATTATCCATGTAAAAGGATTCCATCAAGGAACTGTCCTTGGTTTATTAAAATATCGGATAAGAAATATAAGAAGATTCTTGCCGATAGGGTGAAAAGAATTAAGGATAATGAGAAACTTAAGCAGGAAATGATGAAAGATCAGGATCTTGTTGAAGAAGTAAAACAAAACACAAAAAGATTAATGCAATGAAAAAGAAAAATATAAAACCAGAAGAAGTGGAAGTCGTTATTTCTAAAGAAGTAGAAGCTATTAACATATGTGGAGATATCAATAGTTTTATAAAACATATTATATATGTCAGCTTGGATAAGGTAAGCAGTGATAGGGCGTTTGTTAATAACGATGTTCTGTATATGGTTACATACGCATCTATAAAAGGTAAAAATATACCCGTTGGTGTATTAGCAAAACAAAAGGAGGCTAAAACAGAAGATATCGCTATGCCGTTTGAGGATATTGGAAGGGACGTAAATGTCGTGTATCCTATTGAAATAGGAAAGATGTTTAAAGGATTTTACATCCTTAGCAACGGCGCTGTGGCTATTGATTACGAACTTACTGACAATGGAGGTTTTGACGATGATGACAACATTGGCAAAATTGACATGAATTTAAATTAGTGCGTTATGGTGTTATATATAGCAGCAGATCCAGGAAAAGATGGAGCTATAGCCTGCATCGATCAAGACAGCAAACTAATATCAAGAATCTCCACTCCAAGAATATCAGCTTCAGGGCCGGTAGACTTGACTAAAGAATATGTTTTTTGCCGGGATACGATCGTAGAAAACAATCCTGATAGGGTAGTGTTTGTCATAGAGGACGTCCACGCACTGTACGGGGTCAGCACGTCCTCTACAGCCTCCCTCATGGAGAACAAAGGCCAACTGCATGGGCTGTTCCTCTCCCTCTGTATGGCATTTACGGACATAAGTTGCTCCGTTAATTTCATAGCCCCTAAAACATGGCAGAAATTGGTTTGGACGCATTCTGATAAGGTCATGGAAGCCAGTAAGGTAAATACTAAGAAAACGTCATTGGCTTGCGCTAAAAGGCTGTGGCCAAACGATACGTTCGTTAAAAACGAAAGATGTAAGACAGCCCATGACGGTATAGTTGATGCGATGCTTATAGCAGAAGCAGCAAGAAGAACCATTTAATCTATTTTAAATCATTTTAAATCCAATTAATTCGTAATTAGATTTTAAAATAATACATTTGCAGTGTTAGATAGTCATAATCGTAAGTTTTAAAAAATGAAAGTAAGAGTTCCTGGCATACTAATGAATGAGAAACTTTCAAACATTTCAAAGATGTTTGATAAGGTTCTAAAGGATTGTGTCACATCGAATATAAAAATTACTTTATATTTTGATCATATCCGGATACAAGCCATGAACGAACGTATAACATATACGGATGATATTTTCGATGTGAATACTGATATTTCTTGTGACCATAAGTTTTCTCTTTTAGTAGATGCCGGGACTCTTATTTCGTTTTTTAAAAATCATAACCAGGATATAGAGATAGAGATTAAAAACGATTACAGTATCGTTTTTAAATACGATAGAGGATCTTTTTCTTCTACTTGGATTGAGGATAAGGCTTTCCCTGATTTCTTTTATCCTGTAGGTGACGGTATTCGTGTTATGAGCTCGTCTTTCATTCAGTCTATGAAAAGATCTTTTGCGTTTGTTGGATCGGATGAATTTAGACCGGCTATAGGCTCGATTCTTCTTAATGTGAAGAAGGACTATATTGACATTGTTTCTACTGATATGTTCCGTCTGTTTATAAACAGGAAAGAGTATGCTAATGCAGTAGAAGAAAGGTCGATTATGTTAAGTGAGGTCGCGGCTTCCATCTTATACCGCTTTCTGTCTGATAAGGATACGGAGATCAGTATTTCCACAGATGGCGTTAGGACGTTCTTATGCTTTGATAATGTAATTATATCGGATATGAACGTAGAACAACAGTATCCTAACTACGAATACGTATGTAATAAATTCGAAAAATCTTCAAGGGTTAAGTTCGATAGGGATTTGCTTATATCGGTTCTTAATTCCATGACTTTAGTGGATAATGTTGTCAATGTTAAGGTAGATGAAGAAAACGGCATAACGGTAATGTCTGAGGATTTCGGAAATAGAAAAAAGATAATGGAATCAATGCCTTTTAATGCGCTTGAAGGCCCGTGTTTTAATTTTTCTATCGGTAAGGAAAATATACTGTCTTCCGTAAAATCACTTATAAAAGGAGATACTGTCATGGATTGGTCTGATCAGTATAAGATGATAAAGATGTTCAATCCTAAATACGAATCAACATACGTCTTAAATCAAACATTGTATAATCTATAAACAATTAATAATATGGCTTTTAGAGAAAACAGAAGTTTTGGTACAACTTATTATTTGTATATTAATTCAGATGGTAACTTGTATGAAAAAAGTAACGAACCAAAAGAAGGTTTTGTTCAGCACATAAATCCTAATAGCGGTCAGCCGGCGGGATATTGGAAAGAGTATTATAATGGAGTAGTTGGATACATTAACTACATCGGATTAAAGTCAAGCTCTTTCTCTAATGGAAATACTGTTACTAATTTCCTTATCGTATTAAAAGATTACGAGCTTAATGAAAACTATTGTATTTCCATACCTCTCGTCAATCAAAAAGGAAATATCAAGGGCTTTGTTAAGAGCTTCGTAAAATACTACGAAAACATCGATTTCAGTCGTGAAATTTATTTCAATGTCTTTAAGAAGAAGAAAGATGACGAGTTTGGATCTTCGGAACTTATTATCGCATATGCCGGAGTAGACGGAGAAAAAGATCAGCTTGTTGAACGTTTTTATAAAAAAGGCGTAAATGGTTGGCCTGACCCTGTTAAAGTTACAGGATTTGATGGCAAGAAAAGCCTCGATTATTCAGCTCAAAACAACTTTACTTATCAGAAGATTACTGAATATTCAAACAGGTTCAATGCTTCTATTAAAGACATCAGAGCCGGTATAATGGCTAAATTAGGTTTAGGAGGAAATACTCAGCAAGAGCCAGTAGCTCCTCAGACTTATACCCAGCAGCCGGCCGCGCCTCAACAGGTTCAACAACCTCAGTCTGTTCCGAGTGCTATTCCGTATCAGAATTATCAACAGCCTGCTCAACAGCCAGCACAGTATCAGGCACCGGCTCAGCCTGCTGCACCTGCCCAGGCACCTACTACAAGGAGCACCAAGCCTCAGCATCAGACGCAGCCACAGCCGCAAGCACAGATGCCGAACTTCCCTCCTATGGAAGAAGAAGACCTTCCATTTTAATATAAACATCAGCCCAGGAGAATAACATCTCTTGGGCTTTTAAAGATTGTGTAGAATGATAGTAGAAATAGTTACAAGATTTCCCCTTATTAAACTTCGTAGGAAAGTGACAGAAGAAAGGATTATGGCGAAGCATGGGGATAAATTATGTATGATCTACTCAGAAACCAGAGAAAAATATAAGCAAGGAGATGAGTGGGTCGATGATCCTAATGATGCAGACATAAGTACTTTTCGTGAGTGCTATGAATCAACGAAGGATATAAAAAAAGAAGGTATTGTTTATTGTACTATAAAAATATGATCATGGACAAGTTAGAAGATATTGAAAGACTTCTTTCTGAAAAAGAAGATAGCAAGAAGGATACTGTTTCTGAAAAGAACAACAAACATAAAAAAGAAGATAAGGTCGTTAATAAAATACCTGAATCTTATTTGACTCCAGGTTATCAGAAGACTGTGCAGGTAGGTATTAAGAAACTTTATCCTGATGTCGTGGTACCTGAATACAAATATGATGGCGATGCATGTTGTGATATTCGTGCATATAGAGTGGTGAAGATGGTGAATGATATGGGAGTGGAAATAGATGTTCCTTCCGATTTTGAATCAATTACTTTATATCAAGGCTATTCTGTTAGAATCGGAACCGGCTTCAAGTTGAATATCCCAGAAGGATGGTGTGCGAATGTAGAAGGAAGATCAGGATTCTCTTTTGACGAGGGAGTGGTAGTTACTAACGCACCTGGTAAATGCGAATTTACCTACAAAGGAGAGTATATGGTTAATCTTACTAAAATCAATAAAAAACCGACCGTAATCCATAAAAACGATCGAATAGCTCAGATGGAAATAGTTCCACAATACAAAATGGTATTGGAAGAGGTGACAGATATTGAGGTAGAAGACGGAAATGAACGTGGAGAAAAAGGTCTTGGTAGTTCTGGAGTTAAGTAATGTTTAAATATTTTGAAAATGAGCATGTTAGGTTTTACATTCATCACAGACAGCAAGCTGTCAATGTACAGGGAGAAAGCTATTAAATCCGAAAATCTTGCAAAAGAAATTGAGGAAATGCAGGATAAGGCTGATTTTTACAAGGAAGGGCTTTCCGAACTTAAGTCAGATATAGCTTCAAAGGATAAAGAGATTTTATCTATTGGCAAAGATCTTTCTGAGTCTAAGGAAAAGATTGACGCCTTGAAGGAAAATCAGAAAAAGCTGATAAAAAGCGTCAAGAAGAAAACGGAAGAACTTGATTCGGTCAAGGCTGATCTTGACAAAGCTAAGTCTGATCTTGATGAGGCTAATTACAAAATCAGTAACTTGGAAGAAAAGAAAAACAGTATATCATATGAATTAAAAAAGAAATCAAATGCGTTGATTGAAGCCAGGATCAGAATCGGAGATTTGGAAAACGAGGTTTCTGTTGGGTCCAAAACAATACAAGAGTTAGAATCGAAGCTGAAATTAATGCAAGTAGAATTAAGAGGCTACCAGATAGGTATAATCGGTAAAGACAAAAACGATGTCGCTGAGCCGGAATTGGATAAAGATGAGGAGTCAGATAAGGATGTGGCTGAGTCAGAGAAGTCTGATGTTGTTCCTGAGACGGATGTGATTCAGGAAGAAGCCGGTGACATTGTGGAGCCCAAAAACGAAGCTGAACGAGTAAAAGACACTAAAAAGAAGAAGAAAAAAAAGAAGTAGGTATTTTAATCCTTTTTATATTTTAATGTTTGCCATATTATGGGTTAGTACTTAACTTTGCGTTGAGAGAGTTTTTAGGATAATTATTGGTTAATATTTAGCTGTTATATGCAGGCGTCTGTGAAGGCTCCTGCATATTTTTAAGGTCCTGTAGCTTAGTGGTGAAAGCAGGCGGCTCATAACCGCAAGATCGTGGGTTCAAATCCCTCCGGGACCACTGTCCAATGGTGTAGTGGTAACACAACAGATTTTGGTTCTGTTATCGGAGGTTCGAATCCTCCTTGGATAACGATTAAGTTTTTGTGGAAATGTTAATTATCTCGGCGTTTGCGGTGTGTGAACATAGCAAACATTAAATAGCCTGGTAGTTAAACGGATATAACAAAAGTTTCCTAAACTTTAGTTCCGGGTTCGACTCCCGGTTGGGCTACATGGCTTGTTGGATGAGTGGTTTAGTCAGGGATCTGCAAAATCTCGTAGGGCGGTTCGATTCCGCCACAAGCCTCTAAAAAAGTAAGATAATGAACTACCCAGAGCAACAAATGCTTAAGATCCTTAATAGGGATCTGCTAAGTAATCCGATGTATGTTATTAACAATCTTCATATATATGATTGGGAATCTGACTTCCTGGCCATAACAAGATCATTGTACGCTTATGAAGTAGAGGTCAAGATGTCTAAACAAGATTTCTTTAACGACTTCAAAAAGGATAAAAAACATAAGGTTCTTAAAGACGTCATTATTAAAGTAGGTGGTGTCATAAGCTATCCTCCAAACTATTTCTACTACGCCTGTCCGCCTAATATGATTGACGTAAGTGAAGTTCCGTCTTATGCCGGGCTGATTTATGTCGATGTCAGTAAAAATAGGAAGAACGTCGTTAAGGTCGCACCTTTAATTCATAGACAGAAGTTTGATGTAGTGGGTAGGAAACTGGTGGATAAGTTTTACTACAATATGCTTACTTGGAAGAAAAGAGCTATTTCAAACGTGTATGCTGACCCGGCCAAGGAAAGAGAGAAAGGCGTGCGTGCCGGAGCTGAGGCTGTGAGGAAGTCGGCCTGGGATGCGTTCAGGGCGCAGTGCCCGCACATTGCTTTCCCCTATGGAAAAGAATTTCCGATGTGTGACGATCACGAACAAGATCATCCCATGAGAGACTGCATACTTCAGTGTGAAAAAGGTAGAATATTTAAAAACAGATTGAAATGAGCACCCCACGTGAATTAAGTAGAATAGCTAATAGGATAGCCGGTAAGATGACTGATGATGGATGGGTTAGCCCCGGTAGAAAGAATCTCGTTTCCGATAAGAAGGTTATGGAGTTAATAGATTCGATTTTTAATGAAATTTGGAGAGAATTAGATGACGGGAAAAGAGTCCATATCAGGAAACAGATGATTTTCAAAAAGATTTTTGTCAGTAGGCAAAAAGATAAATACTATATACAATGCATAGAAAAAAGGGACGCCAAATAGACGTCCCTTTTTGTTTTTTATAAGCAATACAGACGTGAATAATCACATCACTTCATTACTGTCCTTACCAACTTAGAAACAGCTTGTGTGATAGTCCACCTGATGTTAGCATTAACATTGATAGTCTGAGGAGTACCGTTTGCATCCAAGTTGATTACCTCCTTGTCTATTTCCAAGAACGGATCACCTGCTGTCTGGGTAATAACCGTATTAGCTGTCTGACCACCAGCGGCCGTAACCTTAAGAGTATTTACCAGATCGTTTATATTAGTGTTCGCTGCAATACCGGAGAATACGATACTGAAAGCAAAGCCCCCTGTTGCACCAGGGTCGTCGGCAATAACAGCGCCGTTGCTGGTAGCCTTGCCTGCCGCCTGATAACTGGCAGGTATTTCCAACGTCAGAGGATGAGTCTCGTCCGGAGTTAGAGAGAACGTTAATTTAGTTGAGTTACTTGTACCGTTGATCGTTACAGTACCACCTCCTTTCCCTACGGATGCAGTAGGATCTATTTTTACAAACTCAGCTGCCGCAGCTTGGTTGATGGTAGCAGTTTTCTTAACACCGCCTGATTCGGCACCAAATTCTACTTGTTGCGTGCGCTGTACACGACCTTCGTATTTTTCACCTGATACGGTGACTGCCTGATTACCGTCACCTGATCCCGGATTGAAGGTTACAAAACCTATTTTAGATTCTGCCATGACATTTATTTTTAATTGATTAAGATACCGACAAATATATGATTATTTTTATTATCTTGTGTCATTGATTTATTTTTATTAAATACGTAGTGCTATGGGTTTTTTATCATATTTTAATCCTATTTATTTCTTTGATGATTATTTATTATGTATGTTTACAACATAAATATAAAATATTATAACCATGAAAGTAGATTTTTTTAACAGTACGGATTTTTTAGGATCTAAAACTAAAGAAAGCAAGATCCGGAAGTTGTCAATCAGCAAAAGTAAGATAATGACTATCTCTGTCGATAATTTGAATTGGATGGGGGTAACGGATGCGGTTGTTATCGGCTTAGAAGAAGGGAAGATATTTGAAGGAGTTGAAAATACGGTCTTTTATCTGGCTGCTTCTGATGTTGAAGACGAGAGATCGTTTAAGGTAAATAACCTTGGTGTAAAATACAAGAGGATTTACTTAAAAGACCTGCTCGATTATCTTGGATGGGATATAGGAGAAAATTCTTATGCTGTGTATGATATTATAAAAGAAGACAGTAATCTATTCCGTCTTCAGTTTAGGGTAATAAAAAAGAGTAGGAGTGAAAAATGATGAAAGATTTGTATATTAAAAACAAAAGAATACTACTATTTGATTTTGACGGGACGTTGGTTGAAACCATATCTGGAGGTCTTTATGCAAAAGATCTTACTGATATGAAGATTAAGCAAGATGTCGTGAATAGGGCACTTGATCTTATGGAGCAAAATGGCGTTAAATACTTTGGTATAATAAGCAACCAATGTGATGTGGGTGTCGGGTTTGTTTCCGATGAAGATATTGATGCGAAGATAAATTATGTCCTTAGATGCGTTCATGATCTTGCAGTGAAAAGAGGTATAAGAGGAGTAGTGTATGGTCATTATGAGTGTTTTTCAATTGATGAATATGATCTGATGATGAAGCCTAATCCCGGTATGGTATATAAGGCACTTGGTGCTTGTAGGTTGATGATGGATGGTATAACATATAAAGATATTGAGACAATGACGCTGATGGTAGGAAGCGCCAGTGGTCTGCCAGGGCAGTTCTCTGATTCGGATAAGGTATGTGCTGAGAAGGCCGGCGTTGACTATATGGACGTTATTCAGTTTCTTGGTAAAGACCTTGATTTGAATTATGTGTTGTCCAAAGAACATACAAGTGAAGGAATAGTTATTCTAAACAACGATCATATATATATCCTTGAAAATCCTTATGGGGTTGATCTTAATATAAAAATTGAATTAAAGGATATTTATAGTGAGGAGTTTGATACTCCTCCTGTCTGTAAACCTCCTTTATTTACTTTGAAGTTGCGTATTAAAAAAGATCAGGATTATAGAGGATATAGCGATATTATAAGAATAGACAAAGGAGACAATAATATTACATTCACAAGTTTGTATCATAATCGCGAATAATACATAATACGATACAAATTATTTATGATTTGTATCGTATTATGTATAATAGCCAAAAGCTATTCCGATTATTAGCCTAAGTGTTGAAACAAACACTACGTTATTTAAGAATATATAGTTACCTACGGATGTTTACCCAAGTTCGTAGCTCTAAGGTAAGTGATTAAACAGTTCTGGTATTTGAGGAACAGTGTTGCTTACGAAAACCTTAAATAACATTGGCGATGGGTACTAACAGAGTTTTTACTCTGACTTATGTTGAATAAACATTAAAAACGTTTGTAGATATGGTGTACGTACAAGACATAAATGGTAAACCTATGATGCCTACAACAAGGCATGGTAAGGTAAGACGACTGCTTAAAGAAAACAAGGCAGTTGTTGTGAGCTTATGTCCGTTTACCATCAAATTAACGTACGTCACATCTGATTACAAACAAGAAATTGTGTTAGGCGTTGATGCTGGGACCAAACACGTTGGTCTATCAGCTACAACGAAAAGCAAAGAACTTTACAGCAGTGAAGTAATTCTTAGAAATGATATCGTAGATCTTTTGTCTACCAGAAGAGAGCTACGGAAAACAAGACGGAACAGGTTAAGATATAGAAAACCTCGTTTTAATAATAGAATAAAAAGCAAGCGTTCAGGATGGATAGCACCTTCGGTGAAATACAAAGTAGACGCTCATATTCGTGTTATTGACAATGTATGCTCTATACTACCAATATTTCGTATTGTTATCGAGGTAGCTCAATTTGATACTCAAAAGATTAAGAATCCTAATATATCAGGTAAAGAATATCAGGAAGGTGATCAACTTGGATTTTGGAACACAAGGGAATATGTTTTAGCAAGGGATGGGCATAAATGCCAGTATTGTAAAGGAAAATCGAAAGATAAGATCCTTAACGTTCATCACATTGAATCCCGGAAAACAGGAGGAAATTCCCCATCTAATCTTATTACCTTATGTGAAACCTGTCATAAGGAATACCATAAAGGTAATATAGATTTAAAAATCAGAAGAGGAAAGTCGCTTCGCGACGCAGCCGTAATGGGAATCATGAAATGGAGATTGTATGAAGAACTAAAGTCTAAATACGACAACATTTCTATGACTTTCGGTTATGTTACAAAATATAATAGAATCAATCACGACATTGAAAAATCTCATGTTTCAGATGCCTTTGTTATTTCTAAGAATTTTAATGCTATAAGATTAGGATATTATTATAAAGTAAGATTAGTAAGAAGACATAATCGTCAAATTCATAAACAAAAGATTCAAAAATGAGGGATAAAAAGACTAAATCAATCTCCTTTTGAAGTTTTTGGTTTCCGTTTGTTTGATAGGGTTATGTTTGAAAACAGTTATTACTTTATATTTGGAAGGCGTAAAACCGGCAGTTTTAACATTCGTGATATTGATGGCAAAAGCCAAAAGAATATCACGTACAAGAAATTTAAACTATCAAGGTGTAAGCGTTTTATGATACAAAAAGAAATGAATTGATTAATTTGAATGAAAATATAGATATGAAGGTAAAGAAAACGGCGATAGTTTATCATAAATCGGATTTAGATGGCGTTGTGTCGGCAGCCATAGCAACCATGTACGAAAACAGTAAAGACAGGGATGTTGTTTATATCCCGTATTCGTATGAAGATGATGTTAAGAAAGTTACCAGCAAGGTGCGTGACTTAGATGTTGTTTATGTTCTTGACGTGTCTTTCGGAGCCGATTCTAAAACGGTTTTCAAAAAGTGGCTTGATGAAGGAAAGAGCCTGATGTGGATAGATCACCATAAGGGAATTATCGAAGATAGTAAGACATGGGGGTTCGTAGTTCCGGGGTTGAGGAGAGTCGGTACCGGTGCGTGCGCTCTGGCCTCGGACCTGCTGATGGGGAAGGTGCCGGCGATCGTCCGGTGTCTGTCAGACTACGATGTGTGGAATAAAGAATCCGGTTTAGGCTGGGATACGGTAGTAGCCGTTCAGTATGCCTTGAGATCAAAAATAAGACTCAATGTGTTAATAGCATTGTCGTATTTGTATGATCATTTTAAAGAAAATATGAAGGACAATGAGGTGGATTTAATTTTCTATGATCTCGCTAAAGAAGGACGTGCTATAATTAATTACATGGCTGGTAAAAACGAACAAGAGGTAAGTGCGTGCTCGTTCGAAGCGTATGTTGATGAGGTGAAGGTAGTGGCGATGAATACCACCGAATTTAGTTCTAAGGTATTTGATTCTCTTACACCAGACTGGTTAGACGGTAGGAAAATTAAAGCCTTGATGCCATTTTGTATCATGCCAGGTGGTAAAGTCCGGTTCTCTCTTTATGAATGCGTAGAAGACGGCGTAGATTGCTGTGAGGTAAGTAAGAGATTCGGTGGTGGAGGACATGCTGGTGCTGCTGGATTCGTTATAGACGTATCAAGTGACCAGTTTAAGGACTTCCTTGAAAGTAAAAAACTTTTATCGAAATGAAGCGTGAATTATATCAGTTCTATCCGGAAGTCTATCCTTTTAATCTGTGGATATACGTAGGAAAAGACGTATCTGGCATGGTAGAATGTTTCAATAACGATTTTAGTTACGTAGATAATAGCAAGGCTGTAACTGTATCCGTTCCATACGGAGGGTGTAAATTAAATCCTAATACGGGATTTTTGATATGGTTTATTAATAAGAAAATAATTGATTTTGAAACAGTTTGCCATGAAGCATCCCATGTTTCTACTGAAGCTTTTAATTTCTTAGGAGAAGAAGTAAAAAACTCAGAACCATTCTCGTATCTCAATGGATGGATAGGAAGAAAGTGCGAGGAAGTAAAGATCGGAATAGCCGAAGATAAACTAATATGGGAAAGTAAATAATTACCGTCGTAAAATAAGTATGGGGAACTTTGGATAGGTTTCCCATACTTTTATGTGATGAGGGAGAGGAATGGTGAAATGTTTATTTGATGAGAGATATGAGAAAGAGGTTTATGTGATGAGGGATATGAAAGATGTTTATGTGATGGGAGAGAGGGGGTACCTGTCACGAACCTCCCGCCCCCGAAACGCGTTTTCTCCCCCACACCCCCCTTCGCCGGAAAACCGGAAACGCGTTTTTACCTCAAACCTAAAAACTCGCTGATTATCAATCATTTATTTAAATTATTGATAATCAATGTGTTATTATAACATATTGATTATAAGCCAATTAAATAAGCATATATCCTACATATTAATGTACGCATATAATACTGCTCTTGTGTGTTTCATAACTTTCTGATAATCAGATAATATAATCGAAATTAATACAAATTAACAAAAAAAAGATAGCATATATATTTGTAGTATTGATAAATGTCGTATATTTGCGTCGTGATCGAGAGAGATCGCGAGTTAACATAGTGAACCTATATAGTGTACCCGTTGGGTGAACTATATATGTATCTGTAATTGCCCGCGTTGTGGGTCATTAAATTGAATATCATTTGTTTAACAATTAAAATATATTGGATATGATTACGAAAAAAAATGTAAACAAACTACAGAATGCTGTTATTAAAGAAAATGCTGCAAATTTGGTAGGTGCTGTTAAGTTGTACAACGCTCTATTTGCTAATGGAGCTGATCTAAAGGCTATTTGCAAGGCATTGGAAATACCGGCAGAATACGCCGTAAAGGTAGCAGCCCTCGCCAAAGATAAAAAAAATCTGGTGGCAGTGTGTAGTCAGATGTTACCTAAAGTGGATAATACTTTTGTTAAGTTTACCTTATATTCTAAAGTATATAAGGATAGCAATATAGATAAGGAAAAAGGGGTGGAAGCTAAAACGGCTGATTGGTGCGCTGAGAATGTAGTTTACGGTAGCGAATATAAAGCATTTGGTTTTACTACTGCCGAATCATTGGAGACTAAAAAAAGTACTAAATGGTTGGTAAAAGAAACCGACGAGTACAAATCTACTTATGTGGCTGTTAAGATAAAATCTTATTCTATTCGCATTGTGGCAAAGTGTGTAAGTGAATACCTCGCACACGAGAGTACACAACAGTAACAAGGTACGGAGAGCGCCGTTAAGCTCTCCAAGGTTTGACGCGTACCTTAACGCGTCTGTACGCCATTGTCGGTGGGTGCACGTCCCGCGTATGCTTTAGACTGAAGCCGACAAAATAGAGAGTTATTTTACATATTGGAGATAGATATACCGTTGCCCTTGCCGTTGGCAATTAAAGGGCTGGTATTACTGCATGGACTATCCGAATAGGTATGGTTTATGTTAGGTATGTTAGTACAGTTTGGAAAACATGCCGTTGTACGAGGTTTATCTCCAGATCGAAACGTGTCTTACTTGCTTACACGAAAAAATAGAACAAGGCTGTAGATTAAATTACAGGGTACAAGCATGTAGCCTACCATGTAGGGACGTGCCGTATCAAAACGCAAGGACACAATCGCCTTTATTTGTGGCTAAGTTGTGTAGCAGACGGAAAATATAATAACAACATAGTACGAGCCTGTACGCAAGAACTACGTACTAATTACGGGCTGTTGGTTGTAGCATAAAATCTCTATAGGATAGGAATGCGCGTCCGGTTCGATTCCGGAGCAACCTCTAAATAATATAATAGCATGGAAAAGAAAGCAATGATTAACGCTTTAACTGAAGCGTTCAATAAATCTAAAAACAGTTGCGTAAAAATAACATTGCGTAACTACATAGATACGGTGGAAACATTAAGCGAAAGTGAGTATAAAGAGGCGGAGGGTTTCTATATCGAAGCTCTTAACCGCTGGAGTTAATCATAATTAAAGCATAAAGAAAATGGAAAGGAAATTTAAATCTTATATGGTAGACGTCCGCGGTCTGTCCAGGAAAGAAGCTAAAGAAAAGCGGAAAAGAGCGTATCGGGAATTTATGTTGTATCGTGATCTCAAAGAAGCGTATCATGCCGATACAGGAAAGGACAAATGCAAACGTAAAGTCCATACATCACGAACATACGTGAAAGAAAACATAAACAGTATTTAAATAGGGATAGGGTTGTTCCGAATATCGGAGCAGCCCTATTTTCGTATCCTACCCTTTCTATTTAAGGGTAAGATATTCTGAGAGTGAACGGCGGATGTGTGCTATATTGGTCTAAAACGAAACTAAAATAGGATAGTTTGGATATAATGCCGGTATTTTGTCTATATCATGTCGTTGAAATTGGTCTAAAACGAAACTTTAGGCGGTTTTCTGACCCAAAATAGGGCGTCGGATGCCGCCTTTTTCGTCTCTATGGATTGAAAATTAGGCTTATTGTATTTTTTTTAAAAATGAGGTATGCTTGATTATCAATTAGTTAGGTTTTATAATACCCGTATTTTCGGACATACTTATTGTATTTTTTTTTATTTTATGTGGTGGTTTTTATTAGTAGCTGACTTTTATTTTCTGTCGGTTGGTATTCGCTCTATGTTGGAGTACGGACCGGATCAGTATAATATCGTAATGGTTTTTTGCTTTTCTTTGTTGGCTTTGATTATAGGCTTAAATATCTATCTTGATAGGAGGAGCAGGCGGTAGGGCGTGGGCTGAAGGCTCTCTATTCTCTCTATGGAATGATATTATCTCCAAACACCCCACACTTCATGCCAGAGTATAAGCTTGTAGCGCTCTCCGTATGCCTGTAGTGAGACCGAGAGCGCAGGTTCTATGCGGAAAGCCGGAGGATTAGCCGGGGTTGGAGAGGGGGAGAGGGAGGGCCTACCAACAAAATCAAGACTTACAGGGTTTTAAAACATCATTCTGTAGGTTTTTTCCA